AAGCACATTTCGCGAATAGGCGTAAAATGCGATCCATCCAGAGCCCCTGAGCGAGTCCCAGAGCGAGACCCTGAGCGAGACCCTGAGCGAGTTCCAGAGCGAGCCCCTGAGCGAGTCCCAGAGCGAGACCCTGAGCGAGTTCCAGAGCGAGCCCCTGAGCGAGTCCCAGAGCGAGTCCCTGAGCGAGTCCCTGAGCGAGACCCTGAGCGAGTTCCAGAGCGAGTCCCAGAGCGAGTCCCTGAGCGAGGCCCTGAGCGAGTTCCAGAGCGAGTCCCAGAGCGAGTCCCTGAGCGAGGCCCTGAGCGAGATCAACGCGGATTCATACTTCTCCGCACCATCTTTCGGGGACAGTACCCAGACGACGTCGTTGACCTTGATGCCGGCGATCTCGGCCATGCGCCTGGCAGCAGCCTCGGCGCGCATCCGGTCGGCCGGTACAGTTGCCGTGGCCTGCCGGAAAAAGCGATTACGGTACTCGGCGACCTTGGACTGCTGCTCGCCGGTCAGTGATGTGATCTTTTTCATGGCTTCTCATTTTCGCCGCCCTGGCGTATGGCGGGCGGGGTGAGGACGGATCGGAGATAGACCACGTAGTCGTCGGTATCGGATCGACCGATCTCAGAGAGCGAGCTAATCACGCCCTCGATCGCCTCGGTCAGCCGCGACACCTCCGAGCGCAGCTCGACCACCTCTTCGAACTGCTGGCGCGCGGTGGCGAGGTCAACACGGCAGTTGCCCAAAAAGATGATGGATTCGTCCTTCTCCCTCGCCAGCGTCTCGCACTTCTCGACGTACCGCGCTAACTCCTGCTGCGTGCCGGCCAATTCGGCGGCCAATGCTTCATGTGCCGGATCATTGAGCAGTCGCACGATCTTCTCGCGCAACTCGTCGGTGGCTCCGATTTGGCCGCTGACCGTGCGCCAGATGACCCAGCAGCCGCGTTCCAGATCCCAGAGCTGATCGTCACGCCATTCGTAGTGGTTCATTGCCACCTCCATCTGGTTTCCACGGCCCGCGATAAAATTCGCAGACCGGCCAGGGTTGTCGTGATCGCTTCCAATGCCAGGCATGAGCACGATCTAGCCGGTATTCCCATACCCGATACCAGTGCCGTGCCGGATTGATGCCTGGACACTGGCGGTTGACCTTGCGCCGCTCCAGGCCACAGTGCACGCAGAACTCAAGGTCAATTACCGCTTTCCACCGATGTCGCATCGCCACTCCTTTCATAGCGTCACTTCCAAAACCAACGATCCTTGGCCGGTATCACCTTTTCCAGCGGGGCACCCGGGGCCGGCACATGAGCCGGCACCACCGGGGTCACGTTGACGACCGCCCGGAGCCCACTTCCCGCTGTCGTCGTGGCCATCACGTTCGCTTTCTTGAGCGCAGCGACCAAGTCCCCAGTCGTGGCCATCCATTCCGGAAACTCGGTGTAGCAAGCGCCGATCCGCCGCGGGTCGTGGGCGTCGCTCCCGCCCGTCCCCGGCAGCTCCAGGAACATCGCCGCCCTGGCCGCTTTCTCGTTGCAGCTGACCCGCGCCAGGCTGGCCGCACATTGCCCGTTCGCCACCTCCACCCCCGCCATCCCTTGGAGCTGGAACACGCCGCCGCCCAGCGTTGACCGGTAACCGTGGTAGGGGTGGCTTGGCACCACCACACCGCCAGCCGCGTTGACCCGGTCGATCACGGTCTGCATCGGCGGGTAGAGCCCCATGGCCAGCTCCTCGACATCGACCCCGAACACCAGGACGTGCCCTTCCAGAGCGCTGTACTCGCATCCGGAAAACACGACCAGCCCCAGCGCGCGGCACGCCCGGGCAACCTCCAGCCCTTCCGCGGTATGAGTCTTGTGGTGGTCGGTAATGGCCAGGCCGTCAAGCCCGGCCGCCTTGGCCGACTGGGCAATCTCCCAGGGCTGACCCGTGCCGTCGCTGCCCCTCGTGTGGACGTGAAGGTCAACCTTCATGGCCCACCTCCCTTCCAACTCTGTCGCGTGCCCCATGCTGCGACCTCCAATAACAATATACGGCATTATGCCGTGCATTGCAACTTCATTCGACGTGATTGGCTTGCTACTTCCGGGGAACCGCCGTGAATAGCTCGACCCGCACCGCCCACCCCAAGTCGGTCAGCTTGACGCCCAGCACCGCGACAAAGTCCGGGTTGTACTGCTCGATCAGCTCGCGCAACGCCGTCTGCTCGGCTACCTCCCTGGTCAGCGTGGCATCGGGTATCAGGACAGTCACCACAGCCCCGACGCCCACCGGTGGCCCCCGCGGGTCCACCTTCCGCTCGTCGATCATGTGCTCGCATAGCCCCTCGTCCGCCCACCGTCCGCATTCCGGACAGTGCTCATTGCCCTGAGCTGGGCCGCAGCTCGGGCAGCGGGTGTCACCGCAAAAGCACATCGCCATCCCCTTCCGCCGGCTTCTCGGCCGGCTGTGCAGGTTGCTCCTCCAGGAGCGGGCGACTCCCTGTAAATCCCGCCCACAGCCTGGCTTGGATCATCTGCTCCAGCTCGAAAGTCGTCTTGTACGCACCTGGCCGGATTGGCACCTGAAATCCCCACAGCTCGCGGGCTGCCCCGACCAAAACGAGCTGAAAGAACCGGCCGTGCGGAGCGCGCTTGGAACCGTGGCGCTGGCGCTGGGTGTCGCGCCGGTAGATCCGGCAGTGCACCAACTCGTGCAGCAGCGTCCCCAGGACGGCCCCACCGTTCTTGTCCGGATCGAAACCCCGCGGCAACCGGACCACCGCCTCCCGGCCACCCCAGGCCACCCCCGTCGAGTACCCACCCCCGTAGCGCGTCCGCCCGATCGTGATGGGGGGAATCGGCTCCCAGTCGTCCGGATGGACCTTCCGCAGCGCCTGCCACATCTCGCGCGCCCAGGTCTGCAAGTCCTTCCCCTGGATGCTGTACGTCTGGGGCGCCCGCTGCTTGGCCCGCTCCTGCTCGGCCGCCTTCCGGAAAGCCTGCGCCTCCCGGCGCTGAGCCCTCGCCCGCTTGGCCTTCTCCTGGCGCTGCACCACTGCCGCCACCCGCTGAGACTCCAGGCTTGGGCACACCCGGGCGACCAGCCGGCCCGTTTTCTTGGAACAGGCCAGGCAGAAGCGGCGCACGTCGTCGCACCGAGGCTTAGACGGCGCCAACACCCCGCGCCCGCATATCTTGCACACCCAACGCTTTTGCATGGCGCACTCCTACTCCTCGACCGTGACCTGGCCGATCGTGTTGCCGTTGCTGTCCCGGACCGACATGCCGGGGTTCTGGCCGCTGGCGTGCTTGACCAGCACCCGCCGCACGCCGTCGAGCACATCGCTCAGCTCCTGCGCCATCCCGTTGTCCGCGAACGCCGCGTTGTCCGTCGAGAACTCGATCGTGATCTTCATGGCAGCCTCCAACGGCGCTACCAAAGCGCCGACTTTTCCCGCATCGAAATGAACTGGCCATCCCCGACGATGACGTGATCCACCAGCTCGATCCCCAGCAGCCCCAGCCCGTCCTTCACCCGCTTGGTGACCTCGCGGTCCTCCGGGGAAGCATTCAGGTCCCCGGACGGGTGGTTGTGCACCAGCATCACCCCGGACGATCCGGAAAGCAGGGCCGCCCGCGCGATGCCCGCGACATCCACCGGGCACCGGTCGCCCGTCCCCTGGCCCACCTGGACCGCGCCCAGCAGCCGGTGGCGCTGGTCGCAGTAGAACGCCATCATGTGCTCGCAAGCTGGGGCCCCGAACAGCATGTTGAACGCTGAAACCACAGCCAGGGGCGAGTCCAGCAACGGCCGGCTCTCGTAGGGCACCGACCGATCCTTGACCAGCTGCACGCTCCAGAGTGGCCGATAGCTCGTCATGGGAGCCTCCCTCACGCGGCCAGGACAGCGTCCGCCGCTTTGCTCGCCCACTCCCGCAGCCCCGTGTCGGCCAGGTCAACGTCAACCCCGCCGCACTTGGGGCATCCCCTCATCGCAGCCGACATCGCAGCCCGGACCGTCCGGAAGCGGTGCCCGCACTCCAGGCACTGCCAGTCGCACCGGTCACCCAGCCGCGCCGCCAGCCCGTCCCGCTTCCGTCCCCGCTCCATGACCCGCCTCCCTTCCGGAACCTCCAACCACAATATACGGCATTTTGCCGTGATATGCAAGCAAATAAAGAGAGGGCGCAACAGCCCGATTTTCCGGAAGATTAACGGCCCCGTTGACCGGGATTAACGGAACCGTTTATCGAGGGCTCAGCAAAACTTTAGGCATAACTGCTCGGGCTGAGGATCGCGGGGGAACGGCAACTCCTGCTGCGGGTCGGTCATGCGGTGCCAATCGCGGATTGCCTCAGTGAACTGCTGCGCGCTCACCTCATCCGGAACTGTAAGCGCAACGGTCACGTTCTTTGGAAGGAACTGGACTTGGGATGTGCCAGCCATCGAACACCTCACATCAACAGCCGCCGGTGCGCATCCAGGAACGTGTCCTGGGGCTCCCAGCGGGCAATGCGGGACACCAGACCGCGGATAATGTCCGCTCTCACCGGGGAATCCGGTGGCAGGTCAGCGTCCCACGGTATGTCCAGAACCTGCGTCCCCATCTCCGACAGAACGCCCACCATGCGCTCGATCTCCCGGTCCAGGGACAGCAGGTAATTCAGGTCGATTGCTTTCTCGCAGCACCGGCCAGGCCGAGCCTTGGCCCGGCTTTCGATGCGCCTGTTGGCCACCTCTGGGTCCACCAGCAGCCGCAGACAGATCGAGGGGAACAGCACCGACGCCGTCATGTCCTGGTACAGGCCGCGGTACGTCTCAAATTCTCGCAGCGTCATCTTTCCGGAGCCCACCAGCATCCGGGCAAAGCAGGTGTCACCGTAGTAGGAGCGATCCAGGATCACCGGCCCTTGGCCGCTCAGCGCGTGCCACTGGGCCACCTGCTGCATCCGGAACCGGATGGCCAGCAGGTGGACCTGCATCGTGAGCCCCCACCTGGTCGGGTCGGCGTAGTAGTCATCCAGGTACGGGTTGCCGCTCTCCTCGTCGGGCTCGATCAGAGTCATCGCACCGGGCAGCAACTTCCCCAGCTCGGCGGCCAGGGTGCTTTTTCCGGAAGCAATCAACCCCTCAACCGCCACCACTGGACAACGCTTACCCGGCATGGGGGACCTCCAGGATGGTCGGCACCACCGTTTGCTTGGCCGCCTCGACGAAACGATTGTACGCCTCGTCGCTGAGCCGCTCGCAGGCGTGCGCCATCCGCACCTGGCCGAAAAAGTTGCCCAGCTCCATCAAGTAGGTGTGGTAGGCGCGGCGCTGCTCTCGGGCGGGTAGGGACTCGGACGGGCTGAGCGCGGTCAGGACATCGCACTGGATGCGCCGCACTTTCAAGTCGTCGAGCCTCCCCCGCAGAAAGGCTTGAACCTGGTCCTCGGTGCGGAGCGCTTCCCCTGGGTGGTCATCGAAGTAGGACATGCTGCCCTCCTACCAACCACATTGCGCAGACCACCCGCCGATCGCTCTACGGTGGCGCCATTCCCCCGGCCCCGCCTACCCCCAGCCGGGATTGGACGCGCCGCAGCAGGGCCTCGCACTTGGAAACCGCCAGCGTGCTCCCCGCGCACGCTTGCTCTTGCAGCCGCAGGAGATCGCGCTGCAACACCACCCGTTCCTCAAGAATTTGGATGCGCTGGTGCTGGAAGTACACGGGCAACCCCCACATCACCGCACCGAACAGCAGGGCCAGCACTACGAACACCAGCGCCACAACCACAGGCGAGACTGCCAGCACCCCGAAATTGACCAGCGGAGCCCCTCCGCTCCCTCCAGGCTGCGCTTCCTGCCAGGGGTCGGTATCAGGAGCCGGCCCCCTCCCCGATCTACTCCCTGGGGGCGCCACGGCGCGGCCGCTCCACTGGGGTCTGGTCCGCGTGGTCAACGAACCAGACCGCGACCTGGTCAAGCAGCTGCCGGTGCTGCTCCAGGTCGCGCGGTCGCAGGTACTTGCTGACGAACATCTCGGGGGTCCCATCTTCTTTCTGGCCAGGGGTCTGCCGGCTGCAAACGTAGCAGTAGGCGCGACCGCCATCCCGCCGCGCCTTGCTCGTGATCGAGGCGCTCAAATCGCCCACCGTGAGCACAGCTTCTTGCACCCAGCCGTTGTCTTTTCCGCTGTTCATGCAGCCCTCAGAATCCGGTGGAACCGAACCCCCGCGGCCCCCGCACCGTCGCGGGCAGCTCGTTGACGTGCGCCCACTCTACAGCAGGCACTGCGCGGATGGCAATCTGCGCGATGCGCTGGCCGGGCTCGATCATCACCTTGTCGCCGAGCGACACCAGCAAAACCTTGATCTCCCCGCGGTAATCGGAGTCGATCGTGCCAGGTGCGTTGGGGATGACGATGCCCTGCATGGCCAATCCGGACCGCAACCTGATCTGGCCTTCGTACCCGTCCGGGATCGCGACCTCCAACCCCACGGGGATGGCAACCGGCCTCTCCCGGGGCCAAATGGCCTTAGGCTTGTCGATCCACGCGGTCAGGTCCCAGCAAGCCGATCCCGCGGTCCCCAGCACCGGGAACGGGCTGACCACCGATCCGGCCTTGGTGACCGGGTTGTCGGCCGCCCTGCACACCAGCACCGTGACCATCACTGGCTCCCTTCCGGCTTGCTGGTGGGGAAGCCATCGGGCCGGGCCGGGCACTCCCCGCAGTTGCCGTCGCACTCGGTCTGGACCGGCTCCTCGCCCTCGCCGGGCTCCTCGACCCCCAGCATCCCCAGAATCCACGCCGGCCCCAGCTGCTGGGCCAGATAGTGATTCAGGTCCCGCACCGCCTCGGTCAGCATGGCGGGGTGCTTCCGCCCGATGTCCTTCAGCCCGTTGACCAGGACCCCGGTCAGCAGACCGGAGCTGCCGCAGGCCAGCGCGTCCACACGGGCTTCCCCCTTTTTCCCCGGTTCCGCAACCACGAACAGCACCGACAAGCCGGTGCTGTCCACCACGCGCCGCAGCAACCGCAGAAATGCCGACGACTTCCGGACATCCTTGTGAAACTTGCTGCCTTCCATTGTAGCCCCCTATTCCGCCGCTGGCGCGTCCGGAGCGGACAGGTCCAGCGGCCGCTGTTTGGTCTGGACATAGCTCTGCATCACATCGTAGGTCAACCGCTTCCCCGGGGCAGCCGCTGCCACCTTGGCGCAATGCCCCGCCAGGCACAGCAGGCCACCCCCGCAATCAACATCAACGTGGCACTCCTCGACCCCGCGCTTCACGCAGGTCGCCTCCAGCACTGCGATGCGCTCGCGCATGGCTGCGCTCTGGGTCGTGGCCACCTCAAACACCGACCTGGTCATCAAGTCGGCCTCTTTCCCACCTTGCACGCTCTTGTAGAGCGAGCCCAGCGCAGTCAGCAGCGCGGCGATGGCGGCGATCAATGCGGCGTAGTTTTTCATTTCCGCTCCAGTGCTGGCACTTCCGGAAGCCAGTACAGCTCGGTCGGCCCGTTGTGCCCGGCTGACCAGGTCACGAAGCAATAATCCGCGGTGTCGGTCCCCGTCGCCTCATACTCGGGGTTGGTGAACTTTGGCCGGTTGGCCAGGATGTGAACCGCGGCCGGCGGGTGCTCCCGGAAAAAGCGCGCCCGCTCAGCACTCGACAGAAACCCCTGGCGCAGCAGGAACGTCACGGTCGTCCCCAGCTCCAGGCTGCGCTGGATGAAGTCCATAGCCAGCGTGAAAGGCGGATTCCCGACGACCAGGTCAAAGGGCTGGTCAATGAAGGGGCCATTCCAATGCGTGGTCCGCGCCCAGCGCGCCGTTTCCGGAGCCAGGTAGTCGCCGGTCATCGACTCGTTGGCCTCCGGCCAGGGGCCGACGCCAGGGTCGGTGTCCACCGCCAAGATGTGCGCTTCCGGAAAGTAGAACCGAGCCCCGCGCGTGAACTCGCCCCGCCCGGCACCTGGGTCCAGGATGAATCTCGGCGCCCGGCCCTCCCCCCAGCGCGGGATGATGATGTGCTCGAAACATTGCTTCACCGCCCACTTGGGCGTGTAGTAGCGGTCGCCGGTCACGCTCGGGCGCTTGGCATTCTTGGCGGTCATTTGCACGCCTCCAGCACTGTGATAGTGGGCTTGCCCCTGATGCCCATCGCATAATCCTTGAGCAGCACGATCTCGCCGGCCACCGCCACCCGGTAGCTCCTCGCGCTGACCATGACCGTCTCCGCGAGCCGCTCGATGTCTGCCGGCGTGAAAGTCACACCGGGAAGCGCCAGCAGCGTGGGGGGCGCAGTAGCCCCAAACAGCTGCGCCGTGAGCGGCAGCAGTTGCACCAACAGCGAGTTGCCATCCTGCCACCGGCGCAACACGCGCGCCTGGTAGGAGCGGACTGGCTTGCAGAACAGCCTGGCGATCAGCTCTAGCACTTGCCCCCCTTGAGCGCCCCCAACAGAGCCTTGGCTATGGCAGCAAGGGTAATGCGAGAAGTATCGGTCGCCTGGCGCTCCAGCTCAGGCTGCATCGCCTCTACCACCCCCAGCACTCGGTATGCCGTCGCTTCCCGCGCCCTCTTCTCGCGGCGCGCATTGTCCTCAGCGTCCCACTTCGCATGGCGCTCAGCCATTTTCCGTTTATCGGTCGAGGGGGCGTGCTGCTTGCACCACCACTCGCCTTCCTCCAACAGACAGCCCTCTCGGCAGCACTGACGGTAGCGAGGCCACCCACCAGCATTCCACATCTGCTTACTGCACTGATTCTTGGCCACCTCGACCTCCAAATAAAGGGGGAAGGGGGAAGGGGTGGCCCCCTCCCCCCTCTCGATCGCCGTCCACTAGAACAGCGTGTCGAGCAGCTTACCGGCCTTGACCTCCAGCTCGACGCGGGCGTCGGTGAAGGTCTTTTCCTGGGCCGCACTCGTGAGGCCCTGGACCACGTTCCACATGGAACGCGGGTCACCGGGCTCCTGGGCCGCGCGAACCATCACGTCCTTGGCCAGGCCCTCGGCGAAGCCGCGCTGCTTGAGCCACGCGATGGCCTCGGCCTCGGTGTCACCGACCTTGGCGCCCTGGGCGCGGTTGATCATCTCGACCGTCTGGGCCGTGCTGGCCTCCAGGTAGCCCTTGAGCGCGGGCGCGGCCTCGGCCATGAAGCGGTGCGGGCCGCCGCTGGTGTGCCGGATGCGCAGCTCCTTGACATCCTGCTGGCCCCAAATGATCCGGTTGTCGCAGACCGTCCGGTACAGGAAGGTGCAGAGCAGGAACGTCGCGGCGCCGACCTCGCTGTTGCTGATGTAGAAGCCCCGGAACAGGATCTCCCCGTTGTGCTCGATCGGGTGGGCATCGTCCACCAGGAACACGAACATATCGCGGTCGCTGGCATAGAGCGTGGTGGCCCGCTTAGGGTCCCGGGCCGCATAGCTCGACTTCGGCACCTTCCAGACCGACAGGTCGAGGTGCATACAGAGCGCGTCGATCACGTCCGCGTCCCAGATGCGGCCGTAGGTCGGGCTGGTCACCGCGCGGGCCGTCCAGAGCCCGCCGTTCTCGTCGCGCTCCAGCAGCAGCTTGGCGTCGGTCTTATCGACATTGGCCAGGCTGAAGGCCAGCGGGATCTGGGCGACCGCCGCGGGCAGCTTCCGGAGATAGCCAGCCGGCGCCCCGGCCATCGTGCAGACCTGGCCAAAGCTCCAGTTGGTCGTGATCGCCTCGCCCTTGTTGCCGTTGTTGCTCACGATCATCATGGCGCCATCCGGCTTGGCCGCGACCGTGATGTGCTCCAGGGCGACATCTTTCTGGGCGGACAGCACCTGGCGCTTGTGGACGTGCGCGGACAGCTCCTCCATCGTCAGGAACCGCTGGTCGTCGGGCCGGCTGGCCCACTGCCGCGAAACCGTCGTGTCGTTGCTCATTGGAATCCCCTTTCCGGTGAGAACCGGGTTGTGCCAAGCCCGCCCCCGTGGCGGGCCTGAGAGCTACTTCCAAAACTCCACGGTGAAGCCGTACCCCGCCTTGCCGTCCTCGGGGAACAGTTTGGCCATCTGGCGCCGGGCATCGTCCTCGTCCGTGGCGGCGATGTAGTGGCCCTGGCGAACCGCCGCGTCCCTGAACCCAAGGCAGCCCGGGTTGCTGTAGGGGTAGTCGCGCGTGCACCGGAACTCCCGCTTGCCGTTCGTCGTGTCCATGTGATCCCCTTTCTGCTGGTCGCCCCTTCCGGAGCCTCACAAGAACAACATACGGCATTTTGCCGTACAACGCAAGTCCCTTTTTTGACTTTTTAGTGAGGGAGCGAGAACGGGTCTGCGAAGCCCAGCATCCCCGGTCGGCTGGCCCACGGGCGCACCTTGATGTAGGCGTTCTGCCGGATGGCGTCCTCCAGCGTCAACGTCTTGGACCCTCCTCCGGACGCACCGATGGCCAGCTCGGGGTCCAGCAGCAGCTCGACGTGGATGGCGGTGTCGGTCCCCCAGAACACCAGGCAGCCCCGGTCCGGAATGGAAGTACCTGGGAACCGTTGGCGCAGTGACTCAGCCGTCCAGTCCCCGTCCCGCGGCAGTAGCCCGACGCTCTTGAGTACCTCGACCACCAGGCCGCTGCAATCGAAGCCCGCCAGCGGGTCGTCGCCTCCCCACAAATACGGTTTCCCCAGCCACCGCATCGCCAACTCGATCGCCAGCTCGCGCTTGTCCAGCATTTTGTGCTCCATCTGGTAGGTGGTTTTCCGGAATGGAAGTATCTAGGTTCTACCCGCAAAGCAACGCTGGCTACGGTGCTCGCTTGCTACAGCATTGGAAACCTAGCCCACCAGCAGCGGCCACAGGCACAGTACCAGCGGCCCGGAATCGAGGCGCAATGGGCTCCCAGCCGGCCCCAGGCAAACCCCGACCCTGGGCGTCCGGATGGCCTTGATCAGGGAAGCCAGCACCTTTCCCGATACCCAGATGTCCATCGGAACCCCTGGGGGCTCGCAAGGCAGGTCGATCGACAGCGGGGGCGGTTCACCGGCCACGGCCAGGGTGAGCCCACTCGCGCCCGCGTGGACCCGCACCCCCTGCACCGAGCCCAGCTTCTTCACCTGCTGGACCGCCTGGGCCAGCCGCTCGGTATCGACCGACATGCTGACGTAGGGGTGGACTTCCGGAATGAGGTTGGTGTCCGGGAACTTCCCCGGCGGCAGCAGCGTTGCCCAGCGCTTTTCCTCGCCCACGCGGGCGTAGAAGCGGCCGCCGTCGATTGCCAGCGCCACGTCCCCGGTCGGCCACCGGCTGAAAATATCTTTCGGGATGATGTGCGTCCCCTCGAAACCCAGCGCCACGCGCGCCTGGGTGAACACCGTGGTATCGGTCGCCTCGACCCGGTCCGGGGCGACCCGCACCCCCGCCAGCGACCCCATCCAAGACGGCCCACAGAAGCCCGCGATGGCCAGCACCGCCGGCCAGTCCGGGCAGTACCGCCACCCGGTCCGCGGCGGTTCCGGAAATAGCGGGGAGTCCGAACCAGGCTTGGACGTGATTTCCTTGGTGGCCAGGCCGGCCGTCACCCGCAGAAACCCGTAGCCGCTGCCCTCCTCGATCTCGACCGCGGCCGACGCCGGGGCTGGCAGCAGGAGCTTGCTCAGCGCATCAACGGGCAACGCCCGGTACGGCAGCACCTCGTCCACCCCGATCGACATCCCCAGCTGGCTGTTCTGGAAGCCTACCCGGGGTCTTTCATCGGTCGCTACCGAGGCCGGCACCATCACGATCTGGTCATCGTTCCCGGCCATCCACAGCAGCCGGCGCAGCGCCTTTTCGAGCTTCATTGAATCCCTCTCGGGGGTGGCATGGTGCACGCCACGATCACATTGTCGGCCGGCTCCTGAGCCCTGGCCATGGCAACTTCCCGCTGGACCATCGCCTCGACCAGCGACTCCGACGCCTGCCGGCAACCGTCCGCATTGTCAATCCAGCAGCCGACCGCCCTCCACGCAATCGCCAACGCAACGGGCTCAGGGTACTCGGCCAGCATGTGGCCGACCTTGGCCGACAACTCTCGGGCCAGGTCGCTCATTCCATCCAGCACCGGTCCATCAATCCACATGGTTTTCACGGCACCACTCCCGCGCCCGGATAGTCAGGCCGAACAGCCAGCTACGATCCGGGCCAACACCTTTGGCAAGTCGAACCTCCAGATGAGACAGGAGCGTATCATCTGGCAGCCCACGGCGTAAGAACCGAACCATCGCCAGCTGTTGGCGCAGATCGGATGGGAGTAGCAAACGAGCGCACAGGCGCCGGTAGGCCCAGTAGCACCGCCGGCAAAACCCCAGCGCAAATGGTGGCTGGTCCGCGGCCGCGCACCAGCAACAGGAATACCGGTGATGCCGCACCGACCAGTAATCGTGTCGCAACCACCGGCATAGATCCTCGACCTGCTCCTCGGTGATGATGTACGGCCCCGTGGCACTGAGCCGGTGCCACTTCTGCCCCAGCGCCTCCTGGGCGCGCTTGAGCTGCTCGACGCTGTACCCGGTCCGGGTCGCCACTCCCGCCCGCGTGTACGCCCCCCGGGTGAAGCTGCTGCTGCCAACTTCTCGCCTCAGCTTGGCCCGCAACGCAGCCATGGTCCGACCGGGGAACCGTTGTCGAAACCAGATCCACCCGTAAGCCCCAACCCCGGTGAGCAGGTCGAGCCGCTCGCGCTTGCCCCACGGCCTAACCCGCTTTCGGCGCCTTCGCATCGCTGTCCCCGGTCACGTCCTTGGCAGCCTCCAGCGCCTGCTGCTGCCGGTGTTGGCGCTTCTCAAGTAGGAACAGCGCAGCCTCCCTGGCTTCATCATCGGACACGTCCAGCATCGCTGCGGTCGGCGCCAACCCGATGCTCGGCGGCGTGATCGCCTGGCTCTCGGCAATCTTCATCCGGAGCCCGTCGATCTCGGACGACAGCATCCGGATGGCATTGGCGACGCCTTCCCAGCTCCCGGCGGGGACCAGGTTGTTGATCAGCTTGTTGATGCCGTTCTCCCAGACGATTTCCAGCTTCCGGAGTTGGTGCATACGGCCCTGGGTCAGCTCCTCGGCGACTCTCCGGATGACCAGCTCGTCGGCCATCCGCCAGTATTCCGCTCGGCGCTCAGTCCAATGGTCCTCGGTAGACCATGCCCGCAAACTGTGCCCGGACACGTTGACGAACAGCGGGAACTTTCGCAGCTCGGCCAGCGAGCATCCGTTGGGGTCGGTGGCGTAGTAGAGCGCGGCCAAGTGGCGCACCAGGTACTCGGGCGGATGCGCCCCCGGCTTGGCCACCTGCTTGACCGCCTTGCCGAACACCCGCTGGAAGGGCTTGGCGTAGATCGCGGCCGCGTCCTCGACAATCGCCTGCTGGGCACCGGCGATTTCCTTGTCCATCTTGGTCAATTCCGGACTGGGGTGCATCCGGGCCGGGGTGCGCTTCTTAGCCACCATGCGCTCGCCTCTGGTGGATGCCCTCCAGCCGGATAGCGGCATCCATCCGCAACTTGTCCACGATCACGCCGATGACCTGCTGGATTTTATCGTCCGGGATGCCCTCCAGCTCGGGGCACCGCTCGACGTGAACCTTGGGCAGCATCCCGCCCTTGATGTGGGACGATGCCCCGATCTTGCTCGCAACGCTGCCAGCGATGCCGGCGATGCCCCCCAGCGACCAGGTCACGCCCACCTTGTCCATGGGAATCCGGAGGAGCCCCGCCGTTTTCAGCCGCATCAACTCGCTCAGCTCCAGCAGCACCGATTGCTCGGTCAACAGGATCATCATGGTCACTCCAACGTCCCGGTGATGGTCGCCACCCGGACAGCCTCCTGCATGGTCAGGTAGGCGTAGGCCGCCGCGTCCGCCAAGTGCTCTTGCTTGGTCGCTGGCGTCGCCTTGATCACTTCGTCGAACCGGTCGAGCGTCTCGCACATCATATCCTCAACCATCTTCTTGCTGGCATCCTTGGGCAGGCCCAGCGCTCTCCGGATGTCGAGCGGCATGTAGGGCTGCACGATCGCCTTGCGCGACATCACCGCGCAGCAGGCCAGCGCAAAGCCCATGCTCGCCTTCCAGGCGCTGCCGCCCTGGCGCTTGTAGGGGGTGTAGACCTCGATCCCGACCAGGCCGGGCTTCCAGGCGTCCAGGAACTTGGTCACCTCGTCCCACAGCTTCAGGAGCCGGCGCTGGTCATCTGCGCTCACCCGCAGGCCCCGCAGCTCTTTTTTGGTCCCGCGGTCGGTGCCGACCAAGGTGGCGCCCAACAGGTACAAGCTGCCGCCGGGGTTGCGGGCAATCGCCACCATGCCCATCGTCGCAAAGCCAGGGTCGATCCCAGCAGTCGTGATCATTTCTGGACTCCGTCCGGAGAATTGGCGTCAAGGCGCACCTCCAGCGGGGCAGGCGTGGGCTCGGCCCCTGACACCACCGAGATCGGCGCACAGGGAATACTGGGATGCTCCGGGGGAGCTGGGGGCTTGGGGTGCGTCATCTCGTCGATCTCCCGCAGCAGCCGGGTCGCTTCCGCGGTGGACAGCTTCTCGACCCGAACGAACTCGACGTTGTGCGTGATGATCATCACCGGGCGCTTGAACGCCTCCATCGCCTGGTCGCGGACCATCTTGGCCGACGCCGTGGTCAACGTCTCCGGAACCGACACGATCAGGTAGTCCCCGATCTCGCCCTCGACGAAGGTGTCAGGTCGAGCCTCCAGAGTCTTTTTCTCCTGGTCCCGGAACAACGGCGTGAACCGGTACACGCCTCCCGCGGCTGCGCGGCGCTCGCTGCGGTTTCGCTGGCGACCCGGTGCCCTGGGGGCCACTCGACGCTTGCGGTACGGCATTTGGAACCTCCCCGGCCTTCACCAATATCGGGGAAGGCGGATTTTCGGCGGTCAGCCACTGGCTGCGCCCGCCTTGTTTGACCACCCGGACGCGCTTGTCGAACTGGTCAGCAAAGTCCGGGTCATGCTCCACAACGAAGATGTCCGGCTTGCTCTCCCGGAGCTGCCGGAGCATCCCCACCACCGCCTCTTTTCCGGAACGGTCCAGATGCCGGAACAGCTCGTCCAGGATAAGCACATCCCAGCGCCTGGTCGCCCGCTTGGCCACCATCTCGGCCAGGCCAAAGTCGATCCCCAGGCTGACCCGCTGCCGCTCGCCCCCGGACCAGCTCCGGTAAGCGCGCTCTATCATCTTGCCGTCCTCATACCGGAACACGCGGATGTCCACCGCATTCTTGACCGACTTGCTGGACCTGAGCGCGACCTGGGTGACGAACTGGACCATCATGCTGCCGCCGGTCAGCATCCCCACCCAGCGGTTGGCCGCGTCGGTGAGCTGCTGGAGCTGCATGTCCAGGATGTAGCTCTTGAGCCCCTTGGGGCCGAGCGCCTCGACCAGGTAATTCATGTAGCGGGAGTCCAGCACGCGCTGATCCCAGGCGGCTGCGGCCGCATCCACCTCCGATTGGAGCGCTACCAGGCGCGCTATCTCCTGCGCCAGCTGGCCCGCGTAAGGGTTGGGGGGCAACGCCCCGCCCTCCAGCGCCGACAGCTCCCGGTTGGCCTGGGTCAGGTAGGAGTGCGCCATCTCCTGCGCCCGCAGGTTCTGCGCGCACTGGGCCACGGCCTGCGCTCGGGCCAGAGCACTATCGGATGCCACCTTGGCAGCCGCCTCCTCCCACCCGCGCAGCCCACTGGCCAGCGCTTCCCGGTCGCCCTCCCAGGCTTTCAGCAGCTTGTCGTAGGCCCGGCCGCTCTCGGCCATCCGCATCTGGGCATGGGACAGCTGGGTTTGCAGCGCGGTCATCTCCGCGTCCTGCGATTGGTAGACACTCTCCAACGCCGGCAGCTCGGCCTCCAGCCGCGCAATCTCCCGGGCCAGGTGATCTCCGGAAAGGGGCCGGCCGCACGTCGGGCAAACCGCCCCGACCTGGCCCTTCAGCGACCGCAGCTGCCCCCGCGCCATCTCGACCTGGCTCTGGATCGCTCCAGCTTTCTTGGTCGCCACGGCGACATCGCCGCTGAGCTTCCGGATTTCGTTGGACAACTCGGTCTGGTCCGGCGGGACCGGGCGCTTGCTGGCGTGCGCCTCGACAGCTTGGCGGCACTTCTCCAGGTCCGGGCTCGGGGGCTGGACCGGGAGCGGCGCCTTGAGCTGCGCGAGCTGGGCCTGCAAATCCGGAATGGGGGCCGCGTGGAGCTGCTTGGCCAGACCCGCGATGTACTCAGTCAGCTCGGTTATCCGCTTGGCGATGCGCGCTCGCTCCTCCGCTTCCCAGCCCGCAGCAGCCGTCTCCAGGGTGACCTTGTTCCTGGTGGCCTCCTCCAGCCGGCCCGCCAGCACCTCCTGGTCATGCCCGGCCGCAGCGGCCGCGGTCTGCGCCGCAGTCGCCTTGAGCTTGGCCACTTCCAGCATCCGGTCGATCTCGTCCAGCTGGAGAATGCGGGTCAGGATGTCGAGCCGGTCGGCCTGGGTGGCGTCCGCGAAGTTGAACCGGTCGGTCTGCCCGCGCAGCACCGCCGCATGGAACACTTGGCGGTCGAGCCCCAGCAGCTGCTCCAGGCGCCGCTGCGTCTCGGCCACGTCCAGCGTCTCGATCTCCTCGTCATAGTCCGGTCCGGACATGTGGACCTTGAGCGACGTTTCGCCCTTCCCGCGCACCCGCTCGACCCCGATGCCGTGCCCATCTTCGTCAAGCCACACTTCCACCCGGGTCTGCCGGGCATCCTTGTTGATCACCGAATCGACGTGGTCGCCGCGGGGCACCTTCCCGAACAGGCACCAGTCGATCGCATCGAACAGGGTAGACTTTCCGGACCCGTTGCTGTTCGCACCCGGGTCATCCTGGTTGACGCCCTCGACCAGGACCATCCCCTGCCCGGACATCGGCACCGTATGCTTGCCCGCCCAGCTGCCGAAATTCTCGATCTCGACAGTGATGATCTTCATTTGGTCGCCTCCAGCTGAAGGGTCCGGAACTCCCCGACCAACCGGTCAGGGTCCAGAGCCAGCTCGTCCCCGGCGCGCAGCTTGAGCAGCGCCATGAAGTAATCCTCCAGCGTTGGCCCCGCCGCTGTGGACGCCTGGACCTGGAGCCGGGGAGCCAGCGCCGTCACCCGATGAGTGATGGTGTGGTGCTCGACCCCGGCGGTCTTGAGAACCAGAGCGATGTCCCCCAGGTGCGCGCCTTCCGGGACCTCGACCTGGACGATGTCACCAGCCTTCACCCCAGCCAGCTCCACCGCCTGCTGCATCTCCCCCATCGTCGCTGCCGCGAACTTCCAGTAGCGCGGCCCCAGCACGACCGGGTAACTGGCCAGCCCTGCCTCCTCCGGAATCAGGACGCGCTTGAACTCGTTGCTCTCGCCCGCGTCAACGTGGTAGGGGCTGCCGACATACACGATCTGGCAGCCGCCATCCGGTTGGATCACGCCGACGCCCTGGGGCCGGTGGTAGTGCCCCAGGATCACCCGCTTGAACGGCGCGAGCGCCGCCATCGGGATGCCCTCGGTCATCTCCCCCAGGCCCGCGACCTGCGCGCCGATCACCCCGAAATGCCCGAACAGGAGCGTGCTCGCCGGGTGCCACAGGCTTCCGGAGAAATGCTCGATCGCCTCCAGCTGCTGCGCGCGATCCTTCCGGTACGGCACCCAGAAGCCCAAGTCGTTTACGGTGGGCTCGGAGTAGACCAGCACCTTTGGCGCTTCCAGGGACTCCAGCGCATTCCGTCCCTGCACATCCACCTGGTCATGGTTTCCGGACAGCAGGTGAACCGTGAAGCCCTCGGCCGTCACGCCCTTCCAGAAATCGCGGACGACGTTGAGCAGCCAGACCGGCAGCGCGTGCCGCACCTTCCAGAAGTCGCCCAGACACGCGATGTGCCGGCACCCGTAGGTCCGGGCCATCTGGACCAGCTCGGGCAGCACTATCCGGAGCACCAGGTCCGCGTTGCTCTCGCACAGGTGCAGGTCGGCGAACAGCAGCATCCGGTCCATCAGTCTTTCCTCCCCCGCTTGCGCGAAGTTGTGCCGAAATGCCCCGGCACTTTCTGCCCGTTCGACAGGATCGCCGCCGGCTGAAATCCGGAAACCGCGCCCAACTTGGCCGGCAGCGACATCTGCTTGACCATCTTGCCGCCGCAGCTCGGGCAGACCACGTCGAGATCCTCACGCCGGCTCACCGGCCAGTCCCGCAGCTCCTCGCCACACGCGCACTTGTAGTCGTAGATTGGCATCAGCTTTTCCCCTGGTACGCCTTCCAAGTTTCCTTCCAGATTCTCCGCTGCTCCGCAGCCTCATGGGTGTCGATCGCCGCACGCCACTGAATCCACCGGTCAGCTGCGAGCAACCGGACTTGCTCGGCCTTGAGCTTGACCCCGCAGCCAGTGGACGCCGCCAGCATGATCAGCTGGTAGGGGGAGGACGCCTGGCGAAGGGGCTCCACCGGCTCCATATCGGTCACAATCGGACCCATCTTGGCTTCCATCACGACCACCCCAGCTGGTTGGCCTTCCAGAGCGGGATAACCAGGTTGCCCGACTCGCCCTCAGCCGACTTGAGCCAAACTTCTGAGTCGTCATCAATCAGGCTCTCAGGCACCCACTGCTCGTCTCCCTCATAGCAAAGCAGCAGCGCCTTGGTCGTTTTCCGGACAACCATAACCTCGCCCCTCCACTTTTCATTACCCCCTGCCCCGCGATTCATTTATCCTCCGGAAGATGCTCCAACAAATAGCTGATGTACCACTGCGCTTTTTCCAAGTCCTCGCGATAATGCCCCTTATGACGCGCCCTGCTCAGATACTTAATTGCGTTACCCAGGCAAAAGTCCTCGTGTAACCCCTGGTCACGCAAAAATTCAATCACCTCGATTTTGCCCTGATTGTAATGCGCAGGATGGTCCACTCGATTCACAGCAAACCCCCTAAGGATGGCGGATTGGCGATCTTGTACGCCTCAACCAAGCGTGGAAATAGCTCTGGGATCTCGGCCACCTTTTCCCTGAGCCCCACCCAACCCCGAAACTTCACCAGACCGATGTCACCGCCCAGATCGACGGAATCCCAAGCGCCCTGGCTATGCGCTATGAACTTAGCCCCCACCAACGTCTGGTAGATCGACCAAACATTGTCAGCACCCAGCCCGTGTAGGAGAGCAATACGCGCCTCACCCGGGGGACCGAGTCGATTCTTGATCAACTTGACCCCAACCTCCCGGCCAACAACAACCCCATCACCGGCTTTAATCTGGCCGGCATTGAACAGCTCCATCCGAATGGATGTAGCCAAGCGCAGAGCTTCACCCGCGTAAGTCTCCCTTTTAGGGCCAGGTGCGCCACCGAAATGCTGGATCTTCTCGTACTGGTGGTTGCACACGACCAGCGCGATCTTGGTGTTGCCGATGCGCCCGGCCACCTGGCGGCACGCCTGGCGCATGACCTTTGCCGCGGACGCAACCGTCGCCTCCCCGATTTTCTTGCCCAGCTCCTCATTCGTGCTGGTCGAGCCCAAGGCATCCCAACCGATGGTGACCGGCGAATCCGGAAAGTTGGTGCGCCAGAAATCACAGGACGCAAAAATCTTGTTGACCACGTTCTCGATGCTCAGCTCGGACGGGTCGAACTGGATGACCTGGAGCTTGTCCGGATCGACCCCCAGCCGGGTCGTGTAGACCGTGTCCCGCGCGGCCTCCGAATCGACCAGGATGGCGTAGCCTCCTATCCGCTGCGTTGACCCGAAAATGGAGTCCAGGACCGTGCTCTTGCCGATGTGGTTGGGGCCGAACATCTCGGTCACCCTCCCGGCCGGTATCCCGCGCCCGCCCAGGAGGGTGTCCACCGCCAAGATGCCTGTCGGGATGAACAGCTTGACGGTGGACATCACCTCGCCCGAAAGCGGCAACACCTGCACCTCGACATCCCCGCTGCCAGACTTCGGGCTGATAGCCAGCCGGTACTCTGCCAGCGGGTCACGCCTGGACGGCTTCTGCGCCCGACTCACGGGCTGCCGCTTAACCGGGGTCCGCTTCATCGCCTACTTGCCCGCCAGCCGTGCCTGGAGCTGCTGCAACTCCTGCGGGTTGGCCACCTGGGGCGCCTGGGCCGGGATCGGCGGTGGCGGGGGCATGGGGATGGCCCCTGGGGCCTGCTGGGGCGCCTGGGGCATCTGGGGCGCAGGCATCGCCTGCTGGGGCTGGTAGCTGACCGGTGGCGGCGCGCTGGGTGCGGCCGGCAGCGGCATGGGCATCGGCGGCTGCGGGGCCTGGGGCACCGGCGCCTGCTGCTGGTAGCTGTAGGGCTGCTGCATCGGTGGTGGCTGCGGCGGCTGGGCAAACGCCCCGTACTCGGGTGGCGGAAATTGCAACTGCTGCTCCTCGCTCGGTGGCGGCTGGTAGCCATAGGTCGGCTGGGCCGGCGGCTGGGGCATCCAGGGGGTCTGCGGCTGGGCCTGGGGCTGCGGGTAGACCGGCATCCCCATCCCCGGCGCCGTCTGGTAGGGCAGCGGGGGAGCGGCCGGCTGGATCGTGTTGGGCATCTGCTGGGGCACCGGCATCGAATTGAACGGCTGCGGCGCCGGCTGCTGGTACTGCTGCGGTTGGTACTGCTGCGGCACCTGGACCGACATGCCCCCCGTGATCAAGCCCATGTCCAGCGCGGCCATGTGGCGCTCGCTCTCGGTGGACACCCGCAGGAGCTGGGTCAGGTCCCACAGGTTGGACAGCGCTGGCCAGAACTGCTGGGGCAAGGGCTCGGGCGGCAGATCGACCGCCGAATACTCCACATCCATAGCGCTGCCGCCCGTCTTTTTCTTGGCAATGATCCACGGATTGCCCAGCTGCGGGTGGACGCAGTCGGTGATGCTGCGGTGCTTGAGATTGCAGACGGTCAGGAACGCCTGCTGGAGCGAGTAGCTGCACGACAGGATGGCCGGGCGGAACTTGCCGTCCTCATAGATGTGCAGCTGCGGGAAGTCGAGCAGCACGACCTGGTAGAGCCACTTCCGCCGGTTGCGGCCGAAATCCTTGGCCCGCTTCACCACATTCGGGTCCGGATGGCCTTCCGCCATGATAGCCGCTTGGCAAATCTCGCAGGTGTCCCGGCCCGGGCAGCCGACCGACATCCCGCGCGGGTAGCGCATGGACTTCCAGTAGTGCCACTCGCTCAGGACGAACAGCGGCAGCCCTTCCGGACGCCAGCTCGGGAGCATGTAGACGCGCTGGCTGCCCTGGTAGCCGGCCGGGACATCCTTCCAGTCCTTTTCCCCGCGGGGTCCTGGGATGTCCGCGTAGCGCACCTCCAGCCCGTTGACGCGGCCGCCCTTGGACCCGACCGACGCCTGGAACTGCCGCTGCGCCTCGGCCGGATTCTGCGGCATGTAGAACTGGGGCAGCTGTGCCGGTGGGGGCGGCATCTGCACCAGGTTGCCCTGGGGGTAGGCCGGCTGCTGCGGTCCGCCCTGTTGCGGGATTGGCGGGTACTGGGACGGGAACTGCGGATTTTGCGACATCGTTTTCACCTGTCCTGTTGGGTTGGTCGTTTCACATCGACAGCATCGGGGAACCGTCCTCAGCGGACCGCCGCACCGACGCGCGCAGCATTTCTTTCTTCGCTCTGAAACCTTCCAAAACCGCGTGAGCGGCGTTGAAGCTCTCCTCCAGATCGTGCAGCCGGCGCTGGTGCCCCGAGTATTCCGGATTCGACCGATAGTTGGCCTCGATCGCGGCCTCGGTCGGCTTTTTCCAGTCCCTCGCCGGCAGCTTGGTCGCCGGGTCCACCGGCGGGGTCAGCAGCTTGGCCGTGAGCACCTCGCGCCAGACGCGGTATTCCATCTCGCCGCGCTGCCATGCCTTGCGCGCCCGCGCCTCCATGATGCCCCAGTGCGTGATCTCGCCCGACACGCGGGCCACCTGGGCAGCCAAGTCCACTTCGCTGATCATCGTGGTTTCGACGATCTGGGCCGACACGGTCAGCAGCTTCTTGACGCTTCCGTCGTCATTCACCCCGTACAGGTCGAACGGTTGCTGGTGCTTGCTCACATAGCCCGAAAAATTCTGCGCGTCCTTGGCCATCCCGGCCTCCTAGATTTTCAGCGGTTTCTTCTCGGCCCAATTCGTTTCGGTGTACTCCACCGATGCGACAATCGGTGTCGGATTGAACTCGGGGTAGCTTTCCATCATCGCCTTAATCGCGCCCACCGACTCGACGATGTGGTCAGCCGGAATGTCGATCTGGATTTCATCGTGAACGGTGTTGACCAGCAGGATGGGCGAGCTGGTCGCCTTGGCCCACTTCCAGATCCGGACCAGGCTTTCCTTGGTCAGCTCAGCAGCAGTCCCTTGGATCAACGAACCGATCGCCTGGCGCTCAGCGCGGCCGCGCTTCCAGTACGACAGCGAGCCCAGATCCGGAATGCGCCGCGGCCGGCCAAACAGGTTGAGGAACTGGCAACCATTCAGCCGGCAGAACTCCCAAAAGTTTTTCCGCAGCTCCGCGATGCCGTGGTACTTCTGGAAAAACGTATTGAGGTATTTAGCCGCTTCATCCACCGAGAGGCCCGCTTGCCGGGCAAACCCGGTCTCGGTCATGCAATAAGAATTACTGACGATCTTACCTGCTACAGTGAACCTGTGGCGGGGACCTGCGTCGAGGAGATCAAATACTCGCGTCTTTTTCGCCCCATGCGCTCGCTGGTATTGAGCAAATTTTCGGCTTGGGTGACCAACCTCAGATTCTCCGGAGAGTAGTGTCCCTCGTTGTCGATCCGTTCGAAAACCAAACCTTTGAAATCCGCATCCGGATACTTCTCCAGCGCCCACCGAATGAAATGCTCCCGCGATCTGAAAAGCACCTTGATCCCGCGCCCCTTGTACCGTTTCGATGAAATGTGAGTATCCCTCTCGCAACGCTGCACCATAGCATCGTATCGTCTCCCCAAGATGCCCGCCCTCCGATCGCCATACTTCCCCTGGCAAGTACAATTCCGAGATAGACCCCTCTTGACGTTGTCCAGAATTGCCCATTTTGTGATCCCGCAAACTACGCAGGTCATCTCGATAAAACGAGTCCTCCTCCCCTGGCGGCCAACCGGCATCCATTCCCATTTTCCGGTCAAACGCAGAGTACCCAATGGGAGTTTCGCCAACCGCTCCAGTAGCAATTTTTCCGGAATATACCTGGGATGCGATTTTCCAGATCGGTACAAGGTCACCCCCCTCGGTGTAGACCTCATGCTCGGGGGTTGCTACCAGTCCGTCACACTCGATAACGTCACAAACCCCGCGGCATATCAAACCGGCGTGCCTCACCCAAGCTACCCCATCCCATAGCAAATGCCTATCCTTAACCTGCTCGATAGGCACCAAGCCCTCATCGGTCAAGACAGACTGCCCTTCTGCAATGCACAAACCGAAATTCACAATTTTAGCCCGGCGCCGGTAGACCTTGTCATCGGACCCCCAGACCTCCATCGCCGTGCGGCTGTGGATGTCCCCGCCGGTCCGGTACACCTCCATCATCACCGGGTCGCGGCTGTAGAACGCGAGCACGCGCAGCTCGATCTGGCTGTAGTCGAAAAAGAACCGGGGCATCCGGGGGCCGCGCACAACGAACAGCCGCCGCACGCTGTAGGGGTCGATCCCCCCATCGGCCAGGGGCTTGCCCGTGGCCTCCAGCGCGCGGTCGTTATCGTCCGAACTGAAATTCTGGAAGTTGGGGTTGCGGCAGCTCAGCCGGCCGGTATTCGTCCCGACCTGCTGGAAATCACCGTGCAGCATCCCATCGTGGCCGACGCGCGCCAGCAGGCTGCTGGTGTAGGTCGTGTCGATCTTGTGCGCCTCGCGCCACTCCAGAATCTGCAACAGCACCGGCCAGGTCTTACCGAACTCGACCAGCACTTCTTCGTCCACCGCCAGCTTGTCCGCCAGCACCGCCGGCCGCCCCTCATGGTTCGCAGCGCGCACCTCTTTTTGGCCGGCCTTGGTCAGCTTGGACAGCGGAACATTCAGGGTCTTGAGCAGGTAATCGCGCAGCTCGTCATCGCTGGCCAGGTTGAAAGGGAGCTGCATCTGCTTTTGCAGCTCGTCTTTCCGGAATCGCACGCGCTCGCTGAGCTGCTGGAGGTACACCAGGTCAACCGGCAGCCCGTTCTCCTCAGTCTCGTGCAGCACTCGGGTCAGGTCCATCTCGGTTTGCCACACGCGCGAGTAGGTGCGCGAGATGGCATGGCGGCCCTCATAGAACTGCCAGAGCCGCATCGCATAATCCACGTCGAAACAAGCGTACAAGCCCGCGACGTTGATGGGGACGTGGCTGTAGCCGACGCGCGACTTGTACTCGTCGAGCCCAGTGCCCATCGCCTTTGCGCCAGCCTCGACCCAGCGGTCCAGGCTGTGCTTGTTTTCCTTCGCCTGCGGGTCCCCCAGGTCCCGGGACGCCCGCTCCTCCAAGGTCGCCGAGTTGTTCTCGTCGTGAAACCTGGCCGCGATCATCGTGTCGTAGCGAGGCCCCAGGACCGCCCAGCGCTCCCTGGCAGCAAAATGCTCGTCGAACTTGATGTTGTGAGCGATCTTGAGCTGCTGGCTCCGGAACAGGTCGTTGACCGCCTGCCAGACCTGGTCCAGGGGCAGCTGGGGCTCACCGGTCATGTGTCGGAAGGGGATGTACCAGCAGTGCGTTTCCCCTCCGGATGGCATCCAGCCCAGGGCAATCCCGCACGCTCGGGCATCCCGGTGCCAGGCCAGTCCGGAAGTCTCAAAGTCGAAGGCGAAAGCGGGAGCCGCGAGCAGCTCGGCCATGGCGGCCCGCAGCTGTTCCGGTGTCGTGACCAGCGCCTTACCGGGGGGGAAGGAAGTCGAGTAGGCGACCGCTTTTGCCTGAGCTGCCTGCAAGAAAGCCCTCCAGAAATTCCTCAGCGTCCAGCTCGACGATCCCAGGCTCAGCGACAGAACTCTTGCGGCGGACCAGCTTGACCCAGACCTGCCCGCTCACCGACCACCGCAGCAGCTGATAGATCGGGCCGCGGTCAGTCTCGATCAGCGGTGGATACCCCGGCCAGTCAACCTCGGTGGCCTGGCGGGTATCCAGGTTGATCACCCATCCGCGCCGAACCACCGCTGGGCGCTGTAGTTGGGCATCTCCCGGAACTTCCCCGGGATGACCTCCCCCGACTGGTCGCGCACAGGAAACCGGCTCACGCCGGCTTTCTCGCAGACCACCTTGTAGAGCGTCGGGTAGATCGCCCCCGTGTCCAGATCCTTGTACCCGCGCGCCCCCACCTTGATTCGGACCACCGACCCGTCCGCCATCGGGCGCTTCAGGACTTGGCCGGGCTTCAGCGACCGCACCCACGGGCTCCTCGCCCGTTCCCGATCGAAAGGGTCCGCGGCGCTCTCTCCATTCGACGAACGCTTGGGAGCCGGTGCCTTGGCAGGCTTCGCAGCGGACTTTGCCTTGGCCTTTTTCACAGGCGCCTTTGCCTTGGCAAGCTTGGCAGGCGCCTTTGCCCGTAAAGGGGCCTTCCCCTTCGCCTTGGCCTTCGGCTTGGACTTCGCCGGATGCTCGATCTGGACCTCCACCTTTTCCTCCATCGGCCCGGCACTGGACTCGGGCTCGGCAGCGGGCGCCTCCACTGGCGCCACAGGATCAACAGCACCCGCAACCGCGGGGTCGCCGGTAGTTGGATCATCGTCCACAGCGGCAGCCGCGATCTCCTCCGGAGTCAGGGCCTGGACCTCACCCTGCTGCTCGACCACCAGCTTGATGGTCGGCCGCTTGCGCTCGACCTTGGGCGGGGTCGAGCCCCGCAGCGCAACCACCACGCTGTCCGGATGGATGTCGAGCGCTTCCGCGATCTCCTTGATGTCCACTTCCCGGGTCATGCCGGCCTTGACCAGCAGGTCGTTGAACACTTCGAAATAGTCCCGCCGGCAGTGCCGCTCGGCATCGCAGCCCGCGCAGCCCGCGCTGCCGCAGCCGTCCCACATCTCCCCGTAGCACTTGGGCAGCTTGCCCCCGATCGACTTCACCAGCTCCTCGATCGGTTGCAGCGGCCGCTCTGTCTCGGCCACGGCGCAGACCGCCTCCAGCTCCTCGGCGGTCGTATCGGACGTGAACGGCACCCCCAGGCGCCGCGCTCGTTGCTCCAGAGTCTCCCGGGTCATGGCTACCTCCTACCTCTCATATTTCGCAGGTCGCCCGGACATCGCTGGCAAACGCGCTTTTCCGGACTCGATCACGCAATTTGTAGAGCGCTCTGGAGTCCCGGTCGTCGCAGCCGGCCAATGCCGGCAGGTCCGCCCCGTTGTCGAGCACCAGGCGCAGGCCCTCGCGCGCTTCGTACCGGCTGGCCGGGTCCCCGCTCGCTTCCGGTGGGGTCCAGCCCAGCCCCTCCCAGTCCCAGACCCGGGCCGCCAGCTGCCTCCGCAGACGCTCCCGGGTGGACCGGAACCTGGATGCCGAGAACACCGCCCGCCGGATTGCCCCCCGGACGTAGCGGATTTCATCGACCTCCCCGCCTCGGTGCTCCCGCTGGAAGCGCATCGAGGCCAGCCAGGCCACGGTCATCAACATGTTGCGGTAGTCGTCTTGGCTCCGCGCTTCCCCGTCGATCGACATCGACCGTGGCGCCAAACGACGTGCCCAGGCCCCAACCAAGTCCTCCCACTTTTTTAACGTGTCCATTTGATCCCCTTGTTAGTGAAATTGTTACACTTTCGGTCCACCAACGGCATATTGCCGTCTACCGCAAAAGAACTACCGTCAAGTTAGACGCACGCGAAGATGCCCACTATTAAAGGGTTTTTCGGATCGCATCGATCATCTTGGCGAACTCATCCTCCAACCGGTTGATCACCGACTCGCGCCGCCGCGTGGGCAGCAAAGGCGCCAGCTCGATCAGCAGCTTGAGCGCCGCCACCGTGATGAAAGCGTTGCGGGGCACCCCCAGGAACCTGGCCACCTCGTCGATCAGGTCCCACGACCGCCTGGGGATTCGCATGTCGGTTTTCACCCGCGGCCCTATGTCTAGCCCTCGCCCTGGCATCCGATCCTCCTACACCGCAGCCAGCCGGCCCGGGCTCTCACCCGCCGGCATCGGTGCGGCCGCTCTGAGTTGAGCCAGGTACTCGCGGGGCAGCGCGCCCGGGTCATAGCCTGGCGGGACGGTCACGATCCGCGCATCGAAGAACTGGGACAGGAACGGCAGCGTGGCCTGCATCTCGGCCGCCGCGTCCGAATCCCACATCAAGTCGAGCGAGCGCACCCCCGCCTGCATGAGCTTCGCGACCTGGAGCGGGGTGATGCGCTTGCCGAACGTGCAGACCGCGCTGGCCCCGACGTGGATGGCATCGATCGGCCCCTCGGTCACGGCCACGCGGTCGAAAAAGCGGGCTCGGTCGAGGTTGAACAGCACCTGGTCGCTGGTCGCCGTCCCGGGCTCCCGCGGGGGATTGAGCGACTTCCGGAAGCCCGGGTCATTCGGCGCGTCCCACATCGCTCGCCCCTGGTAGTAGACCAAGATGCCGTTCTCAAAAACGGGGAACATCAAGCGGCCTCGATAGCGCCCCCGGTCGCACCAAAAAAGGCCGAAATCCCGCACGTCGTCGAACCCTATCCCACGGTTTACCAGATACGGCATATTGCCGTCAACAAATTTTTGGACCCCTTCCGGATAGGGAATGGCGACGGGCACTTGTGGATTGCCAATCGCATCGGCCATGAGGTCAGAACACGCAATTTTTTGCAAGTCCGCCGCGGACCACCAGGACCCCGCGACCAAATGGCTCAGCACTTGGTCGAGCGTCCAGTGCTCCAGCAGCACCAGGAGCGTGGCCAGGTTGCCCGCCCCGTCGGTGGTCAGGCGCTTTCCGAACTTGTCCGGCGGGGTCTGCCGCAGGCAGTGCCAGCAGTGCCACGCCCTCTTCTCGACGTTGACCACCAGCTTCTGCTTGCCGCACCGCGGGCAAAGCAGCTCCCACTCGTCACGGGTCGTACGCCGGCCCCCGCGCTCGATCAGGTAGCCCTGGAGGTCGAACCGCTGGAGCAGCGTTTGGAGCAGGCCGTGGTCCATGGGTCACCCGACGTGCGCCTGCTGTGGCTTCCCCAGGAACGGAATCCCCGCCCCGCTGTTCCCCATTGATGGGCTGACCAGGCCGTCCTCGTGCCACACCAGCATCCTGCTGGGGTCGTACCGGACCGCCATGAGCTTGTTGGCGGCGTTGTCACGGTACAGCTCGGCGTAGAGCCGGGCGATCTTCGCCTGCGTTTCGGACACCGTGCTGTTGATCGAGCCCACGAAGTCGAAAACCCGGACCTTTTCGATGCAGTCCGAAATCTGCCGGGCGTGGATGACGTGGGGCTTGTACTCATCGCCATCGCCCGGGCGCTGGGCCTGGCTCGCACTCCACAGCCCGTAGCCCCGGTTGGCCAGCAGCTTGAGGTCCCGGAAACCCTGCTTTTGGTGTTCGTACTCGTTCTTGGCCCCGCCCCGGGCGCGCAGCAGGTCCCCGTAGTCCACGATGATCAGGTCGGGGACCCAGCCGTCGTGGTCACGCAGGTCTTTCAGCTCGGACTCGATCTCCCGGGCCGTCACGTCCCACTTGTCGGTGAACGCCCGGACCACGACCAGGTCGCGCATCCCCTGGTAGCGAGCCTGCATCCGGTTGAAGTCAGATTCCGGAACGCGGCCCATCTTGATGTCGTTGTAGAGCACCCCGGCGAAGCTGGAATCGTACCGGGAGCACATCTGGCGCAGAGAGCCCTCCAGGCCGATGTGCAGCACCTTGCGGCAGCTCAGGGCCGCGGACACCCCCAGGTTGAGCAGGAGCGTGCTCTTGCCGCCCTTGTAGTAGGCGACCCAGACCCCGGCCTCCCCGCGCCGCAGCCCGCCCCCCAGGATGTCGTTGAGCCAGGGAAACGGGCTCGGGATGACATCCGAGAATGGGTCCGCCGACTGGATCTCAGCCATGCGGGACGCGAAATCCTTGGCCAGCCAGCTCCGGTCCACCGACCCGAACTTGATGTTGAACACCGCCTCCAGCTTGTCGAACATGAAGCGGTAGGCTTCCTCGACCCGGCCCGCATTGAACAGCTCCCGGGTGTCGGTGAACGCCGAGACGAACACGTTGCGCCGGATGAAATCCAGCACGCTGTCCCGCAGCCAGCCCTCGTCATGCAGCGAGGCAGCAGCCACCTGGTCGAGCATGGCCAGGTAGAGCTGCTGCATCTTGGGGTCCACCGACCGCCGCGCCTCGTTTTGCAGCAGGCGCAAGGTCGGCGTGAAGCCGTACTGTTGGGAGTAGCGCTGAGCCACACCCCAGGCCCAGACCAGGATGCCATTCTCGAAATGCTCGGGCCGCAGATAGCCACCGACCTGGCGCGCAAACGCCTTGTCCTCGCACAGCAAGCGCAGCAGCGCTTTCTGATACTCGGTGTCGAACGGAAATCGTGGCGCGCTAACGGGCTGCCGGCCCCCCATGCTGATCCCCTGTCATGGCCAGTTGCTGCACCACCTGTTCCCACGTTACCCGCCCCTCGCGCAGCGCTACGATGTCGAAGTTGGCGCACTTCCGGAGCCTCTCCCGGCACTCCCCAGCCACCGGGCACTTCTGGCAGACCAGACTTTTCGGATGCCAGCCGTAGGTGAAGCTCAGCGCCACCATGCACTCCGCGGCCGCCCCCTGCTCCGCGAAATTCTGCTTCTGGATCTCAGCCCCGGGCACCACGTCCCGGTTGGGATTCACCTCACTGATGGCCGGCTGGGGTGGTGCTGCCCGGACCAGCTGCTCGTGCATGGGAAGCGACCCCTTGGCATCGTAGACCTTCCGGGATGCCGGCCCACCGCACAGCTGGTTCCACCTGGGGGCGAACAGGAACCGACGGGAGTAGAACAGGGCCGCCAGCCACCGCCGCGAGTCCAGGCCCTCCTGCTCGCACCACGTCTCCATGGCGTCGAGCGCCTTTTCCCGGTCCGGGGTCATCTTGGGCGACCGGACCGCGTGCTCCTGGCGCATCCGCTTGACGTTGTGCGTCTCGGCCCAGTAGGCCAGGTAGTCCCCGAACAGAACTGCCGCCCCATACTTCACTGCCCACTCCGCTTCTTGATCACGACGTAGAGCACCCAGGCCGCCACGATGACAGCCCCCACGATGATGATCGGGTCCTGCCAGCTCATTGCGGTGGCCTTTCCAGCGACCATTTGGGGTCACGATTGCTGGCTAAGCCGATCAGGTAGCGGATGCACCGGTCCAGCTCCTCGATCTCCAGCTGGTCGGACTTCATCACCGGCACCTCGACCTTGCCCAGCACGTCGGTTTCCTCGACCCGCACCCGGCCGCTCGGCTGGCACCGCCGGTGGTCCCGGTAGCAGTTGATGATCTCGATCAGGGCCTCGACCCCGGCCGGCCAGGGCAGGGCCTCGACCAGGTCCAGCGCATCGAACACCAGCCAGCGCCGGCCGCTGGCCTCCAACCATTCGCGCAGGTGGCTGGGGTCCTTCATGGCCGTCCGGACCGCCTCAGCGGTCAACGTGTCGATCATCGGTGCGCTCCTGTTGCCCCAGTCGGATTCCCGGCAACCCCAGCTTCTTCTGGATCGCCAGGCTAGCTACTCGGGCTATCCGGTCGTCAATCATCTTCTTCGGATCATCGGCTGTGATGTCCCGCAAAATGGCCTCAGCCGTAGCCAAACGAACCTGATCCCGGAAATTCTCCCCCAAGACTTTCCGGAGTCGCCTTTGGGCAAACCATAGCGTCACCCCAAAGCCGATCAGGGTCGAGAGCATCGTCCCCAGAATGTGCTGCCACAGAGGAATCTCGATCATAGTAACTCCAAAAAAGACCACCGGGCCGGGGGGATCACCGACCCGGTGGCCGACCCTACCCGCCACTGGGGGGACAGATCAGAGCAGGGTCACGACTGGGGCATCGGCGGGGGCATCCCGCCGGGGGGCACGATCTCAACCATCCGCTCACCCGGGGGGATCGGGCGCTGGGTGACCTCGACGCGGATGTGGACCCCATCCTGCTCGTCGGTGACGTAGAGCTGGCTGTTGTCCTTGTCGTAGGCTTCCAGGGTCTGGAAATCGACCACGACTTCGTTGTTGGTGCCGTACTTCCGGACCATGGCGATCAGGAGCTGCACCATCGGGGCCATCTGGGTCCGCAGGTCGATCATCTCGTCCTCCAGCTGGTGGACTCGACCGACCGCGACTAGGAACTTCTGGTTCTGTCTGGCGTCCATGTTTCCTCCTACCCTTTCATATTCCCCAACCCGGTCCGGTGTCACCAAGCGAGTGAAGAAATCCGCCGGTACAGGTCCACTTCGGACTCGGCCACGTCCACCTGGAACGTCGGCTCCTCATAGAACAGGCGCAGCCGGTCCTGCGAATGCTCCATCAACTTCCGGTGGTGCCGGTCGGCGAAGTCCACCAGGAGCGCCCGCTTTTTCCCGGGGGTCGCGGTGCACACGCGGTAGCTGAACTGCCGCAGCGTCACCGCAGCGTGCTCGCCCCGGGCGTAGACCAGCGCGTCGGCCTCGGGGATGTCGATTCCTTCCCCGATCAGGCTGGTGCCGATCAGGATGCCGACCTCCTGGCCCTCCTGGAAGGATGCCAGCACCGCCTGGATGATCGGCCGCGGCCGCTGGGCGTGGATGAACTCGACCCTGTTGAACTGGGCACCGCGGCGCTTCTGCAAGGTCAGGTCGTCGCTGAGCGCTCGGGCAACCTGGCGCCCCTGCTCCCGGGTGCCCACCAGCACCAGCACCCGCCGGCCCTGCTCATGCAGGTAGCGGGCGATGCGCGCGACCAGGAAATTCCGGTCCTGGTTTTCGTGGATGCCCGCGCGCCCGTGGCCCTGCGTGAAGCCCATCCCCGACACCCCGCGCAGGTGCTTGGTGTCCACCGGGCAGAACAGCACGTTGGTCGGCACCAGGTAGCCGCGGTCCAGCATCTCCCGGGCCGTCACCCTGAAAATGGTATGGGACAGGAGCGCGTGCATCGCCATTGCGTCGGTCCCGCTCCGGAAAAACGTCCCCGTCATCCCGTAGCGGTAATAGATGTGCCGGCAGAACGCGAAAATCTGCTTGTAGGACGCCGAGGCCGCATGGTGGAACTCGTCCACCAGGATGACCTGGCGGGTTTCGTAGAACTCGGCCGGCAGCATAGCCGCAGTAGCCGCGGTGCAAAGTACCACTGGCGATTTCCGGGATGGTTCCCAGTTAGAACCGATCAGATGGAAGGCGTAGTTTGCCCCCAGGAAACTCTCAAACACCGACAACGTCTGCGTCACGATGCCATCGGTGGGGGCGATGTAGACGGTCGGCAACCCCAACTTCCGGACCAGCTCGACCGCAATCCTGGTTTTTCCGGACCTGGGCGGCATGTCCAGAACCCCCTGGCCGGAGTCGATGGCTTCCCGGACAGCCTCCTCCTGGTAGTTGCGCAGGGGAATGGTGGCGGGCTCAGGCAGGCCGTCCTCCGGGCGGACCCGTTGGTCCCGGACCTGGTAGGGGATGCTCCAGCTGGTGAGCAGGTTGGAAACCTGGGCCAGGAGCCCTGTGGGAAACCAGGGGAGAATGGTCTTGGGGATGTGGAGAAGCCTTACCCAGCCATCCCAGGTGATGTCCTCGCCCAGGTAGGTGTGCCCCTGCTCTTTTGCCTGGGCAATCTGGGTGGGGAAACGAAGGCAGCGATCGAGAGCCTGGAGGATGTTGGGGTCTGCTCCGGATACCTGGGTGCGATCGTTCTCGACCCAGAGCATGACCTGCGAAAGCGGTGGAGGGGTGGAAGTTTCAATTTTCATCTTTAGAGTATCTACTTCCATATACATCTGATCCTCTACCCGAGGTCAATCATACCCCCATCCCCCTTGCCGCTCAGGGGAAGCGGGTCATTGGGGGATGAAATTGTGGGGGAGGAGCTACCGCCGGGCGGGCGATAGCCCTATTGATTATATTGCGTGAAGGCCCCCTGGCATCGCCCACTTCCCGAAAAAATCTTGATTGCGGTCTACTTCTGAGAGGTTGCGCCCAGCAAGTCCACGGCCAGCCAGCCGACCCCCACCACCGCTGCAACCGTGATCGTGGCGGTCGCGGCAGCCACGAACCACGGCTCCCGCCAGAACGGCCGGTCCAGCGAGTCGTCGATCTTGCTCCGGAGTATCCGGAGTTGCTCCGCGTGCATGTCCTGGTCGATCTTCCGGAACGCCTTTTCCTTCGCCAGCTCGATCTCAGCCAGCTGCGTCGCTCGGGACAGCTCGATCACCAGCCGCTTGTCGCAGAACTCGGCTTTCTGGCCCAGCTTGATGGCCAGCTCGGTCGTGAGCACCTGGCCGTCGAACGGGGCCAGCTCGCCTTTCCGGATGGGCGTTGCGCACAGCTTGGGGTCGTCCGGGTCACACTCCGGAACCGGGTCCGCTCGGGCGCTGGCTGCCAGCGCGCACAAGATAGCGAGCGAGAGCACCAGGGTCCTTCCGGAGTTGCTCAGCCTCTTGCTTCTGCTTTGCATCCAACGCCTCCAGCGCCTCTCGGTGCTCGGCCTCGACCTTGGCTGCCGCCCGCTCAGCACCCAGCTCGGCCTTCCACCGGAGCGCTTCAGCGGCCGCGCTGCTGGCTTCCAGCTCGGCCTTGGTCTGGTCCAGGAACGCGCCCCGGTCCCGGACCCGTTTCGAGAACACGGCGCCGATGATGACGCCCGCGATGAAGAGGGGGATGTACCAGTGGGCCTTGAGCCACGCCCACGCCAGCTGAAACCTACCCGGCGACGGGGGCATCGGCCACCTCTGCTGGAGCCGGCGGTGCCTCGGGGGCCTTCCGGGCCGCCAGGATCTCCTTGGTCGTCTGGACCATCTTGCTGCCCAGGTTGTAGCCGGCCAGAGTCAGCAGCATGGAGAACATGTCCCCCGGCAGCCCCTTGCCCTCGGCGCCCCCCAGGAACGGCGCCCACATCCAGAACGCCAGCCCGAACAGGATCAGGAATGCCAAGCGGCCCAGGCTGACAAAGGCGCCCTGGCCATTCTCACCGCAGACCAGGCTTCCACCGTACTTCCAGATCGCGCTCTTGATCGTCTCCCACATCACAAGCCTCCTGTCAGCTCGGGGACATCTCATGGCACTTCCGGTTGAGCGGCTCGATGTAGCCCGCCATCCGACCTTGCAGCGACCGGGATGTCGCCGTGACTGCGCTGCGGTGGTAGTGAATCCACAAGTCGTGCGTGGCGCGCTCGATCATCACCTGGACCTGCCCGCTGCTCTCGCGGATGGTGGCGGTGGCCACACCTTCCACATCGCAGTACCCCGCGACTGGGGTGTCCAGGGTGCCATCGTGCTTACCATGGTGCACTTGGAAGTTGGACAGCGCTGCTGACCCCCCGACCAACACCTGGCCCAGATTCAGGACAATCCCGATGGCGCTGGTGTAAGGGGCAGTGGTGCTGTGCGGGACGTAGTTGGACACATCCACATCCGGATTGGCGGCAGTCAGGTCCGTATCTTCGATCACATGGTCAGCGAGAGCCCCGCCCAGGTGGTCGTCAATGAAAACGATGTCTCCGCTGCGCGCAAAGGGCAGGATGTACTGGGTGCCCGCGGAGACGTAGCGGTAGTAGAACGACCCGACGAAAACATAGTCCTCTCGGGCATAGGACCCTTCCGGAGTCTCCGCAGCCGCCAGATGGCCGAACTCGGGCGGATACATGCTGAGCATACAGTAGGCGAGGCCGGGCCGGCAGAACGCCCAGCACCAGCGGTTTCCGGACGGCGCACCTCCAGACAGCCAGTTGGCTGCACTGGTCACATCGACCAGGCCAGCTGCGGTCAGCTCGATCTTCTTGCCGTTGGCGAAACCGACGCCCCTGTTGATCTTGATCTTGCGGCCGGGGTTGTTAATACCGTCGTTCCGGACGTAGCTGACCGCCAGCCCGTTGACCACCCAGCTCTCGTGATTCCCATCGACCCATTGCTTGAGGTGGTAGAAGTCCTCGCCATTCAGCCACTGCATCGTGCCTGTGGCATCGGCCAGCCCTTCCTTGCCCCCGCTGGTCCCGTCCTTGCCCGCAGCCCAGCGGCGGACCGATGACCCGACCCCCCAGACGAAGGTTTCGAGCAGCTTGTTGGTCTTGTCCCAGCGTGTGTAATCGTAGGACGGTGCCCAGTCCAACAGGGGATTTCCGGAAGTGTAATCGCAGTGCACCGAGAACTCGAAAGCGCCCAGCTCATTGCCGTAGGTCGTGCCATAGCCGCGATCGAAATTCATATTCCGGTGGCCATAGATCGCATACTGCCCCAGCTCAAACTGAGTCTGGCCTGCGGCCTGGAATTTCATGCGGCTCGCGGTGCCGTTGCTGTAATACTCGACCCAACCCGAAAAGCTGTCCCCCTCGCTGGTGAATAGCTGCTTGAACGTATCGCCCGTGTACTGGTGGCGGACTCGATTGCGGCCGACGTTGAGAACCTCCAACAGCGCCGACACGCCATCGTAGACGTGGAACGCCCAGGTGAAATTGGCCCGGTCGTACCGCAGCTTGTTGTTGTCGCCATCGCCTTGCAGGTCACCGTAGCCGGTCGAGAACTTCATACAGAAGTTGGGATCGCCCACCGCCGCCGTGTCCGGAGCCGCGGCTGCCTCGAAACCGACGTTGATGCCCGTCCGCCAGCTGCACTGGTCGAAACCGGCCTCCCACCACTTCGTCGCTCCACCCTTGACCTCTTGGAAGGTCTTGCGGACCATGTCGCAGAACGTCCGGAAGTCCTGGATGCCGTAGAGTGCGCGGTCGCTGTTGCGGTCGGTCCCACTGCCCCAAGTCGGACTGTAGGAGGTGGCGACCCGGCCCTCGAAATAGAAGTTGCGGTCATCGGTGATGGTCATTGCCGGCAGCACCACTTCACCGATCTTGAACCACTCACCACCCGGGTCCAGAACCTCGACCCGCAGCGACCAGTCCGCCTTGTAGCGGGTGGCGATGACCTGGGTGTACTCGGTGCCAGCGCCGGCCGGATTCCAGAAGATGCGGCTGCCGTTCTCGGCCGCGACGTGATCGAACTTGATGTAGATGCCATAGGTGCCCGCGGCGAAGCCGGTCAGGTCCAGGATGCGCAGCGCCTCGCCCTCGGCCGTGATGTACGCCTGGCGGATCTGCGCCCCGACCCTGCACGGCAGGATGGCAGCGCCCCGGGTCACCTGGAGCTGACTGCCCGCCGGATTGGTGATGGCGAAGCCTCTGACAATCCAGGATTGCTGCACCCCGGGCTTGGTCAGGAGCTGATCGACAACCTGGCGTCCACTCTCGACGACGGATTCACCCGCCGCAAACTCGAAATCCTCCAGGTCAACGCGCTCGTTTTCCTGCACCCGGATAATGCTCGTCGCCATGTTGTCCTCACACGAACTCGACTTCGCAAATCACGCCCGCAACCGTGAGCTGGTCGAGGTAGTAGATCAGGAAATGCCAGGGTTTGGCCAGGTACAGCGGATAGTAGTCCCACCCGGATGGCACCTCGGGCGTGTTCTGGACCGTGGGGTCCCGCAACAGCTGGGCGCTGTAGACCTGCGTGGCCTTGACCGCCAGCACGCGCAAGTAGGACAGGGTGGTGATGGGCAGCGGATTCCGGAGCGTGAGCGCCGTGCCCGCGAAGGACCCCGCATGGGACAGCACCCAGTCCAGCCCGGTTTCGTTCTCAAAAGCCGGGTGGACCTGCCAGTCCAGGTCGGGCTCAGAGGCAAACGACGCCCCGAACACCTCGCAGATGTTGGTTTCCTCGGGGACCTGAGTGGCCATGGTGGCCATATCTAGCAGGGTGCCCGGCTTCAGCAGCTTGGTGATGGTCCAGGAGCCGTTGTTCCCCAGGCTCGACCCGCTGAGCTGGAGCACCTTCCCCAGGTCATCCGGAAATCTCAAGCCAGGCCGGTCCAACACCACGCGCAGCGGGTTTGCGGAGTTGACCGTCGCCCCGTGCCGCAAGATGCCCTCGACCCGCACGACCTGGTTGCTGACCACCTCAGCAATCCGGAAGGACCCGTTTGCGTTGCCGCCATCGGCGTTGGCCACGACCGACCCCTGGACCTCAAAGGTCTTGCCCACGTCGAGCGACGCATTGAAGGACCCCGGGATGCCGGTGTCGAACCGGGTCGGCCAAGTGTACTGGGTCACGCCAGCGCTGCCGCGGGTCGCCCAGTAGTCGGTCAGGGTCTTGGCCCCAAAGTAGACCGCCTTCACGTCGAGGATCGGTGCTGCCGGTAGCGCTGCCGCCAGATTGCCGAACTCGACCTTGTGGTCGGTGGTCGTGGGGAACGCCGTGTAATCCCGGTCCAGGATAGAGACTTCCCACCCGTTGAGCACCAGGCGGACTTTCCCCCTCGCGGTTTTCTTGAAACCAACCTCGAAAAATGCTGACCCCCTCAGCGCTGTCAGCTGCGTTCCAATCGCAGCCCCGGTGAACACGTCAATGAAGCCCAGGGAGTAGTGCGTGGCGTCGATGTGCGCGACCCCCAGCGCGATAGCCCGCTCGGTGTCGTGCATGGCCAGGCAGATTTGCCGGCGATTGGAGGGGTCCAGCGTGCCCGCCAGTGGGATCTGCATGACCATCGAACAGCAGGCTTCGCTCTCGGGCTGGATGCGCGCCAGGTGCCTGTAGTAGGCCGGCCCGACCGATTGGATCTCGGTCCACTGGCCGGGGAGCTGGGTCACCTCGGTCGCCTCATTGGCGCCCTGGAAAGCCCACAGCTGCGTCCCTGGCGGGGTCTGGGTGGGGTACTCGATTTCGTAGTCCGCAGACGGCTTGGCAGACCTGCAATCGGTGTCCACCAGCTCGTCCTTCCAGCGGACCCCGCCCACCCCCAGCGGCGTATCGGCCACCGTGATGGCATCGTCGGCTGTGGCCGGCGCCATCTCCCCGCCTTCCAGGTACGACTTGCCCACCGGGCTCGCGCTGACCATGAGGGACTGCGGGAGCAGGATCTTGACCAAGCAGGGGTTGTTGATCAAGTCCTCGACGATCTCGAAATTCCCAACCCCCAGCAGCTCGGTCAGGAGCTGCTCGATCGACCAGATGGTCCCCCTGGGAGCGTAGGCCAGGGTCTTGATGATTTTCCGGAAGTCGTCGTCGCCGACTCCAGCGGCTCGGTTGATACCCAGGTTCCGGCCAACCGCATCCAAGTCGGAATCCCCGGCGTACTCCACCAGGAACGCCCGCCGCAGCTGGTCGAGCCGGCTCCAGCTCTTGGACAGGTCGAGCACACCCGCGCCCGCCTTGTGCAGCTGTCGGATGCCCGGGATCACCGCACCGTTGTCCAGGTAGTAGATCCCGGTCAGGGTGATCGGGGTCTTGCCCGTGTAGCGGTAGGCGATGCCGTCGATCCCGACCTTGCCCGCGGCCGGCCAATCCAGCGTGGTTTCCACCCGTAGGGTGGTCGCGCCCGCAACCTCCGGGTCCGTCAACCGGGTTGCCCGGATGCCGCCGAGCATCTCGCCGATGGTCGAGGTGTAGCCGCGCAGGAATCCGAAATCCTTGACCGAGAGCAGCGGCCCCAGCGAGGTCGTGAAGGACCAGGGGTAGGACGCCGAAAGTCCGGAATAGTCCTCGATGTAGATGCTGCACGCGACGGTGGCGGCCGCCGTGAAGTCCGGATGGGTGACCTCGCAGTGCCACCCGTTCACGATAGCCGTTGGGGTCAGCCCGAAACCCGGCTGGGCCACGCCGTTCACCACCGCCGGCACGCTCTCGATGACGACATCCAGAGTGGCCAGGTCGATTCCGGAGCCGGTGTCGATCAGGTTGAACTCGACCACGCGGTCGAGCAGCACGTTGGCACCGGTCGGCGCAACCCCGGTGATGATGGGGGCAGTCGAGTCCTCGGTTGTGAAGGACCAGGACAAGCTCGCCGGATTGCCCGCCACGTCCTGGGTCTGCACGCTCACCAGGAAAGGGGTCAGATCGGCCAGATTGCCGTTTTTCTTGATCCAGAACTTGTACCCCGGGAAGGACTCCGGAGGGGCTGTCAGCACGGTGATGTAGCTGGCAGCATCCCAACCCGCCTGGAAGCCATCGTCTGGGGAGCCGGTGCCGTCCCAGTCGTAGACCGTGACCCCGTTGACCTCGACCACGGTGTTGACCAGGTCGATTCCGGAGCCGTCATCGGTGGCCTTGAACTCGATCCAGCTGCCCACCGGCACGTCGATCCCGGTCGGGGTGTTGGCGAAGATGGTCGGGTTGACGCTGTCCTCGGTCTGGAAAGACCAGGAGAACTCGGCCATGACGTTGGGGAGGGGAGCCAAGTCCTGAGCGTTGACCTTCACGGGGATCGAGACGTAGTTGGGCAGGTCGGTTGCGGGGTTGATGGTCACCCGCCAGGTGCCCCCACCGATGTCGGTAATCGACCCGGAAAAGCCGGCCTGGAAAACCCCACCCAGGACGGCAGCCACGCCATTGACGGTCACGCCGATCGAAGCCGTATCCACACCCAGCTCGTCATCCCAGAGGTCGATGACGATGTCGGTGTCCCGGGCGACGCCCACGCCCGTAGGCGAATGCGCTGTCACCGCAGGCGGGGTGATGTCGGTCGAGAACTCGCCGAAAAAGAGGTCGGACACGGAGCTACTCCAGCCAGATAGTGCCTTCGGCCCCAGTGGTGCCCGGCGTACCGCCCGCAGCGGTCACGGCCTGGTCAAACCGCGCCTGGAGCGTGTTGACCTCCGGATGAAACCCCCGCACGTCCAGCACGGCCCCGGGCGCGATCGAAACCACGCTTGCGGAAAGGTCTACTTGCTCCCAGATCGCGAGCAAGTCCAGGCACAACGCGCGATCCATACCGTTGTGGATCTTGTACGCCACCATCACAGCCTCCCGTAGGCCCTATCGGCAAGGTCAGCGACCAAAACAGCCGTGCCGTGCGCAGCCTGCTCGACCAGGACATCGCCCGGCCGCAGTCCAAGAGTCGTGGTCAAGGTCGTGAACCACGGATAGGTTCCGCCGGCTTGGGCGTGGTCATCGTTGGCAGTGGTCCAGGAGCCGGATTCAGATACCACCCAGGTCTGCCGGATGGTAAACACGCTTCCGGAAGCCCCTGAAATGATGTAGACCCCGTTGTAGTTGGCGGTCCCTGAGATCGTGACCATAGCCCCATTGGCCAGGCCGTGTGCTCCGGCAGTTGTGACCTGCAAATACCCCCCACCCGAATCGGAAAACGACAGGATGGACCCGCTGGCCCCAGCCAGGTAGGGGATGGTGGAGCGCCACTTGACGGGGACGGAAGTGCCGTTGACCACGATGGCCGATGATGCCTTGTCCCCCCAGATGTGCCGGATGCCCACCATGTTGACGAAATTGGACTTGAGCCCGTCCAGGCGCTCCTGGCTCAGGTAATGGTTGTAGGTGCCGTCATAGTACCCAAACCACACCTTCCCCGCAGCGTCGAACCCCCAGGACACGTTCCCGGCCATGATCGTCGAGGTTGGCCCCAGCCCTTCCGGGATGACCGTGCTCTCGATAGTGATGGCCCCTGCGCTCGCATTCCAGTCCGCCACTGACCCAGCCACCCCATTCAGCGCCACCAGGCCGTACCCCGCGAAGGGCACCGCATTGGCCGTCACGACCAGGTGCCTGGTATTACCGGTCTGGTCGGTGAAGGCGATCGGGAATCCCGGGGCTGCCGCTTCCCGGCATGAATGCAGGAACACCGGGGATGCTCCCACACGGAGGGGCAGGGCAACGCCCGCGTTGTGCGAGTGCACGCCCAGATACCGGAAAATGTGGGGCGCTTTCTGGACATCGTCTTGCAGCGACAGGGCGTAATTGGGGGACGACAGCAGAGGTGAGTCGGTCCCCGCGATCCCTTTCCGGAATCGCAGCCCTGCGCTGCGGACGTACAGGAACAGCAAGTTGGGCAGCAGCGCTGGAGCCTGCCCCTGCTGGAGCAGCGTCGTGTCGGTGACCAGCACGCTGCTGGCGAAGTTGAAGATGAAATACTTGACCGAGTCCTGGGTGGAGTAGAACACCGCCACTTGGTCGGCGGCAGCTTCTGCGATGTCGAAAGCGGTCACATAATCGGCCGCAACCGGCAGCTCAAACGACACGGCCAAGTCATGCCGCTGCGCAATGAACTTGTTGCCCGCCGGGGTGTCGATCGTCCAGACTGCAAACACCTTGCCCAACCCAGAGCAATAGATCCCGTGGGGGATCAGCGCTCCGGAGCGGCTCGACAGCTGGGCTGGGGTCGTCAGGGCCATGTTACGCCGGTTCCTTCAGCGTGACCTGGCAGCGGACGAAACGGGTCTGGATGTCCCGCCGCCGGCAGATTTTCCACATGAAGTTTTCGCTCAGCGGGATTTCGTCCTCATAGACCTCGATCACCGTCGATGCCCCACTGGAGATGCTCTTGATCTTGAACCACTTGCGGTAGGTGGCATTCACCGATCCGTTGTAGAGCAGGAGCCAGTCCGCGCCGGTGTACTTCCAGCTTGCCACCACAGGGCTGATCGTGACGGTGTCATTCCAGCCGTCGCCATCGGTATCGGCTCCGGATGCGGCCGTGCGGGACCCCGCATCTTCGCCGCCCACGGTGAACTGCGCTCCATCGGCTACCGCCAGGATGCCGTAGAACTCATCCATGCCCGCATTGAAACCGGTGTCGAAGTTGGCGCTATTCACCCACCAGCTGTCGTCACGGTACGGGGTATGAAACTTGGTGAAGGGCCGTTCGATCTTGAAGTGGCTAGCGACCGCCAGCGGGATGCTGGGGGAAACCACTTGGAGGAAACCGCTATTCACGTCCTTGATCTCATAGGACATGACCGTCAGCGGCCGGCCCAGGTAGGGGAAAACGGTGGTCGCGTCGTCAAACCGGAGGAAATCCCCGGGACCGAAATTTGCGACTTGGTACGGCACGCTGACCTGGCCCTTATCCCAGGTCCCGGTCTGGCTCGACACATAAGCGGCCCCCACCTCAAACGAAACGCCGGCCACGGCATTGACCACAGCGTACTGGCCGTTGTAGTTGGTGGTGCCCGTGACAGTGACCGCATCCCCGTTGACCAGGGTGTGCCCCGCCGAATTGAATACCGCCTGCCCGCCATTGTCGGTGACCGAAGTGATGCTTCCGGTCGCCAAGCTGGAGAACGTCCGATCGACAGTGATCCGGGTGCCGGTCGTCTGCCCCGTGATCGTCATCCAGCCAGTGTAACTTCCGCCCGTCACTTGGGCGCGGGGGCATCTGATCTTTTTCCCGACCCATGCGATCAGGAAATTGGTCGATGTGGATTCGACGATGCTGGTGCCCGCGTAAAAGCGCACGACGGGGAGGCTGCTCTCGAAAATGGTTTCACCGGACACGCTGAGCAGGTCGGTGAAATTCCCGTAGCCGTTGGCGACACCAGTGGCATTCGCCACGGAGTCGAACAGGATCGCCCGGGGCTCGACACGGCACGCCAGGTAGTCGGGATCATCCCGATCCGATGGCATGAGTGCCGCAGGAGCCAAGGGCACGAAGCTGCTGTCGAATAGGGCCATAGTAGCGGGCTGGGCATAGTAGCCACCCACCGCATTCGGATTCTCCCGGTGCACCTTCCAGAAGCAGCGCCGCCGCTGGTGCTCGGGCAATGCCCTCAGATCGAAGATAATGGCCCGGGAAGCGCTATTGTCCGCAGGCCCCCAGTTTTGTGACCACGGATTCAACCCATGAGAATCGAAATACACGCCAGGATCGATGTACCCAGTTGCTCCGGACTTCTCGACCGGATCGTTGGCCGCCACGCCGTTGAATGCCTTGGTTTCCCTGACCAGGTCCCAGGTCTTGCCGTCGCGCGACGAGTAGAGCTTGTAGACCATTGACGGCATGAAGTAACCGGCATTCACGAAGTAGTTATCGTAGGAGACGTAGCCAGTCGCGGGGATGTTGCGCAGCCGCCATGCCAGATCGTTTTCATCGGCGGACCACACCGAGTCCAGGATCACCGTCGCGCTGGGGGAAGCCCCATCCAGAGCGGTGATAACCTTGGCCGTGTTGTTCCCCCCAGTAGCAGCGCCCTCGATCCGGATCGTTTTCCCCACGTCGGCGCTTGTGAAGATAGCGCCCTCATTGGCAGTCGCCTTGCCCACACCGGTCACGTTGAAAATGTCCAGGCCCGTCACAGCTCCAGACGCTTTCGCGTACTCGTCATGGATGCGCAGCGTCACCGCATAGTGGGGGTTGGCGGGGTTGTTGAGCAAATGGGTGGAGAAATTCACCCCATAGTTGGTCTGGCCAGTGGCATTGTAGTGAGTTGCTTCCGCGATCCCGCGAACTGGGACAGGCCATGCCTGATCGTTGGCGTCATCAACGTAGCCGCCATCCCACCCGCCCACCATATTCCAAAGTGATCCTATACCGCGTACCGGCTCGTCCAGCCGCAAGACCGTGGGCCTGGAGTGGCTGTCGATCTCATAGTGCGCAGTCATCGTGTTGTCTTTGATCCGACCCAGCGCAGCGACGAACGTCATGTTCTCGTCGATGACAAACTCGTCCGCTTGTGCCGTGCCCCCTCCCTGCTGGTCAAAGCGTGCAAGCAGCCCACATTCCATCTCCATCGGGAAATCGTGCACCCGCTTGGTTCCGTGGCCGAGCCAGCCATCGCCGGGGACGTTTTCCGCATGGGGGCCACCAGCTGCATTCCGGAAATCGCAATCTGCCCAAGTCTGATTCAGCGGGGCCATTTTCCAGCCCAATGATGTACCTCCCCAGCGGTAGGAAACCCAAGGCCAACAGGTGAGCATTCCCCCATTTCGGGCTAGGACGGCATCGATGGTATCGGAGTTGAAATACCCCGCTACAAATTCAGTGGCGAGCCCCAGGCTGTCGAACTCGCTGGATAGGAGGGCACTCCCGATCCAGCCGGGCCAGTATCCATCGGGGCTAACGGGGACAATGGCGCCTCCCACATAGCACGTCCCGAAATAGGTGGTGTTGACGGGCTTGACATCGGTGAAGATTCGGCCGTAGTACGGTGAGCCTGGACCGTTGTTGGACGACCTCCAGAAGATGTATATCTGGCCCGTCTTGGGTTCTTGGATGATTCGGGGGCCATTAAGAGTCGCGCCCCCGGTCGGTACCACCATCGCAGTAGGCCAGTTGTTGGCTCCGACGCTCCTGTGGTAGCGGGTGATGGAGGGGGTAGCCCAGTTGTAGATGCGCGTGAAATACTGTTCGACGCTGCACCCCGCGCAGACCCAGACGTTGTCGTGAAAGACGCTGACCCCAGACCCGTTGACGTTCGGCATCTTGGTCACGGTCACGGCATGAGGAGCGCTGAAAGTGTAGCCCCCACCCAGCGCTGCATTCAGGATCTCGGAAACCTTGTCCGACGAATTGGGATCAAACCTCACAACACCCGTGCGGCCCTGGGGAATCCAGTACAGCTTGCCGGTGCTGTCATAGTCGGCCGGGGTCGGGACATAGGTTTCCGTCGTTGGGTCCGAGTTGGTCGGGATGGTGTTGGTAAAGTAGCAGTCCGCGTGCGGAGCGCTGAGGGCGCCTTTCTTCATCTGCAACCCGGTCTGCGGACCGGGAATGTAGGGAGAACCCGCCAAGGTCAGTTGGTTGTTGCTGTCCACCGAGGCGACCAGAGCTTTGACCTCGCCGGCCTCCCCATCCTCGAAAGTGATCCACTCGCCGGCCACCACCTCGGCCAGCAGATTGGCATTAAGGGCCGGATTGGTCACGGTGACGTTGTCCGCAGCCAGATCCCAGGAGTCGGTGCCCGTGAGCACGGTTTTCTTGTGGATGATCTTCCAGGTCGCCCCGCTGTCCTCGGTGTACGCCAAACCGCCCGATTGCACGCCGTCGCTCCCAAACAGAATCCAGACGCGACCAGCCACATAATCGCAGACCACGCCCCGGGCATTCTTGGACGGCATTCCCAGCGAGCCCATGCTGGCTTGCTTGCCCCACTTCGCCGTGCAATCGGGGTAGCGGGCATTCCCGCCGGGAGCCGGGTCGATCTGGTAGACGCAGTAGCCGACCGCATCGACCGCGTCATTGGTGGTGACCCAGAGTTTGCCGACATTGTCCACCGCGATGTCCCGCCAGTGTATGATTCCGGAAGGCATATTCGTGATGTCATTGTCGGCGTAGGGGTAGTCGTACCCCTCGTTGCACAGCTCTTTCCACCGGAGCAACCCATAAGGGGCGTAAGTCGTGTTCTCCTCCCCCAAATCGAAGATCGCCCACCGGCAGGCTTGCTGGTCGTGGATAGACCGCATTGCGGGCCGCTTGTGGAGGGTGGTCGAGGCCAGCGCCTGAATCCGCTCGGTCATCCCAGTGAGATAAAGGTCGAACCCAGTGAGAGGGCTCAGATTCGGGCTCCAGGTGCTACCGTGGCTGTACCGACGACGCCGGAAAAAGTATTCCGCGATCGGTCCAGTCCGGACTTCCCAGTAGCAGCTTCCGGACGAAAAGCTCTGGTGGATGGTACTGGCATCCGTCTGCGCGCGGCCTGAGCTGACCCCAGTGATCAGGAAAATCCCAATCGAAGTCGGCGCGGAGTTATCCCAAACTGCAATGTACTTATTGATGTCATTGGTCGTGAACTGGTAGAAATTGTCGCTCACCTCATTGGAATTGAGCGTGGAGCCTGACTTTTTCCCCTCGATGCTCCCTTCCCGCATCTCCCAGGTCAGGCTGGACTCAGCGGCCAGCAAACGACCGCAGAAACCGAACTCGGCTGCAACGTAGGCGCCGACGATCTGGAAGGACGCAGTGGCCTGGTCCGCATTGACGACCGTGTACGTCCCATTGTAGCTGGTAGTGCCGGTGATGACGACCTGGTCACCATCTTTGAAGGTGTGGCCAGAGAATACCGTGGTGCCCGGGAGCAAGACATTCAGCTTGCCGCCTCCGGCGTCATTGACTTGGACGTAGTAGGTGGACAAGGTTGCAATGCCGCCAGCCACCGCTTGAATGAAGAACGTGTTGTTGTTGACCGAGTTGGTAGCGTCCTTGACCTTGACCTTCCGCCCTACGTCGGCAGACGTGAACGTGTAGCCGCTATCCGAAAATTGGTTTGTCGCTGCGATGGTCCCGGTGTCGGTGTACGTCGCCAGAATCGGCTGCCCAGTACCACCGCTTTTGGTGATGTAGACCTGATAGGCCATCGTATAGCTGCGGTTCTCCGGAGGGCTGTAGACCCCCTGCATCGTCAGATTGCCCTGCGACACCGCCACCTGGCCCGACTCATTGAAAAACGCTGAGCGTCCGATCGGGTGCTTGAAAACATTGCCGATCGTGGTCCCAGGCAAATCAACCGAGGTGATCAGGGGCCTGCCGAAAGTGGATGCTGGGAAATTGCCGACCGTATTGGGGTCAAACCAGCTATCCAGGTGGTAGACCGCCAGATTGGCTATATTGTAGGAGGGATCTGCCATCGCCACATCTTGGCCGGCCACCGGGTTATTCCATTCATAAGTACGGAACGTCTCAAAATCCCGCACTTTATAATCCGGGCCATTTCCAGGAGTGATCCAGGGCTCTCGGTAGGTGCTGTCATTCTGCTGGAGGTAGTAATGCAGTGGATTCCACAGCATCAGGCTGCGCTCTTTGTAGTAGCGCATTCCGGAGAATCGGTTGAACCCCATGCTGGCGAACAGCTGAGCATAGTAGGGCATCGTGCCGGTGTAGACCAACCCATTGAACAGCCACGTTCTGATAGCCGCTTGGGGCGCTGCGTTGATGGGGCAGAACACGGCATCGTCCCCCACCCTGAGCGTGGCATTCCCAAACGAAACGACAGCGGCTTTGGTCTGCGGGGATTTCATGGTCACACCTCGACGAACGTGAGACGGTAAACGACCTCAAAGGTCTGCGTATTGGACTGGTAGATGTCGCTCGACAACTTGGTCGCCGCCAAGCCATGCCAATAGCGGCAGTAGGTATATGAGGTGGCCTGGTCGTTACTCACCCCCAGAGACACGATCCGGATTGTCCTCCCTGGCGCTGCGGGAGCTGCGAACGTGTAGCTGTAGGTCCAGTATTTTCCGGTGTAATTGATGGAGGCAGTGAGCACCGATGACGCGCAAGTGTCAGCATAAGTAGCCACAAAGGCAGACCACATCTCATGGATTGGCTGGTTGTGGTTTGACAGAAAGATGCGGCAGGCATTCGAGAGGTTTCGCGGACTGTATTGGTAGTAAAACCAGTATTTCCAGAACGTGCGGAGCACGTCATTGTGCTGGGAATGCTGAGCGACGATCTCACCGGGCGCAACGGGCACGGCGGGGATGAATAAACCCCGCTTCGCGTTGCACGCAGGGCACGAGTAGATTTGCAGCGCTGCATCCCACTCCAGCCGATCCCCGCACGCCCTGCATCGGGGCAGCTCACGAGTAGCGCACTGCACCCAGCCCTTGACCTGTGGCAGGATGGTGCCCCCGCCAGCTTTCCGGAAAAGGTCGAAAACTTGCGAGGCTTTGAGCGCGCCTTCCGGCGGGGCGATGTGCGTCAAATTCATTTCCAGCTCCTACGGTCCAATGGGCGGGAATGAGCTGTCCATCCAGACCAGCTCTATCCCGCTTCCGGAGAATTGACAGTTGAGGGCTTGGGGGGCACTTAGCTTCACCGGCGGGTACGTCACATCGGTTTCCAGCTCATTTACCCCACCGCCCCCCAGCGCAACCTGGAGGTGCTCAGCGACACTGTTGGCGCCGAGCAAGGTCTGCGCACCCGCTACTTCCGACCGGGTCACATTGGAATGCCGGTTGTAATCCGGGTTACCCAAGGAATCCTGGGCAATCCACATCCAGTATTCCGGAATCACCGCGTAGGACGCCCCTGGGGTGATGGCGTAGTCGGTGAACTCGACGTAGTCGGTTCCGGGGGGCATGGGGGCGAAGCCGAGCACATCGGGGACCCCGCCCCAGAACTTGACCACATGGTAGCCGACCAGCAGCCAGCTCTCCAGGGTCTTGGTGGGCCGGAGAATGCGCAGGGTCACCGTCGCCTCATTCAAGGTGCCGGACACGATCCCAGGCGCAGGCGCCGCATCATAGGGCGCCATGTGCTCTACCTCCCCCGAACCGGAACCGCCCAGCGACACACTGGCATTCTCGATCTGGAATTTCTTGATCGGCGGGTAGGAAACATCGGTGGCCACCTCACCCGCGCCGGCCCCACCTATATTCGTCCGGACCGCCGTGTCCAGGTTCCGGAGCTGGGACTGCGTTGCGGGGGTGTCCCCGGGGTCAGCCTCCATCCAGTAGATCAGGCCGTGTCGGACGAAATAGATGATCACCTTGGCCCGGGTTTCGTCGTAGACCAGGCCCACTTGCTTCCCAGGGACCGTCAATACTTCCGGACCACGGGGGTCCAGCACCTGGAGGTAGACGTTGCCCGGACCGTCGAAAGCCGGGGGCAGCCCTGTACCGTCGTCCAGGTGCGTGCGGGCTGACCACCAATAGGTAGACGCCTTGATCATCCGGGGGACCCCAAGGTCACCCGTGGTCGTCAGCCGCTCCATCCCCACCCGGAACTGGTAGTCGAGCGTCTCGGACGGCGCCTCCGCGTGAACTTGGTAGAGGGCGCCGATCGTGAGCGGGGCCGGCGGCGTGCAGACCAAGCGATACCCGCCCGCGTGCGAGATGTAGCGCCCGCCCCAGGGGCTGTGGAATCCGGAACCACTGTCCCAGACCACCGACCCGTTCACCTGGACCTCGGTGGGGGCCGTGGTGAAGTCGAGCATGAGCTGCTGGTTTTGGTCTACCAGCTGGTCATTCGCAGTTGGGGCAACGGCAGTGATCGTCATCGGCTACACCGGCGGCGGCAGCCGGTCTAGGCTGCGCGGTCCTGTTTTCCAGCGTGGCGGCAAAACGGAGCGCATCGCGAACGTCGAGAGGTAGTGGCTGGCCAGCATGACCGTGAGCACTGCCGACAGCAGCACGGTTTCCACCGTGTCCACATCCCGGACCAGGACGTTGTGGCCGCTGGCGGTGTCGAGGCACGGGCTGTAGACGACCAACTTGGTCGCGGACTGGGGGTAGCAGTCGATCCCCTGCCCCGGCACTCCGGAGTAGCAGGGGGCATCCGCAGTGGTGCCGGTCAGGCCGATGTGGACCCGGTGCCGATGCCCCAAGGCAAAGGTGCCGGTCAGCTCCAACCGGTGCCCGCCGTCGTAGGCGACGTAGAGCGGGCTCAGAGCCGTGACCGTCAACGCCATCAGATCACCTGGATGTTGGCCGACGTGGTCCGGGCCAGCTGGTTGTCCAGGATCGTTACATCAGAAGTCGGGGCACTGAAAGACGCATTCATCACGCCCTGCACGGCCATCACCCGCTCGACCAGCTCATAGAAGATGACATCGCCCGAAATGGCCAGGCCGTTGATGTAGGTCTTGATCGCCTCGCTGACCTGGCTCCGGACGGTGTCCCCGTCGTAGCCCTCAGCGATGAATAGGGCGACACCCACGTTCTGGAGCAGCACCTGGGGCACCTGGCAACGGACGATCACACCGGCCGCCCTGTAGCCCGGGTAGGTGGTCCGATCGGCCGGGTCGCCGTCCACGATCTTCTGCGCCAGCGCCACCAAGCCGGTGGCGTAGGTGTAGGTCGCCAGCACGATCTCGCCCGCGGTCAGGGCCGGGTCGAACACCACCTGGCCAGTCGCCTCATTCAGGGCGTAGTCGGTGCCCGGCGCCAGCACGCCACGGGTGCTGCTGGTCAGGATGCAGGCTGGGGTCAGGTACACCGGCTTGTTGTCCAGGTAGAGCTGGGTTTCGCCGCCGATCGCGCCGCCCCCGGTCATGTCCTCGCCGGTCGCAGTCGCGTACTGCTCAGCCGTGCCCTGCCCATCGTCGATGTAGAGGGTGACGTAGCCGCGGTTGATGGGGTCCTCGAAAGCCGTGGCGAACTTGATCTCGGCGCCCGTGACCGGGTCCACCGCCCCCAGCACCGCCGTCTCCAGCGACAGGATGGTGCTGCGGGCCAACGACGCCACCCAAGCCTTGAGCCGCTTCCGGAAAGCGTCGTCGCTCTCGCGGTCCGCCCCGTACAGCGTCGGGTCGATGTTGGTCACCTCGGTCACGCCGGCCGGCTTCTGGTCGAACTTGATGATGGTGCCCGCGGCCACGTTCCCATCGGCCCCGGCCTCGACCGCGACGACCGTGGCCGAGATGTCCCGGCCAACCCCGTGGCCCGGGACCAGCTCGGGGCTGGTCGGGGCGATCGTGGCGCTCACCGTGGTCTGGAACATCACGCCGCTGGCCGTCTTGACCTTGGTTCCGGAAGGGATGGTGGTGCTACCGACCGTGCCCGTCCGGCTGAAAACCACTTCTCCAGTGGCCTTGGAGGCCGTCAACCGGGGCAGGGTGCCCGGCTGGATGTCCTTGGCGCGCTCGTCCAAGTCCTCCCCGGTCGCGCGGTCGATCGAGAACAAGTCCTTGAGCAGCAGCATCTGATAGCCCTGCTCGGCCATTTGCCGACAAAAGATGGCCAGCAGGTGCTTGGCAATCGACGTGTCCGAAACATCGCTGAGCCCGGTGCGGGCTACCAGCATGGACAGCGCTTCGCTCAGCAGTTGTTCGTACTGGGGGATGGTTGGTTGCGGCATCTATGCTCCAACGGTCGTGTCCAGGCTCAGTGGCTGCGCAAACCCGCGCACCTCAGCCTGGATGTCAACCAGCAGCTGGTCTGTGGTGCCCTCCGGCTGGGTCAGCTCCACGTCCCGGACCGATGCGATGCGCCCATCGGCGGCAATCGCCTCAGAAATCCGGAAGCGGAGAATCTCCAGGTCGGCCGGCGCCAGCCCCAGAGCGATGATGCGCCGCATTCCCACGTTCCGGTACAGGATGTCAGTCCCGCGCTCGGTCCGGAGAATCGAGGTCATGGCCTGCTTGAGGTTGTCGATCCCCGACCGGGTCTGCACGTCCAGCCGTCCGGAATCGAGGTCAATCGGCACCTCAAACTGGCCGTCCGGTTCCTCGACCAGGGCGATGTCCCGCCCCAGCAAGTGCACCGGCGCCGGTTCCGTCCGCTTGACCCCCAGTACGGGCTGGGGCAGGGACTCAGTGGCCGGCTGTGAGAAGTTGGGGATGATGATCTTCTCGCCGATGCCAAGCACACCGTCCAGAATCTCGTCATCGCTGCGCCGCTCGACCGCGGCCGCGCTCGCCTGCTCATTGACAAAGGGGGGCCGCAGCCCGTTGGCGACCGCAATCACTTCCCACAGGCGCGCATCACCCAGGAATGCGGCCGCCAGGTTGACCAGGGTGTCGCCCTGGGCAACTTCGTACTCCCGGACGCCAGTGTACCGCGGATAGACCCGCTGCGCGCCTAGGTCGCCCTGAGCCATCTTGACCTCGCCTGGGGTCATGGTGGTGCCCAGGCGGCCCACCTCGGTCAGGGATGCCGGGGGGTCCGCAGCTTCTGCGGTCGCTGTCTCGCTTGCCGTGGCGGTCAGGAGCGGGTTGCGGGCCTCGCTGCGCTTCCGCAGCTCGATCTCGGCCGGCGTCTCAAACGCTTCCGGATGGGACGCCAGCAGGGACAGCCCCTTGATCATGGCGACCAGGGCGTGGTTGACGAAACCCTTGGACAGGTCTGTCCAGGCCACCGGGATGGCCTGCGCCGCCGACACCGTGGAAACCGCGTTGTCGATCATGTCGAGCAGCGCCGAGGTCACGGCCAAGGGCGATTGGATGAGGTCGGTGGTGCCGTCCAGAAAGTCCTGGGCCGCACCCATCACGCCGTTGCAGCCGTCCACGATCTTGGCGATGTCGGTGATCACGCCCTTCAGCTCGCCCTGGAGCCGGGACAGGTCCAGGAGCCCACCGGCCAGGATGTCGATCCCCGCCTTGACGCACGGCCGCAAGTCCTTCAGCAGCTTCAGGACGGGGTTGTCCTCCTTGTCCCAGGCCACGGTCAGCTGGCCGGCTGGCGCAACCGCCAGCAGCTCGATGTTGTACTGGTACAGCTGGCTGCCGGCGCTCCGCTCCAGCTCAAACCGCTGGGGGACAACCAGCCAGCTTTCCTGGTCGCGGGGGTTGTGGAAGAACAGCTTGGTGCCCCCGGCCGTGGCCGGATTCTTCTTCAGCTGGCCGTAGGTCCGGAAAACCGCGTCCTGGAGGTACTGGAAATGCCGCTGGCCGCTCAGCTTGTCCGCGACCGCCGACATCAAGGTGCGGCTCCAGTCGCGCTGGTCGGGGGTCAGGGCGTTGAGCGCGCCCGTGCCCGTGCCTTTCAGGTCCCGCGGCGCCCAGCCGGTGTGGCCGCGCAGCCGGATAGTGCGCTGGACGATGCCGTTTTCCTCGACGTACAGGCCGCCGCCCTGGGTGGGGGTGGCCTCGACCGTGAAGGGCTCCCCCATGCTGTACCCCTGGGGATTGACCACCAGGGGGAACGTGAACTCGGTCTGGGCGGCCCCCCGGGCAACCTCCGGGGGGACGTGCAGCTCGAAAAAGTACAGCATTTTCTTGAGGAAATTCCGATCACCCGTGACCGCCTGCCGGTTCAGCTCGGTGACGTAAGCCATGAGGGAGTAGGCCATGGCCCAGTAGGCTGCCAGGAATCAGGAACAGTGGCAACCCCTGGGCTAGGCCGCCCGGGCTTCGGTTTCGATCTTGGTCGGGACGCAGCGGCTCAGGCAGGTTTCTTTCACGCCCTGGTACTCCCCGTGCCGCTTGACCGTCCCCTTCACCAGGTAGGTCCCGCCAATGTCCAGGCCCACATTCCGGCTGGAAGCCCAAACGAACCGGTGGCCGGCGGCATCCGTGAAGCGGTAGAACGTGGTGACCCCGAAATCCCCCAGCCACTCGTGCTGGCCGGTCAGGGTCAGCGTCCAAGTCTCGCGCTTCCCCACCGTCCCCACCCAGTCGTTGTTGACCCCGGCCTTGGCCGCCTCAGCCGCCGCAGCCTTCGCCAGGACCCGGTTGTGGGCGTTGATCATGCTGGCCGCGAGCCCGCTGGTCTGGGCCGTGGTGACCCCGACTCCGGAGAGCACCTTCAGGTCGTGCTCGTAGGAGTTTTTGGGGTCGAGGCCAGCCGCCCACGCGAGAGCGGCCGCAGCCGCCGCCTCGTGTTTCGCGGTGGGCTCGACTTCCCGCTTCCGGAGCGCCTCGCAGACCCTGCACACCGGCTTGGTGCAGGTCAGGAGGTGGAAGGCGTCATCCGCGGTGGCTGTCGTGCCGTCCATCCGGTCCCGGGCCGTGGCGCGCGACACCCAGCCCCAAGCGCTGGTCAGGGCCGCCACCTGGGACAGGAACAGTGGCATCGGAAGGACCCAGGGGGTGTTGGCCAGGCCGCCCTCGCCCCACTCCTCCCCGACCGCGTCCGGAATCCCCATCAGGAAGGTGGCCAGCTGGGCCAGGTCGCCCGGGTCATCGTGTCCCAGGAAGTCCGCCAGGCACTGCCGGCCCACCCGCTTGATCTCCCCGCCCTCGTGCCGGACAACGAACGTGTCGTGCCGCTGCCGGACTTTCTGGCAGTGGTCGCACTCCGGTCCGGAATCCCACAGCTCCGGCGGCACCGTCTCCCCGGGGACCTCCCGGACGATGGCCGGCCCCAGGTCGAAATTCAGGACCCCGATCAGGCTCCAGCCGGCCAGGCTGGGGGCCTCACCATTGACCTCGACCGCGACCAGGGGGAGCACCTCGTTTTTGCGGAAGGGGTGGGGGCGGGACCGCTTGACATCCAGAACCTGCCGCCAGGCGAAGGGCGTGCCGCACTTCGCGGCAGCCTTTTCGATCCGGGCCATCTTTTCCGCAAACCGGGGGAGGTTCGCTTCCGGAATCAGAAAACTTGCCCACATCGCGCGCCTCCTTTCCTCACAAGAACAATATACGGCATTTTGCCGTAACATGCAACTTTATTTTGGGCAAGGGAGGTTTCGTCACAGGGGCAGGTTGTTTCAGAGTACGGGGAAGGTAACCGGCGGGCCGGCGGTGTTGATGGCGATGCCGCCGAGCCCAGCCGATGCGTGCTGGACCGCGGCAATAGCTGCGGTAGCATCGACCTTGGACAAGCTGCCCGCCACGTTGGCGACGAATACCGGCAGCAGCGCGGCCAGGAGCGTGGCCAGCCCTGGGGGTGGGGTCACCGAGGCCAGCGGCGGGGCCAGCGGCCAGATGGCGACCGCAGCCAGTGAGATGCCGCCCCAGTAAGCCGCCAGTGACGCGACGTACAGCGCTGGACCGGCTCCAGGCGCCGACATCCCGGCCAGCGCCGCTTGCATCGCCAGCCGGGCCGGCTCGGTCGTGCCGGGCACCACGGGCACGCCCGCAACCGTGGCCCCCTGGAAGTAGTTGTCCCAGGCCGTGCTGAGATTCTCGGCCGCCACCAGCTCGTCGAGAGTTTCGACCAGGGCAGCCAGCTCGGATGCGAGAACGCTTTGGTCGAGCATGTCACAAGTCCGGAGTCTTGAGCTTGCTGCTCTTGATGGTGGGGTCCCACGGGGGCACGACCAGCACAGGCGCGGCCGGGCCGCTCGGCCCCCAAGCGGTCGGGTGGACGTGCGGGTTGTAGGTTTCCAGCGCCGTTTTCAGGTTGCCGTACAGCGTTTCGAGGTGCTCGCTGATCGTCATGCTGACCGCGCCATCACCCAGCGTCGCTTTGGCGTTGGCGTCCTTCCCCTCGATCTTGAGCGCGGCCCCCGCTTCGATCACCAGCTCCAGCAGCGCCTTGGTGATGGCCAGCTCGGTCACTACCTGGGGGCTCGCCGGGTTGCTCATGTCCATCAAGGTGACGACGTACTGGGCATCCTGGGGCAGCGTGTGAAACTGGCTTCCGGAGCCATCGGTGGGCGGCGCCTTTTCCTTGCCGTTGGGCTCCAGCTCACCGGCGTTGGCCTGGGTCGTATCGACCACCCAGTCCCCGTTGTCGGCTACCCCGTAGAATACGCCGTGGTGTTTCCAGAAGTCCGGATCACCGTCCACAGCTTTCAGGCGCATCCGGTTGCCGACCGCCTTGTCCTCGTTGCCCACGTCGTTGGCCGGGTGCGGCAGCGCGCCCAGGATGACCGGCCGCGTGTGCGTGCCGTCCAGAAAGCCAACCAAAACGTGGTCGCCATCGACGTTGGCCAGGTTGGTGCCCTTTTCGATGTCCAGGGTCCCACCGGTGATGTCGAATGACGCTGCCCGGGGCTTCCAGATGCGGCCGCTGTGCAGCCCAGACCGGTCCTGGACCACCGGGACCGCCCGCAGCAGCTGGTAGCGGATGCTGGGCTGGCCGCTGTAGACCACCACGTCGCAGTAGACCCCGATCGCCTTGTCCTCGGGGGGCACCGGCGCCGCGTCGTCGTCGGTGACGTAGGTGGTGACGACCACGCCGCGGAGCATCAAGCCGCGCGGGTTGCCCATGTCCTGCTGACTCCGCTTGTGCGGGATTCCGGATTGCAGCAGCGTGCCGGTGCCGGTGACCCGGCTGGTCAGCTCTTTCATGGGACCCCCGCGCTCACCGGGTAATCCACACCGGGCTGGGCCTCTGCTCCTGGAGCGTAGTCGAATGCCTTTTTGCCCAGCGCCCGCAACAGGGAGTCATCGGTCCCACGCCAGCCGCGGGTGATGCCCCCGGTCGTCCGGATACCCTGGCCAAACGCCCAGTTGTGCTGGATCGACTCGATATAGTACGTCTCCTGATCCTCCTCCCCGTACTGGCCGGGAATCCGGAGTCGCCCGCCCACGCGGATGTCGGGGCGGCCCACGCCTGTCGTGAACGTGCCGTTGAGCAGGTAGGGGTTAAGGCAGTACCAGTCGCGGACGCGCTCCCGCAGCTGCTCGGCCACGGCCGGGTCCATGCTGACATAGGACGTGGTCAGGTCGAACCGGCGCAAGCCATGGGCTTCAATGTCGTTTTTGTCCCACAGAGGGGCATTCAAGTCGATTGAGCCGCTGCCGGCTGTGCCTTGCAGGATCAAGGGCGAGACGAAAAAGGCGTTGTACCGCTCCAGCCCGCTGCGGCCGGTGCTCAGGTCGCGCAGCTGCTGTCGCGGGATGGTGTAGAGCGGCAGCGAAAACCAGGGGGAGTCCTTCCCCGCGTCCAGCCGGGGGAAGGGCCGGTCACGCAGCGTGACGACCATCCGCGACGATTGCGGAGTCAGCTCGGCCTCATTGACCTGGTCGATCGCCTGCGCGGGCAGCAAGTCCGCCCACAGCTCGCAAAACATCGGGTCCGACCACTCCCGGGCCAGCGCCCAGCAGTTGCCGTCCGGAAGCAGGAAATTGGCGCTGGCCGCAATGCGGTGGGGCTGCCGCTTCTGCCCGGGCGCCACGTCGGTCCGGAGATCGAAGTTGGTCACCAGGGTCGGGCCAGTCGTATTGGGCATCTCCTCCGGTATCGTCCAGTTGGCGCGGCCGCGATCCCCGAACTCCTGGAGAAACCCCTTAAGAATCAGGTCTACCGCCTCGTCGATGGCCAGCTCCATGATGGTGTTGGGGCCGGTCATCAACTTGTAGGCGAACGTGCCCGCGACATTTTCCGACGTGAACCGATTGAACCAGATGGGGGTCAGCTCCCAGACCTTGGTGAAGTCCCGGCCAGTGATCGAGATAACCTCGGTAGTGGCGCCCGACCCACCCACTGCCAGGTCCCTCCGGATTTCATCCACCATCCCGCGCATGACGTGCCAGCGCCGGCCGTGCCGGGTGAACGTGATGTCCACCCAGTCGTCATCCACGACCTTGTCCAGCAAGTCCTCCCAGCCCTTGGTTGGCTTGGCGGCCAGGCTCCAGGTTCCGGAACCGGCCGACAGACTTTTCTGGGTCTGGACCGACAGCAGACACGGTCGCTGGTCGCCCAGGCGCTGGCCCGTAAACTCGCTCATGCCCGCGCTGAGCAGCACCACCGGGTCGGTGCCCCGATGGTAGATGGTGACCTCAGCGGATGATGTTTCAGAGCCCTGGAAGGATGGCATCAATCAAATCCTATCGAGTGCTTCCGGACCCAGTCGCGCATCGCGTCGATCAGTGCCGGCAGCTCCACCGTGATCTGCTCGACCTTTTCGGTCAGCTTGGTGATGGTTGGGCCGATGTTTTTGGTGAAGGTATTGTTGACGTTGGCCGTGGCGCTTTCCATGTTCTGCGCCGCAGTCAGCATCTGCTCACCAGCAGCCAGTTGCTTGTTCTGGATGGCGGCCTGGCGTTGCAGTGCGGGGGCGGCTTCTTTCATCAACTCGGCCACGTTGCCCAGCAAGTCCTCGGGGCCTTGCATCCCCTTGACGCGCTCAGCCAGGATCTGTTGCAGCTTGGCCGTGTCCTCGGGGGTCGCAGTTCCCTCCAGATGCCGCTGCACCATCCCCGACTCTTGCCATCCCATCTTGACGCCCCAGCCGGACAGCGCTTGGCGCAGACCGAGCTGCCCCAGCTCACCACCACCGGACGCCTGGACGATTTTCCGGAAAAAGTCGGTCATCTGCTCGCCGCCAAAGCCGCCCTGCTCCAGCTGGGTCATGCTCTTGACGTAGCCCCCGACTCCCCCACCCTTGAAGCCACCCAGCGTCTGCATCGCCAGGATGTCCATCGGGCTCTGGATCATGCCCCGGCCGGCCAGGCCCTGAGCAGCTCCGGAAACCGCAGCCCCGACTGCAAAGCCGCGGGTCGCCCCCAACCCCATCCCGGATGCCGCCCGGCTCATGTCCCCGATGCTGACTGGGTTGATCGGCATACCGGTCTGCTGGAATTGCTGGATGCCGGCGGCCATGATCTGCATGTACTCGGGCACCTCGCTGCCCCGCAGACCCATCTCGACCGCATCCGACAGCGACTTGGTCATCGCCTCAGCGGCATTCATGCCACCCATGCCCGCGATACCCCCGCGGCGTGCCCCGCGCAGGAAGGCTCCGGAGACTTCCGGGCCAACCCCATACCCCGTTTGCGCGGCAAACCCGGTCTGGATCATCCCCTGGCGCCGCATCTCCGCGAACGTGCCCCCACCGGCCTGGGAGATCGCCCCCGCCGCCTGGAGCGACTCGATCGCATTCATACCGGCGTACTGGCGCCCAGCACCCCGGATCACCTCCTCGATCCCGCCGCGGTAGAACTTCGCCTTGGTCGCTTTCTCGGCTGCGGCCATCCGCCCCTTGCGGACCCCCTCAGCCTCACGCGAAAACTCCAGGACTGCCTGGCGCTCAGCCTCCCCCTGGGTCAACCCCCGGGGGGTAGGCCCGCCGGCTTCCGCCGGCATGTGGGCTATGGTGGTTTCGGACTGAGGCATCAACTGAAGCCCAGGGGCCGACAGCCGCGCTGCTCGCTCCTGGATCGACATCCCCTTGTTGGACACGGTCTGGCGGCCAGCCGCAGCTCGGGCCGCCTCGATCTGCCCCGCAGTCGCCCGCTGCGTGAAAAAGCCCTTTTCCATCCCGATCTGAGGCAGCAGCTCCCGCAGCGCCGTTTGTCGCTGGAGGGCCATCCCGGCAAAGCCGGCCGTGGCCTGGAGCTGCCCCGCCAGGACCCCGCCAATGAGCGGGATGCCCTGCGCCGCAGTGGCCAGACCCTGCATCCCCTGGAATGGCGTTTGGGCCATACCGCCCAGGATCGTCTTGGGACGCTCGTAGAGCATCCCCCGGGCTGCGCCACCGATTGCAGCGCCGGCCGCCTGCTGGAGGGCGCCTGGGCCTCGCTGGATAAGATTTCCGCCCGGGACTGCCCCCTGGAGCAAACCCTGGAGGAAAGCCCCCCGGGACAGGATCACCGCCTGTTGGTAGCGGACAATCTCGCCCGCTTCCTTGCGGTGCTCCTGATTCAGCGATTTCAGCTCAAACCGCGTGTTCCTGATCTGGTTTTGGACCCGCTTGAGGTTGTCCGCGAACTCGTTGTAGGCGTCGCTGCCTTTTTTGACCTTTTCCAGCTCATTCAGCGTGGCGTTTTGCTGCTTGGCCAGATCCGCGAGGCGCTGCTTGAGGGAGATGACATTTTTCTGGAAAATGGCCGCTTCGGCCGACATCTTGGGGAAGCCGGCCGCTGCTCTGAATTTCTGCCAGAACGTGCCGTAGCGCTGACCCTGGCGCATCAGCAGCTCGAACCCCTTGTTCTGGTCCGCGACCGCCTTGCTGGCCGCCGCCCCGAATTTGGTGATTTCGGTCTGGGTTTGGGTGAGCCCCTTGCCCCTTCCCTCGACGACCAGGCTGACTTTACGTTCCACGGTCAACGCTCCTGCTTTTCGTCCAGGTTGGGCATCTTGCCCTCAGCCCACTCCCGTTCCCATTTGTCGATCAGCGGGTCCCCGGTGCTGCTGCCCTCCGGACGCGGATTGAGCACATCATCCAGCTTGGCCAGCGCCGTCGTCAACCTGCGTCGCCCCTCCGCATTCAGATCATCGTCCTCCAGCTGGCGCTCCAGCTCCTGCTGCCGGGCCAGGACATCGTCCCACCACTCCCGCTGCAAGTCGCCCAGCGTGCGGGATTGGTACAGCGGGTGGTTGGGCGGGAGCGAGTATTTTCCCGACCACCACCGCGCGAGCATCGCTTCGATGTCGTCAAACTGACGCTGTGCCAGATGCTTCTGGTTCGTCCCATCCGAAAAACGTAGCCTCGTGCGAGGCCACCTCCTCATAAAGCCGGTACAGGATGCGGGTGTCCTTCAGGCTCCGGAGATCCTTGGCCCAGTCCGGACGCTCGGTGCCCAGCGAGAACTCCATGTGCGCGATCATCAGGTTGATCTCGCGGGTCATCTCGTCGAGCGACGCCATCGGGAGTCCGCCCGCGAGCTGGGCGCGCATCAAGCCCGCCGCCCCGCGCTGCGCGATGGTCAGGATCTTGTTGGTGAAGGACCCCGCCCACCGCCGACCGCGCGAGTCGGTCCAGTCGAAATCGAACGGGTACACATCCCTCAGCTTGGGATCGTCGGGGTCCGCCTTGGGCGCTGGGGCGGGAATTGCCGCTTTCTCGGCGGCTTCCCGCAGCTGCTCGGTGTCGGTCATGGCCAGGTGCGTGGGGTTGGACAGCTTCTCGATCGGATTGGACATTGGATGCCTCCCTTGACCCGGCAGCCTGCCAGGGTTGGCAACGCTAGATCAAGGGCTGGCGGAAAAAGGCTGGGGACCGCAGCCGGGGGGGCGGAACCGCGGTCCCCAGCAGAACCATGTTTTATTAATATCCGGAAAGGTGGAATTGTCAATGCGCTTCGCTGTAAATGTAGGTCAGAGGGGCATCGGTTTTGTGATGGTATTGGTGGCAAGCCTCACAATGGAAAAGATGCAGATTCGGGATTTCGTTATTTTGCCCATTGCCATCTTTGTGGTGGACGCGCTCCCGGCGAGTAAGGGGACGGCCAATAGTTTGCTCCATCAAAAACCGGTGAAGCCTCTGGAATTTCCCGTTATGGCAGATGAATCTATAGGTAGCCCGCTGCCCCCCTTTCCAGAAATGGCTACTTTCCCCCGTGATGCTCTGTCTGTAGCATTCGCGCGAACAGTATTTGGCGACCGTTAGCTTACTCTGAAAAGGTTTACCGCATTTTGCGCAAACGAACCCATATCGAGTCACGTTCCCCTTGTTCCAAGGGGCTACCCCATTTTTTCTGGGATTGCGCCCCGGCATCCGGATGTGGTGCCCGTGGACAAATTGTTTTTCTGGCGATGCAACGCGCTGGCCACAACCGCAGAGACAGATCGGGTTATCCATAGACAACCCTTTTATCGGGGCATCTTCGTCCTGTCAAGGTCTATAAACGTCAGACCTCGCTCTCATCTTTTATCCGGATGGCCACGAAGGTCACGTCCTCGCCCGTGATCGTGCCGCGGTCGATCGTCCAGTTGTGCGACTGCACCTTGACCCGCTCGACCGTGCAGATGGTCTTGCCCGTCTTGGTGTCCTCGATCGTCGCCACCATCTCACCGACCAGCAGCACGTTCCGGAGGTGCTCGTCGCTGTTGGCGCCGGCAGACGGGAAAAACCCGTGGCTCTTGAGAGTCTCCCCGTAGAGCCGGAACAGCCGCGCCGAGAACTCGACCGCGTACCGAATCGGGACGTGCTCGTCCACTTCGATCATGTCGAGCACTTCCGCCGGCTGGTACTCGACCGTTTCCGCCAGCGTCACGCCCTGTGCCCAGCCGATCTTCACCCCATTGAGTGAGAAGCGGGCGCGTGCCCCAGTGATGTACCGACCTTTTTCGCCCGGCATCTTGCCCTCCTATCAGGCCGCGGTCTGGCGCACCGTGACCAGGTGCAGCGTCGATTTGACAAAGTTGATCGGGATGACCGGGGCCATCTCCACCGAGACTTCCAGCACGTCCACGACCAATTCCAGGAACAGCGAGCGGTACATCACCAAGGCTCCGGAATCGACCAGGAGCCCCAGGGTGTTGACCGCAACGCCCTTGGCCGCGTTGATGGTGCCGGCGAAGCCACGCTTGCCGACCGCGGTTTCCATGTTCGTCCGGAAGTTGAACGCGGCGTAGTTGACCGCCTGGTTCACGCTGCCTTCGCAGAACGCGATGTTGTCGCTCGACAGGTGCGTGGTGACGTTCCGGACCCAGCGGCGGCCGACGCCCTCGACGTTCTCCATGAACAGCAGGCCGGCCTGGACCATCTCCTCGCTGTCATCGGTCGGATTCCAGGTGCTGTGCTGCTCAAAACCGAGCACGTTGCCGTACTTGAACGTGAGGCTCGTGCCCACCGCGGGGGCGCCCGCCTGCATACCGGCCGCGAGTGCAGCCTGGAAGGGCGGGGTGAACGTCTGGCGCTCGCCGGCCGTGTTGTAGCGCGGGATGCCCTGCGCGCAGGCCCGGATGTGCCGGGTGTTGAGATCGACGATCTGCGCCTTCACCTCGGTCTTGGTGGCGTAGCCGGTCATCGGCGCGTCCATGATGCCGACAAAGCCGTCGCGCTCGCTACGCCCGATGCCGCACATGTACGCGCAGTGCGCGTCCAGAGCCGCATGGATGGCCGGGTCCGGAGTCAGCACGACCACGCTGTTGACCCGCGCCCGCTTCAGCCAGTTGAGCGCCAACTGCCACTCGGTCGTGGTGGCCGAGCCCTCGCTGCCTCCGGTCAGGAACACCGGAATGGTCGTGTTGCTCGGGAAGCCGCCCTTGGCGCCGGTGGCTTTCTCGGCCTCGACCAGCTGGCTGCTGCTGTTGAGCCAGTACAGGATGGCGTACAGATCCGCCTTGAAGCCGGGGGCGGTCGGGTAGAAACAGCTCACCGCGGCCGGGCTCACGTCCAGGTCGGTGACCGCAAAGTTGGTCTGGCCGGTCACCAGGGTCATCGTGAAGCCGTAGGTGATCGTGCTGATCACGACCTGGCGGCTGTTGAAGTAGTCGGCTGCCTTGGTGATGGTGTTCTGGACCGCACCCAGGCTCTTAGCCGCGGTCGCGGACAGGGTGACCGTCCGGGCAGCCTCGACCACGCCCAGGGCCAGCAGCGTCACCTCGGTCCAGGTCGCCGTGCCGACCACCGGGGTCGTGCCGGCCAGGGTCAGCTTCTCGCGCTGGACTGCGCCGGTCAGGCCCTTGCCCTCGACGATCAGCGCCTTGGTCGAGGCACCGTCCGCGGCCACGGTCAGCACACCGCCGGCAACGAACATCGCCTGGCCCGAAAGCAGACCCGGGGTGGTGCCGGCGACGATCGACACGATGGTCGTGCCGCCGCCGCTCGGGGCCACGGTCACGGTGCCAGCCGCGCCGGTCGCCCGGGCGCCGAGCACTGCGCTGAAAACCTGGGTGCCCACGACGACGGTGGTGCCATTCAGGGTCAGGGACTCCTTGACTGGCAGGCCGCCACCATCCAGGCCCCACAGCTCGACGACCTGGTTGTCCGCGATGTTGCTGCTGGACACCTGGACCGCGATGGGGGCAACCGGCTGGGTGCCCAGGGCGCCATCCTGGCCAGCATCCGCGCGGGTGCCGGCGCAGGTGATGTCCCCGTTGGCCGCAACCGCCGCGGTCATGGTTTCCCAGCCGTTGGCGTTGCCGCGGTAGCCCAGGGTGAAGATGTTGTCGCCGCCGATGGCTTCCACCGACTCGACCTGGTCCTCGAAAGTGACCGTCACCTGGCGCGCAGCGCCGGGGGGATCGGTGTCCTGGATGGCGACCTGGATCTGGCCGGTGAACGCGCCAAAGTCGCGGCTCCGGATGATCAGGCTGTCACCGTAGGTGTTGGAGAAGGTGGCCTCCGACTGGGTCGCCGGATTCACCTTCATGGCCACCACTTCTTGGGCGCCGGCCTGGATGTCGGGGTCCTTGCTCGGGGCGAACAGGATGTCGCCCACCTCCCGCAGGTCGCCGCTCCGGAACATCTGGCGCAGCTTCTCCGGATTGGTGAATCGCAGGATGTCGTCCACCGATTCGATTTCGGTCACCGGCAGACCGCCCTCCGCAGTCCCCAGCACCGCCACGATGCCGCTGGCCCCCAGGCCGACGCTTTCGAGGCTCGACGCATCCACCTCGCTGTAGCTGCCGGGAACGTGGATCACCCGCCCGTTGAAGAAAATACTGGTGGCCACTAGACACCTCCTTTAACGTGTGGTATCCTTGAGCCCATGAGAACTCGCGGCCCGACACGCTTGCTCTGGAAACCCGATCCTACTTGGTTTTGGTCCTTTGTCGATAAGCAAGGCCCGACTTCCAAATTGGGCACTGCTTGCTGGGTATGGACGGGGCATCGTGGCCGCTATGGATATGGGCACGTCATCCCGACAACTAGAAAATCCAGAAAGGAACATGCTGTACTTTCGGCCCACCGGGTAGCTTGGGAGCTGGAAATAGGCCCCATCCCCCCCGGCCGACTGGTCTGCCACCACTGCGCCAACAGGGCTTGCGTCCGCCCCTCCCACCTGTTCTTGGGAGATGATCAAGCCAATTCCGACGACAAACTGGAAAAGGGCCGCGGTCGCTGGGCTCATGGCGAAGCGCAGCATCTTGCCAAACTGACCGAAGATGCGGTACGCCAAATCCGGAAGGAAAGAAACTGTCCGGACCCAACCCCCCTGAAGGATCTCGCCGCCCGCTACAACGTGAGCCTGGTGGCGATCAGCTGGGCGGCATTGGGCCGAACCTGGAAGCATGTGACCTGATCTCCTACCGAACCGGTTGGCTGCCGAACTCTGCCATTGCCTGTTTCCAGGCGGACATGGGCCGCGGGCACAAGCCATTGCGCTTGGCCCAGGACCGAAACCCGGCGCTCTGGTCACTCCGGATGCCAGACGCGGCCAGGAACACCTCCAGGCGAACCGAGGGCGCCTCTGGTGAGGTCGGCTCGGTCGCAGGGGGCTTGGACGGTTGGACAGGGGCGGGGGCTTCCGGAGCTTTCCATCGGATTTGCTTCGCCACGGTCTACCTCACGGTTCGATTGGATATATTAGAGTTTTGACCCCGCCAACATCGCTTGGACTGCCGGACTTGTCAACGTGCATCCCGGCCACCTTCCAGGCCCGGCCAAACTTGGACCCCTCCACCGGGAAGGAATGCTCTCCGGACCCGCTGACCGTGAGCTGCCGGATGAACATGTGCTCGGGGAAATACCGGGGGTCAGGGGCAAGGTCTGCTCCGGACAGGCGGATGTTGTGATAGCCGTACTGGTTGACCCAGTCCCGCCGGGCGAGCATCAGGATCGACCGGGCCACCTCATAGCAGTAGGAGCACACGTCTGGGCTCAGGCCGTAGACCAGAACCGCATAGTTGTGGTCCCAGATCGAGCCGGTCAGGTCGGTCCCGAACTCGGGGTCATCAGGGTCGTCCACGAAGCCGGTGTCGTCGCCCAGCGCCCGCTCGCTCTCCTGCTCGCCGGCCAGCAGGATGGCCCAGAGCGGGAAGGTGTGGTCCCGGCCGGCGTACCCGTGCACCGGGTAGGGGGCAGTGGTCTTGAAAATCGTCTTGATCGCCTCGATCTCGGCCGTGCTGTAGCCGTACTGGCTTTCCGGGCCAAACATGTCCTCCAGCAGGGATGGGTCCTGGGCCAGCATGAGCGAGCCCTGTTTCAGCGCATCGAAAATCAACCGTTGCATCATAGGAAAGCCCTCGCAAAGGCGTCGAACGCCGCAGGTAAAATGTCCTCGACGTACTTGGCGACCTCGTCAACCAAGTGGATGCCGGGGGTCGCTTTCCGGTGCCACTTCTCCGGAACCATGTCGCTAATCGTCCGGAAGGTCATGTACTCGCTTTGCGGCCCTTTCTTGTAGAACTTTTCCATCCGGACCATGCCGGCGTAGATGTCGGTCGAGTGCGACGGCTTGAGCTTGGGGGCACCCTTCCAGCGAACGCCCTGCCCCCAGTTGATGCCGCCCGGCGCCATCCGGCCGCCCCACTGGGTCGGGCCGTAGGGGACACCAGTGGTCGGGGATAGCGCCTTGGCCGCCTTGTAGACCGCCGAGCCCAGCCGCTTCGCCGCCTTTTCCCCCAGCATCTCACCGTAGGCCCGCCCCATCGGCACCCCAGTTGCCCCACGGCTGCCCGGGGCGGCGTGCCGGAATGGGATCGACCGGTAGTATTTGCCGGGATGGCCTGCAATGGGGCGCTTGCCTTTCTGGCCCAGGGGGGCGATCGGAACATCTGGACCCAGCAGCGTCTTGTGCAGGTCCATCTCGCCAAATCCCTCCTCGATCCCCACCGGCAATCCACCGGCCAAGGTCAGGATGCCGCGTCCAGGTTGCAGCTCGATCGGCTGGAGCCCTGCGATGTACGCCTGGCGGGTCGTGTTGAGCCGGTGGTTGGCCAGGTCGGTCCACTTCGCCCGGGCGCCTTCCATCACGTCCCCGATCACCGCGTCCATGGCGTTATCCACCCCGCCAAACGCCGCCAGGACGTTTCCCGGAATCAGGTCGCCGAACTGGGTGATCTTGATCGTCATTGCGAGGTCAGGAACTCCAACCGGACGTGACCTTGGAGGGGCAGGCTCCGGTAGTTGCCTTGCGGCGTTTGGGGGTACTTGGTCTTGAACTTCTTGTTGCTCGCCCGGATGGTGTGCGGGTGATCGACCACCACCCAGCTCGGGTGGCACAGGTAGTGACAGCTCAGCCGAGTGCCCACAGCCGGCGCATGTCCGGGGAGCCACTTGATGCGCCCCAGCTCCAGGCCGAAATCGACATCCGGACGGTAAACCATGTCCCGCGACCGGAGGATATTCACGCCGGTCATCAAGTAGCGGCCCGGGAGCACCAGGTTGCTGCCCGCGGTTAGCAGCTCCGCGAACACCATCTGGGCATCCAGGTTCACCAAGCGGTCCCAGTACCCGATCTGGTTCTCGTGCCGCACCGTCACCACCGTCTCGCCAGCAATCCACCGGCCCTGCCTGTCCAGGGTGTCGGGGCGCTCCTGCAACCCCGTCTGGATGGCGCGGATGACCGAGGCGTGGTTGGTCGAGTCGGTGCCAATGATCTCCCGCTGGATGTCGTCCAGCTCGCCGGCCGCAGCCGGCACCGGCGCATCGGCGCCAAAGTAAAGCCAACCGATGCCGTGGCACAGGGGGCAGTTGGGGTCCGGAGTGTCGCCCTGCACGTTGACCGGAGCGCAGGGGCAGATGCTTGCCCGCCACCAGGCCATCCGGTAGCCCTTGGACTCCAGCAACGTCTCGAAAAACTCAAACTTGAAGTCGGCGCGCTTGCCGTTTTCCTTGAGCGGTGGGCCGATCACACCCCAGGTTGGTCTGGTAGCCATCGGTTCCCCCTATCAGGCAACGGCCAGGCGCAGGCCGCGGTAGTACCTCTTGAGCTGTGGCATATCCTCTTTGATGTCCTTCCAGTATTGCAAGATGCGTGCTCCGTAGCCCGCGTTGGTCGCGCTGCTAGTCGTGCTGATCGACTGGCTCAGGCCATCGATCGACAGGCTCTGTGCCGCGATACCGGCGCCCGCGATCAAGTCGCCTGCGATGTTGAGCGGCCCCATCGCCGCCTTTTTCCCGATCATCGCCCGGAGGTTTTCCGGAACCTCACCAGCCGCAAAGCCGGCGCTGTAGGTCACCCGGAACGCATCCGGAATCGTGCGCGCGTGCGTGAACATGAAGGGCAACCAAGCGCCGGATGCGCCGAGCAGGATGGTGCCGACGCTGCCGCCCGGGGGCATGAGCTGGAGCTGCCCGGAATCTTTCTGGACGTGCAGCCAGGTGGCGTCGAACACCTTGACCACCTGCTCACCCGGCAGCACCAGCTTGACCTCCTCGACCGCCAGCACCGGAAACTGCTCTAGGTTGAGCCACATCCACTTGCTGTAGTCCTCCCGGATGAAATCGTGCTTTTCCTCGACGATGCGCCGGGGGGTGATCGGGATGCCCAGGTGCGACTCCAGCCAGGCCACCGCCTCCTTGATGTAGTGGCGGTACATCGCATCCGAAAAGGGCTCGCCATCGTCCCGCGTGAGGTCCACGCCGAACAGGTAGTAGTCCTTCAGCTCCTCGACGGTCAGGACGCTGAGCGCTTCCGCGCCCTCGCCCTGCTGCGGGTCGGACAGCGACGATTCCAGTCCGGAAACGGTGTGGTAGAAGCTGGAGCGATACCAATAGATGTCGTTGCCGGCCGTGTCGGTGAACTCATAGACCGGCCGGTTCTCCTCCAGCACGGGCCGGTTGCTCGGGGTGGTCAGCTCGACGTAGGGGCCGGCCTCGCCCGCGGTGCTCCGGTGGATCTTGATGCGGTCGAAATTCGCCCGGACCTCGTCGAGGTTGGGGACCACGATGGAAAGGTGGATGACGGCCATGGGGGGCTACTCCTGGGAAATGATCAGCACCGGGACCATGTCCTCAGACAGTAGACCGGGCCGGTCATCGTGAGAAGTCGCAACCGGTTTCAGGTCCTCCCCGGACACCTGGGGCTCGTTGCTGTGCCCGTCAATGCTGGGCGCGAGCTGGGTGACCACCGGGGCCTCGGGGACGCCCCCCAGCGCCCCACCGCCGGTCGAGACGTTGGCCTGATACTGCACTTCCACCGTGTCGCCGGTTTCGGGGGGCTCGCGCATCCGGACCGACCGCGGCGGGTACAGGTCATAGCCGTCGTCCAGGTTCTGGATTTTGAGCCGGCCGTTGTGGAACACCTGGACCTTGTCCGGGTTGTAGTCGTAGGTGACGGTGAAAATCCGGTTGGCGCCGTTGATCGCCCCTTGGAGCGAATCGCCGGCCACTTCGCTGATCAGCGTGATCATGGCGCAGGAGTGTACTGGATTTGGAGCGTGTCGCCAACCCAGGGCGCTTCCGCCATCTGGACCGAGGCCGGCAGCAGCTCGACGTACCCGTCATCCAGGTTGGCGATTTTCCGGAGCCCGTTGACCCAGACGGTTGTGGACCCGGGAGCGTAGGGCGCGCTGGCCGCGAAGATGCGGTTGGTACCGTCCGGTGCCGGGGTGAGATCCTCGATCACCGGGGCATTGGTGAACTTCACGCCCACCGCCAGCCCGCGTCCAACTTGGCGCCCACCGCATCGTAGCCGACTTGGTAGAGCGACCGGATGATCTCGGGGGTCACCCGCCAGAAGTCCATGCTCGACCAGGGCGCCTTGACCGGAATGACCCGGGCGTAGATCGCATCTTCGATGTGCTCTTTTTCGATCGCCCGCATCATGCAGTCCAGGGCCGCGATTGCGAACCGCAGCAGGGTCGTCGGGGGCTCGACTTTTTGACCGGCCGAGTGCACCAGGATGCCGACCGCGCCCGGCAGCATGTCAATTGCGAAGTTGTCGGTGACACCGCCGTCCACCAGGAGCGCCTTGCCGTCCGAAACCGGTGCGAACAGGAACGGCACCGTGGAGCTGGCGCGAACGGCCTTGGGCACCGACGCCGTGGGGGTGCCCCGGGTGCTGTAGACCACCTCGTCCTGGGTGTTGATGTCGGTGGTGACGACGTGCAGCGGGATCTTGGTTTCCCCGAACGTCGGGGGAACGTGTGGGGCCAACGCCTTTTCCAGTCCGGACAGGTCGCACAGCCCCCAGTGCCCGCGGCGCCAGAAGCTCCAGTTGATACCGATGATCTTCTGCGGGGTGATCTTCTCGGCCAGCTCCAGGCCGTACTTGGGGGTGTGCCCGCTGGCCAGGAATGAAGCGACGATCGAGCCACCGGATGTGCCGATCAGGTCGGTGGGGACCAGCCCGGCCTCCAGCAGCTTCTGGGCTGCGCCCAAGTGCACCGGGTAGAGCGCTCCGGAACCGGAGAATACCAAGGCGGTCATCGCGTCACCTTTCCAGCCACTTGGGCGATGCCGAGCGCAATGGTGCGCAGGGCCTCGTGCTCCCGCTTGGGGGGCTGCATCTGGTTGGTCACTGCCCGCATCACCCCGATGGTGTCGGCGGTGCTGGCATTCCGGAGCGCGTGCTGCTTTTGCAGCATCAAGTCCAGGTACTCCTGGCTGATCACACCATGCTCGACGAGAATCCGCCCCAGCATCTCGTCGCTGTGGTCACGCTGAAATTCCAGGGCGTCCTGGATGGCCTCGATTGCCACACCAGCGCTGGTCAATAGGCACCCTAGAGATAGGGGGTCAGCGCTCGCCTGGCGTTGCTTTTCGCGGATGTCGGATCTGCCATTTCGCTTGAAAAAGCTCATAGCGCCTCCACTTTTTCCCGCAGCCACAACAGCACGCTTTTCATGCCCTCCAGGGCATCCCGCAACCCATTCAAGCTGGTCTTGACCTCGGTGTTGCACGTCAACATGCTCTTGAACTGCTCGGTCGAGTAGTTGACCAGCTCCTTTTGCAACTCCCGCAATTCCGTTTGCAACTCCCGCCGCTCGCTCCTCTCCATGTAGCCGTAGCCAATGGCCAGCGCAGCCACGGCGTAGGGGCCATAGGCTTGGAGCATCCCCGCAATGCCAGTCATCTGTTCCATCGCACCCTATCCTGGCTTTCTGCCCAGCTCGGCTTTCAAGCGCTGCAACTCCTCGGGCTTCTCCAGGACCAGCTTGGCCCGGCTCGGCCCGATCTCGCGGTGCAGCTTCACCTTTTTACCAGGCTTGACCTCGCGCCCGTCGATCAGCAGCTTGCCCACGTTAGACCTCATAGAACTTGTAGCGGACACCCAGCACAGGCTGCTCTCCGGATGTCGCGGTCGAAACGTAAATCTCCCGCAGGTACAGCCCCGCCGGAACGTAGGACTTCGTCTCGAAATCAAGGCTGAACTCAGAGCCACCTGGCGGGAAGTAGAGCGTCCGGATGTGCTTTCGCAACTCCAGCACGTCCACCCCCACCGTCAGCCCGTAAGCCGCGAACAGACCCAGCACGTCGTCTTTGTCCACCACAGCCAGCTCGCCATAATCGCCTGAGCTGGCATTCCGGACCCAGCAACCACCAGCTTGCAGGTAGATCGGGCTGGCCAGCTGTTCGTCCCAAATGCTCTGCGCGTTGAGGGCAGCCGTGTGGACGTACCCCTTGAAAACGCCGTCCTCCGGGCAGTAGACCGTCGTGGGGGCGATGATCTGCTCACCCGCAACAGTGATCGGGTTGAGGAGAATGGCGGTCACAGCTTCACCCCCTGCAAAAAAATCTCAAGGTAGCCGAGGCCGTTCAAGTTGTCGCGCACGGTCGCGCGAACGTAATCGTCGACGGAAAATTCGCCGGTCTTGACCAAGCGCATGTGCGGCGGAATGAAAAAGAAAATCTGAAGTAGCGATGTCGTGCCGGCGATGACATTGAAGCCGCCCTGTGGCTGGCTCACTTCCACGAGGTCGCGCGTGCGCTTGAGGTTGCCGAATGAATACGCCTCGTCGTCAACCTTGGCCTCGACCAGCAGCCCGTTAGCGAGCGTAGCGACGGCGTCAGCAATGAACTTGTTACCGATAGCCACCGAGCCCGTGAACTCGGCGATCAGGCACATGGACTGGATCTCGAAATCGCTGCTGGCATTGGCGGTCAGGGAGAAGATTTGCGGTGTACCAGAGCCATTGACAGCCATATTTGAGCTGCCACCGTTCTTCAGCGCCTGATTCCAGAGTTTGGCGACCGCATAGCTCATGTGGGCTCCGAGTACCAATCGAAAGACGAGTAGTAGACGCGCGAGCTGGTGCTGTCGGGCACGGCATAGACCGTGATCCGCGACGGGCCGGGGACGACAATGGGCGTGCCATAGTTCCGCACGCTCATGCCCGAACTGGGCGCGCGCAGCTGATCGGAAATCTGGCGCTCCGCATCCGTGGCCAGCGTTGGGTCCTTCTCCCGAATCAGGAATCCCGCGGTGTCGGCGCCCTTGATGCCGCCTACGAATCCGGTGATGTGGCAGGTGTAGCCCGCGGATACATAGTGCCGGGCCCCAAAGGTCTGATTGCTGCCGGCGGCGATGCTCCAGATCGTCGCCCCGCCACCAGCCGTGGCCGCTTTGAGGCTGACGATGCCCGCGTTGCTGCCTCCACTGCCCACCGTCAGCACCCGCAGTTCCTCGATGAAGCAGATGTTCGTAGCCACCGTGTTGACGGGCGTCGTGCCATTGAGCGTCACGATCTCCGTGTACGGGCCAGTAAGCGCAGCGTCATAGTAGGTGATCTGGACCGTGCGCGCACCCGTGCCCGCTGCCGTGTCATTGGCGCTCGCCGACACTAGCGACCGCTGGGCGTTGGCCGTCTGCTCGGTGTAGACAGTCTCGGTGACGGGAGCAATGGTCGTAGATGCCAAGGTCACACGGCCGTAGCTGAAGCCTCGGCGCGTGGCCGACGTGCCGGCGGGAGCGACGATCAACCGACCCGTGTTGTCCACGAGCACATCGCGAATCGTGCTGCCTTCGACGCCACCAATGCGTACCGGATTGCCAAGTGCCGTTGTCTCGTCTGCTGCTAAACCCTCGACCTGCTGACTGTCACCAGTGCCTAAACCGTAGTTGTGGACATCCAGTGCCTGTCGGTCGACGCTGATGGGCGTGCTCGTGATGTCAGCGGCCACCGTCGCGCCCTTGGCACCACCCCGCACAATCGCCTTCTGCGTACCATCGATCTGCGCAGCAGCGGTTGCGCGCGTGCTCAAAGCCACATCAAGGTTGTCTGTATCGGCCTCGATCTCGACCAGCAGCGCGTTGCCCGTGTCCTGTTTGCCTCCGGTGGCGGCACCCGCAGGCAACGGCAGCTCAGTAGCTGAGATCGGCTGCGTCGTACTCCCTGTGGGGTCAGTCCGGAAGGGCTGGGTAGCTGTGCCCTTTTCCTCATAGCCACCGAGGCCATCGCTGCCGTAGATGATCGCTGCTGGATTCTTGGCCATTAGGGCACCGTGATCGTGCGCGTGCGCGACGACTCGAAAACTCCGGAATAGGAAATTGTATCGGTGACCGTGGCCAGCGCTGTCACACCATCGGCTGCGTAGACCTTCCAAATCTCCTGGGTGATGAAAGCCCCCGTCCAGGTCGTGAGCAGCTCAGCGATCTTCTTGAGCTTGGCGCTCGACTCCCACCAAATTTCCGACGTGGGGAACGGGCCGGTCGGGGTCGTTTCCTTGTACGCTCCGGAAACAAACCCCTCAGCCGGCCCGTCGTCGATGAAATGGATCAGCTGCCGGAGAACCTTGTGCTGCTCAGCCGTGAGCCCGCTTCCGGAGATCAGGCTGACAACAACGCCGCCGATGCGGGCCTTGAGGTCAGCGTTGACGTACCGGACCAGACCCTCCTCATCAGGATCTCCAGCCGCCGACTGGTCGAGGAAAAAGAGGTCGTTGACCCGCTCGTCGCGGCTGTTGGCGGCCACGGGTCACCCCCTTTGGGCAGCTTTCCGGGCCTTGCGAGACTTCTTCGATGCGGGGGGCTTCATGGGGAGAACGGCAGCGCCGGCAGCCGCATCGGCGGCCACCTCAGCCTTGAGCGCTTCGATGCGCCGCCCGTCGAGAGCGCTGGGGCCTGGATGCTCGCCAGGAGCGCGAGCCTGGCGAGCTTCCCGGGCCTCAGCCTCATTCTCGGGGGGATTCTCCGCGCTCACGGCCTGCATGATCTGCGTGGCCCGGACTGCGGCGGCCTGATGATGCTTCTGGACCAGGTCCAGGGCGGCTTTCAGGCCCGCCAACCGCCCACTGGTGGCGATCCCCTCGCTCTTTTTCAGCTCCGCAAAGTTGAGCAGGCATTCCTGCGCCTTGCGGTTGTAATCGAGCAGCAGGTCATGGACGGCCTTGTCCTCCAGGCTGGCCAACTTCCCATCCTCAAAATCCTTCCGGATGTGGTCGGCAAGGGAAGCCAGCTTGGCGACGCCCTCTTTCAGCCAGATAGCGCCACCCTGGAGCCGGTGCACGTCGGCTTGGGCGGCCTCGATGTCGCCATTGAGGCCCTCCCCGACATCACCGGTTACCTGCGCTTTCGCGGCGAGCTGTTCCAAAATGGACATTGAAGGGCTCCTGTTACTGGCCGTTGACGATCACCGTGAGCTGGTCCGGCTTGGCACCGGTGCCCAGCAGATTGAACGTGAACATGAGGTCGCCCTGCGACGGCGTGGTGCCCGGGTACACATCATTGGCGCCCGAGGTCGCGTTGTTCCGCAGCAGCTCGCCGTTCAGGTAGACCTCCACGTCCTGGACGAAGCTGGTCGGCACCAGGTTGTAGGGCAGCAGATTGACATCGGTGTTGTTGGCGTAGCTCGGGCCATTGACATCCAGGCCCGCGGTCACGTTGGCGGTGAGCACCGCCTGGACCTTGGTGCGCTTCTGCTTCTTGAACGCCTGGTTGATGCCAGACAGCAGCGACGCCTCGCCGAAATACGACTCGAAATCGGTCCACTCCTGAGCGCTGTCGCTCAGGTGGATGCCCTCGGTCAGCGACCAGCCGGCGGGGCTGTAGCTGTCGTCGAAGCTCAGGACCGTGGCGGCCTTCACTTCCAAGGCGCCGGCCGAGGTTTCGACCAGGCCATCGTTGACGCCGATGTTGATCGGGCGGGTGCCGCCGGTCCGGACCTGGATGCCGGCGTTGAAGTCGTTGACAATCGCGTTGCTGTCGAACAGATCGACAGCGGCAGCCAACTCGACCTTGGTGGTGCCGCCGGTGCTGCCTTCGGTGATCTTGAGCAGGTCGGCATTGAGCACATCGCGGATGCCCCAGTACAGGCCAGTGCCGATGTCGAGCAGAGCGTTGTTGGCCAGCTCGACCGGAGTGGCGCCCTGGTTGTCATAGGCCACCTGGCGGGTCACGGTCGCGCCGCTGGGCACGTCCGCGATGGCGCCGCGCAGGAAGTCCTGCTCGGTCAGCGACTCCAGCTGGATGCGCTCGGGCCAGACCACGTTGACGGTCTTGCCGGCGATGTCAGCCACCGGGCACGCGATCAGGTCGTCGCCGGTCGCATTGATGGTGACGAAGCTGAGCTGGGCACGGGTCGGGGTCGTGTCGGTGATGATGTGGCCATCGGTCGCCGTTTCGGTCTGGAGCAGAGCCCAGATGCGCCGACCATTGCTGTCCAAGATCGGGTCACGGGTCGCGCCGTCCACGATCTCGACCAGGTTCTTGGGGCTGAGCGCGGTGGCACCCGTCACCTCGGTCAGGCTGTGCGTGTCGAACGTGCCGCCGTGGGCCGCGACGATGGTGCCGACCGTGGTAACCGCCCCGACCGCCGCCTTGGTGTTGCTGGGCAGCTCACCGGTGGCGAGCACCTCCCAGTTCTGAGCTGCGGTGACCGTGATGTCCACCAGGCTCGACACGCCGCGCATGACGCGCTTCTTCTCGATCAAGTGGAGCGCGGAGTTGGTCGCGTTGATGCCGCGAACGGTGCCGTTTTCCAGCGAGGTGGGCTGGACCAGGTCATCCCACCAGCTGCCGGTGGGGAAGCTGGCCCCGTTGCGATTCAGGAAGTTTTGGAGCTGGCTCCGGACGTTGTTGAGGTCGTTGGCCAGATCGCTCGCGTTTGTCTCATACGCGGCCTGAGTCGGGGGGATGTTGTCCAGAAACCCGGCCAGCGTGGTGAGAGTCGAGGCGATCTGTGCGTCTTGGCGAATGAAGGTGCGTCCCATGCGATTCTCCTCTGGCGGGCTTTACGCCGCAACGTAGTCCGCAAACAGGATTTCAGGCGGCAGCGGCACCAGCCCAGCCGCAAAGGTCACAGTATTGTAGCCGGTCCCCGGCCCGCCCCCTTCCGATACAGTGAAGTCGCCGCTGCCGCTACGGTACTGGCGATTGCCGTTCCGGAGAACGCAGATCGTGGCCGGATCGAAATTGTCCGGAGTCGTGAAAACTCGGTTGTTGCCGTCGATCGGGCCGGCCAGCGGCTGCTGGATTTTCAGGGTGCCATCGACGACGGTGACCTCGTCGAACACCCCGTCCACCCGATTGAATGTCAGCACCTTGGCCATCAGCTCAACCGCACCATCGTCAGCTCGGGCTGCAATCGCAGCGCGTTGACATCCAAAGCCACCCCAATTCGTTGGACCAGAACGCCTGTACCTATTGGTGGCACGTCGGTCGGCCGCCCGTCAAGCCCAACAAAGTAGACCTTCCCCGGAGTCAGGCCAGTCCAGATGTCCTCGACAATTCCGGAGCCCTGGACCAGGCAAACCGTTGGGGATTCCTTGGACATGAGCACCCCCCACACCGGCATGGTCGCCAGTGCGGTGGGGTCGGCCTTGTCCACCCGGTACAGCGCTGAAACCCGGGGGCCGTAGACCCGGACCAGGTCGCCAACCACATTGGCCGGTTGGCAGTTGCAGCGGACCTGGAGTGGGATGGTGGCGAGGAGCGAGAGCAGGTCGGTCGGGACTGGATCGTACCACTTGGCGGTCCCCAGGATCTGCCGCACCTGCGAAAGCAGATACTCCAGAAAGTCCTGGCTATCTCCGGAAACCGCCTCGGACGCAGCAATTTCCGCCGGGGTTTTTTGGTCATCCCAGCGGTCGGACTTGCGAGTTTCCCTGAGCCGTAGGAGCTGGCGCGGCGACACTCAGCACCTCCAGCACCTACGCTAGCCGCGGCGCTGGAATGCCACAAGCTCCACGTCCGATGCGGCACCGTCGCTCTTGAGCCAGAGCGATTCGGCCTCGACAGGACCCTGCCACTCGCCGTTGGGGGTGGTGGCCGCCGGAAGGGGCAGCAGGACGTAGTTTTCGTCCGCTGCGAAGTCCTCGGCGTGGAAGTACAGCCGGCATGTCGCCGTCGCATTCCGGACGATCAGGTAGTTGCACCACCACGGCAGCGAAACCGGGCGGCCTACGCCGTCGATCGTCAAGCGGAACACACGCGGGACACCCCCGCGAACGGTCAGAACGCTCATGGCGCCCCTCCGGAGCTAGACGAGCTGCCCGTCCAGCTGACCGATCACGACCACGTCCAGGATGTCAGCCGCGGTCGGGCCGACCACCGTGAGCTGCTCGGGCAGCCGGGCGTTGTTGGCGACCGTGCCCTGGACGGCGCCGGTGTGGTTGTGGATCATCACGCTGTAGACCGCCCCGGGCTGCATCTTGGAGAAGCCCAGAACCGAGAACAGCAGGATGCCGTCCGCCGGCATCGCGATCTGCCCGCGCTGGATGGTGACGCCAGCCTTGGCCGCGCCGGCCAGGTAGGGCATCCCCTGATCCTTGCAGAATGGGATGTGCGCGTCCGCACGCTTCGGGTTGTTGCTCACTGCCGCCATGATGTTGTCCTCTCAGGTCAGCCCGCTTTTCGCGGCCGACCTCGCTTACCAGGTTGCTGCGCATCCTGGGCGCCCGCATCCACGATGGGGGCCGCTGGAGCGGTCACGCTACTGGCCACCGGCGTCTCGCTCGCCGTGTGCGGCGGGGCGACCTGCACGGCCTCCCTCCGGGGAGCTACCTTCCAAGCCCCGGCCGCATTGGCCAACAGCTTCTTGGCATCCAAGTCAGCGACTCCGTGAGCGACGCCCTGGGCGTCAATCTTGTAGTCGTGACCGTTGACCGTCACCACCGAGTTGCGGGCGTGCTCCAGGCTGTTGCGCAGGTCCATTGAAAGCCTCTCAAGGCCGGTTGGCCGAAATTGGATGGCCCGACGTTACCGCCGGGCCATCCAACTCGTCAAGCTGCGGGGTTGCCGCTGCTAGTAGGAGCCATCCGCACGGCCGACATTCCGGAGCAAGAGCACCTTGCCCGGGGTGTAGAGCGTCGGGGTGCCGTACAACAGCTGCATCCACCGGATCGAGCTGTCGATCGTCGCCAGCGGGATCTTGACCATCGGCGCGAGTTGCTTGAACGACATGCACTCCAGGTTGAGCTGGAGCAGGTAGGCGCTGGTGCAGTACGGCAGCAGCGCGTTGAGGTCATTCAGGGTCATCTCGCCCGCGCCCGCGGTGTTCTTGACCCGCAGGATCAGGCGCTGGGTGCCGGCGGCGCCATTGCGCTTGGTCCGGAAGATTTCGTACCAGTCCACGGCAGTCGAGCCACCCGGGGTCATCCCGAAAGTCACCTTGTCGCCCACGTCCACCGCCACCGCGCCAGCGCCGATCGCCACGGGCGCGCTGCGACCGTAGCGGTTGACCGCCTGGACGGTGTAGCGATAGTCGCCCGCATCGCCCGTGACGAACTGACTCAGGGGCTCGGCCGGGGTAGTCGCCGCGGTCGAGACGGTCGGGGTGCCGGGCCGCTTGGCCGCATCGCCCACCGCAGTCGCGGTCGGGGCGCCACCGTCGTCGATGAACACGTCGCTGACGAACTCGACATCGCCAGCCGGGCTGACGAATCCCTTGATGTCCAGGCCGACCAGACCGTTGCTCGGCTTGCCCATCAGGTCATAGCGTTCCTTCGGGAAGAAGGTCTTGACCAGATCCGACTTCACCTTCGGATTGCACAGCAGGTGGGTCGGGGTGCCGTAGTTGGGCGCGTCGTTGATGATCAGCGACGAGTCGGTCAGGATGTCCTCGCTAAGCGGCTTGCCGCGCAAGTCGATGATGTTGGCGGCCGGGCTGCGCGCCAGGATCTGGGCCTCCAGGCCGTCGAACTGGAGCGCCGACAGGTTGCTGTCCGCCTTGAACAGCGAACGCTCCAGGATGCGGAGCAGGTGCATGGTGCCGTTCACCGTCTCGCGGGCGATCACTGGACCGTGGGCCGGCTTGATCAGGGTGGCCTGGTGGCTCACACGGCGGACCGTGCCCAGGTACTTGACGATCGCGTACCGGCGGGTGTAGCTGCTGTCGTCCTCCTCCGGCAGATCGCCCTCGTCCACCCAGCCCGCATCCGGGTTCTGGCCGTAGCTGCTGATCTCGTTGTACTCCTCGACCGTGTTGTTCGCACCGAGCTTGGGGATCAGCTTCCAGAACTTGATGTGCTCCATCCGGTAGGTCGTCACCTTGAGGGTGGCTTCCAGCGACTCGACGCGGAGCGCGAAGCCGTCGCCCGCGACGGTGCTGCCGGGTGCGTTGATGCTCTGGCCGACCTTGAGCGCCTTGTTCAGCTCGTCCACGCTCTCCTGCGTGGCCACGCCGAAATCGCTGCCGGCCGCAGTCTCATAATCCCGCCACGAAACCTGATTGCTGCTCATTTCCTTTTCCTCCTCCCGCAGGTCATGCCTGGGGTCGCCCGCCTCGGGGCTGAGTTTTTCGCCACTGCCCCGATCAGGCAGAGCGGGACTTCCGGAACTCGATCACGTTCTCCTGGAGCGCCTTGCTGATCAGGCCGGTCTGCTCGTACTTCGCGACCGCGCCCAGCAAGTCCTCGCCGCAGGGGGCGATGCCGCCCTGGCCGTCCTGCATGGACTTCTCCATCATGGTGGTCATGGTCTGGAGCACGTCGCCGCGGGTCATCCAGCCGGCGTCGCCGTCCGGAGCCTGCCCCATGAAGCTCTTGGCGAGCGCCCGCGTCGCGGTCACGCTCTTGGGGGCATGGGCCGGCTGACTCTCCATCGCGCCCACGCGGTCACCGATCGCCTTGATCACGGTGCCCATGTCGCAGGTGGCCTTGGCCAGGACCAGGTTGAACTCGTGCTGGCGCCGATCCTGCTGCTCGACGGCCTGAGCCAGCGCGTTGAGCGACTTGACCATCTCCTCCTGGTGGCTGGCCAGGTAATCGCTCACGTCGATCGCCTTCTGGATCGTGTCGTTGGTCTGCAAGCCGGCCGTCACGGTGCTGGACAGGGTCGCGGGGGGCTGCACGTTGCCGCCGCCCATGAGCCCGAACAGCTCGTCGGTTTCGGACTTGCTGAGCTGGCTCGACTTCGCCTTCTCCAGCAGCATGTCCTTCCTGCTGGTCGGGGTGCTGTTGTCCGCGATCTGCTGGAGCGCTTGCAGCGACTTGAGCAGGTCGGCCTCGGTCAGGTCGGACTTGGCCACGGCACCCGGCTTCACCACCTTGCCGCCCCGACCCGGGGGCATCGGGGGGGCCTGGTTGGCCGGGGGCTGCGGCGGGGGCATCTGGCCCGGGGGAGCGGCCTTCTTGGCCTTCTCCGCGCCCTCCTCCTCACCCCCCTCCTCGTCGCCCTCCTCCTCCTCCTCGTCGCCACCGACCTCCTCGGCTTGCTCAGGCTTCTCGGTTTCGGACTGGCCCTTGTGCAGTTTCTCGTCGCTGCTCAGGCTCACCGGTTCCCTCACCATCATCGCCTCCGTGTTTGCGACCCGCTCTTGATTGCTCGCGCGACAGCCACGACTTGCCGTGCTGCCGCATCGCTCACCCCAGGGTAGCGGGCGCGAACCCAGGAGATTGCTTCGCTGTCGGTCAGGCTCTTGTGGGCCTGGTCGTCCCTTTTCAGCTTCCGGGGCTTGGTCGGGGGGTAGGTCAGCACATGCAGCTGATCCTCGTCATGCTCCAGGCTTTCCCGGCCCAGCACCTGGCCAGCGCCTTCGCCGGTCATCGTCTGGTTGAACGGTGGCGTGCCGGGCGTGGCCGGCGTGCCCACGGTCAGCCCCTTGACCACCTCGCCATCGTCCTCGCCGGCCTCGATCGCGCGCAGCGACTTGGCCAGCACTTCCAGGCGCGTGTCATCGTTGATCGGGGCATTGGTCACCGCGACGTTCCGGACCTTGGCCTTTGCGACGATGCGGCCGCCGGGGCCTTCCCGCTTCTCGACCTTGCCCTCGACCGAGAACCGGAGCCGGCGATCGGTGTCACTCAGCGCCTGCGCCAGCTCCCACACTTCCTTGGCCTTGTTCCACTTGGGGAGCAAGTAGCCCTCGACCCAGGAACAGTTGGCCTTCGCCTTGCTGCCGTCCGGAAGCTGGGCGCCGCGCTTGAAGCGCTTGACCTCCTCCGGATAGCCCAGAATGTCGGTGGTCTTTTTGCTGTGGTTGTCATTGAACCAGCCAGCGCGCAAAAAGTCAGTAAAATCAAGACCTTGCTGAAGGACCACTTCGTTCTCGCGGTCCGGAGTCTCGGTGGAGATGATGCCGCCGATGCGCCACTTCCGGTTGTCCGGAGCGTCGGCCTTTTCCCAGATGCGGATGGGGGCGAAGAACTTGAATGGCGTCTCGCGCATCGTTTCCCCATAAAAAAGGGCGATCGTGCGGCAGCTCAGCCGCGCAATCGCCCCACTCAGACGTGCCAGCCACCCGGGGGTGGCGGCCTCTCTACCGGGCCGAATCGTTACGTCCGGATTTGTACCCGTATTTCCAGATGGTTGTCAAGACCGCCGGGTGGTGGTCACGAAAAAACGCTCCTCACCCTGGCGGGGAAGGGCCTCACGATCCTGGAGTGCAATGGGCAGCTCGATGTCCGCTTTGCACCAGTAGCAGCGTGCGTGCGCCTGGCCGGTGGCGTCGAACGTGATGGGGCCGTCTGTCCGGAGCCGGGTGCTCGTTTCCGACTTCTGGAGCACGCGGTTGTGGCAGTGGGGGCACTTCATCGTCCCTCGTCCTCCAGAATCCGCCCTACCCAGTACGCCTGGCACTCAGCATCGGTCTTAAACGTCGGTCCGGAAGCCTCCAACAGAGGTTTGACCGTTTCCTCATACCCCGCAAGGTCCAACACGGTCAGGACCACGCGGCCTTCCGGCAGCTCGAAAACGATCTCCCCGTTGGCCTCGTCATCCTTGGCCAGCGCGGCGTCGTTTTCCTCCAGGTTGATCGAGATGCCGCTGCCGTTGTCGGTGAAGATGCTGAGCCCGCCCGGGTACTGCTGGATCACGCCCACCATCCGCATCCGGCGCTCCGGCGGGACTTTCCGGAAATCGGTGATCACATAGGGCAGCCCCAGCTTCATGGCGTGGCCTCGCCGGGCTCGGGCGGTTCACATTCCGCCGAGCACTCGTTGTGCGCGTTGGTGCAACTCCACGGCTGCTTGTTGCCGTTGGTGCACCGGAAGTATTTTTGATCGCAGCGCCACTGGCACGTCTCAGCCGTGCGCTTGGCCTCGATCCGCTGGATGCACGACCACAGGCAGCAGGAGCCCATGAGCAGCAGCCCCACCGCAGTCCCGGCTTTCATGGCAGCACCCCCGGCTTCAACCCCTTCAGGTTCTTGGCGATCCAGCTGCGGCTCTTTTTCGGCCCGACGACGACGAAGTCGTCGAGCGGGATGCCGTTGACCTCGCTGAGCCCGCCCTTTTCCAGCTCCGCGATGATCTTGACCTTGTCGCTGGGATCTTCGCAAGCGATGCCGGCCACGTCCCGCATCGAGATGCCGCCCTCGAAAGCATACTCGTGGACGTGGGACAGCGACGAATCCAGCCGCGCATAGCGGCCGGCCGGCCCGGACAGCGGTTTGCCAAAGCTGTCGCTCTTGTTGCCCCACCAGTCGGCGCGCTGGAAAACTCGCGGGTGGAAAATCACCTTCACCGGCGCGCTGGGGTTATACATTTCGATGTTGCCCCAGCTGTCGCCGTCCAGACTTGCGTACCCCCCGCGGGTCAACGTGCCGATCGCCCCGCCCTCATTCCAGTCGCTGCTGGTGCTGGCGCCCGATGCCCACATGCCGTTCTCGATCTGGCTCTTGCGCGCACCCCAGCCCGCGCCCTCCAGGATGTTGCGCCAGGTGTGGTGGAGCTGGCGCACCGTCCGGAGTGCGTAGGGGACGCGCTTGGTGATCTCGTCCAGGTCGTCGAGCACCACCGTCTGCTGGCCACCGAACACCGTCTCGATCCGGGCGCCATCCAGGAACTTCTGGAGGTTGTGCTTTTTGATCTGGGCGTCCAGGTACTTCTCGTCACCCAACCTGGCCTGGTTGTACTCGCTGGTCCACCTGGCCGAGCCCAGGCCCGCGCGCAGCACGCCCGCCTTGATCAGCAGGCGCTCGTCATCCGGAGTGGGGACCGCCATCGCCGCGTCCGCATCCACGCCCATGCGGCCAAAGGCGTTGTGCAGCTCGGTTTCCACATCCTTATCCACCGGAATCCGGATGTAGAAGTTGTCGCGGACCGTCCGGTTCCCCGTCGCCACCGAAATCTTGGTGCCGTTCTCGGTCACGCCCACCCAGCCGGTCGTGCCCTTGATGTCGCCCGCGTTCTCGCCCTCCTCGACGTGCACGTCCTCGACCGGGTTGTAGTGGTGGACGTGGTGCCCGCCCTCCTCCTTGAGCGTCGAGGCGGTCGGGAAAACGACTTCGCCCTTTTGCAGCTTGGACTCGTCACCATCGAACTTGAGCAGCTCTCCGGACACCTGGTAGTACATGCCCCCGTCTTTATCCCGGACACGTCGGACGGCGATCTGGCAGTCTTTCAGGATGCCGGCGTGGCCTATCCGGATCTTGTGGCCGAACTTCCCCAGGAACAGGCTGCCGAGCGCAGCCGTCGAAAAGTCCCCACGGTTGTTGTCGGCCGGCAGCCGATCTTTATCCGCATCCCGCAGCGCCAGCGACGGCAGCGGCGCCGATGCGAAGGGGGGCGGCTGCTCCGGAATCGACGCCTCATGGATCATTTCCTTGGTGTGCACCTGCCCCAAGTCCGCGATCTTGACCGGCGCCATCGTGTAGGACTCGCCGGTCTTGAGGCCCTCGACCTCGATCCCCAGGTCAATGAGCGCCTTCGCAAGCGCGTCCTTTTGCTCCTGCCCGGTTCCGGAAATCTTGGCCATCTTGTAGGTGGCGGGGTCAGTCTTGTGCTCGCTGAATTTGGTGATCAGCGGCTTGAGCGCATCGGCTTTAGTGGTCACCTGGTCGTGCGAGGTGAACGTGGTGCCGGCCGGGTAGGTCTTGCCGTCCGGACCCTTGATGGTGTCGAGCGTGATCCCTACGGCTTTCAGCAGGTCGGCGCGCTTGACCCGGTACATCGGCCCCAGCAGCGTATCGACCTTGGTGGCCTTGCCCTCCAGCAGGTCGCCCAGCGCCTTGGCCGACGCCTCGTGTGGCGACCCGACCAGGATGTTCTCGAAACCGCTTGCCCGCGCCCACATCCGGAAATCAGGCGTCCCGCCCTTCATTGCCTTCTGGAAATGGGACAACGCCAGCAGGTCAGCGGTGTCGCTGACCAGTGGATACTGCTTTGCCCAGGCGTGCAGCTCTTTTGCCTTGGCCGCTTTCTCCGCGGCCGCGGCCTTCATCGCGGCGAGCTTGGCCGGGTCGTACTTGGGCTTTTTGGGGATGTCCAACGGCACCTGGCTGGCGGTATCCGGCTCCGGCTTGCCCTGCTTTGCGGACTGCGCAGTGACCCAGTCCGTTTCGATCACCATTTCTTCGCTGAGCCCAGCCACCGAAACCGTGTACCAAGACGCGCCCCAGGCTTGGTTGGGCTGCCCCAACGGCTCCTGGATAGCGGACTCCAGCCCTAGTTCCTTGATCAGAGCCTTGACCTTTTCTCCGGAAACGTCGCTGCTGCCGTTCTCGTCAATGATGACATTGTAGAGCCCGGGCTTATTCGCCGAGGCGATTTTCAATGCAGCCCCATACTTCTCGGCAGGACCAACCTTGCTCTGCAAGATGCTGAGCTTCTGCCAGCTCGACTTGACCTTGGACTTCTTCTCGGCCGGCGTCGCATTTTCCGTCGTCTTGCCCGGGGCCACGTCGTCAAGGGTGGACAATCCGGACATGCCGGAGCCTTCCATGACCGACTTCCACGTCTCACCGGGGGCGAACACCGCCTTGTCGAGCCCGGTCATCTTTTTCAGACCGGCCAGATCCCAGGGGGCATCCACCGACGCGAGCGCCCCCTTCATCTTGGCCCAATTAAAAATCTTTTTGAGTGCGAGCCCGGCCGACCCCACCTTGTACGCCTTGGCCGCCAGGTGCTTCCCCGCAGAGGTAAACATGGTGAAACGGATTTTGTCCGGACCGTAGCTCGCAACGGGCATAGCCGTGATCCAGACCGTTTTGTCCCCAGCCTTGACCTCGACCGGCAACCCTGGTGGTGGCACCCATGCCGGCCAGCCGGTTGGCTTCTCGATCTTTCCGGACTCAGTCAATCCGGAAATGTACTTTTTCCAGTTGACCAGCAGTGTGCTGTCCAGAGTGAACTCGCCCACTGGCAGATAGGTCAAGTGCTTGTTAGCCTTGGCTTGCTTTCCGGACTTCACCTTGGGTAGCGGCGGTGGCGCAGCTTCACCAACCTGCGCCATTCCCTGCTTGAAGCCAGCAATGACCTTAGCCGGCTCCGGACCCTTGGACTGCTCGGACTGGGGAGTCTTAAATCCGGAAATGAAGATCGCCAGCTCATCCGGATTTTTCTCAGTGACGTAAGCATGGATGGCTGGAGACGGCTCGAAAGCACCGTTTGGCGCGGACCACTCACCATTGGGGGCCTTCGTCCACTTCTTGGGGGCAAAGCCATCGAACTGAGCCCAGACCTCAGAGCCCGGCATCAAGTGGTCGAGCCAACCCGCCGATGAAATCGTGGACACTTTGGCAGCGTAAAAGGGGATCGTGACTTCTTTTCCAAAAGCATCCAGAGCAGCCCCAGCGTAAGCCATCGGAGATTTGGCTTCGTAAGCTGCTAAGGTCGCCGGAATGCTATTTCCGGAAATGTAACTATGGGGCTCCCCGCCGCTGCACCAAAGCCATTCAGAGGAACCGGTCTTTTTCAGGTATTCTTTTTTGCTGCCCCCCGGAATAGCAGCATCAGCAAGGCGGATCACCGATCCTACCGGAGCCGCATTGTAGAACTCCGGATTGGCATGGTCAGCGTGCTCAAGCACCAGGAATGACTGCGGCCAGACTTTCTTGGGGGGCTCGTCAGTCTCGGCTACGATCTTCAGCTCCTCCTCGACCTGCTCGGCCGATTCGGTCTGATCGACCTGGATGCCGAACGCCTGCCAAGTGGGCATCTTGTCGGGCTTGCCCTGCGCCTTGATCATGGTGTCGATCGTGGGGTAGCCCTGCTCCAGAGCCTGCACCCAAAGCGCGGCCGCGGTCAGGGTCAAGAACGTGTTGTGCTGGTGCCCCCACGACGCTGCGGCCTCGACCTTGTAGCCGTGCTTGGCCATAGCGGCCAGGGTGACCTCGACCGGGACCGTGGCATCCGCGTCGGGCGACACCTTGAGTTGCTTGGTCAGCTTGATGACGGTGCCCGGCACCAACAACCCGGGGTGGAACTGCGATGTGCTCGGGGGGACCTTGGCCTCAGCCGGCAGCACCGGCTTGGGCGGGAGCCCGACCGGGATCGTAGCGGGCGGTTGCAGGGCGGGCGGCTCGGGCGGAATCTTCTCCGATTGCCCCAAGTACACATGCGTCGGTTCCAACGTAGCCTTGAGATCGTTGACACTCTCCGTCGTCACGGCGCCCAGGTACACCCCGTCTTTGTACTCGGCCCACTGCTCACCCGTGACGTGGAAAAACGACCACTTCACCCCGCCCGCCATCCAGTGGATCGTGGTGCCGGTCCCCAGCGGGATGATGTCTGCTTTCGGATCAATGCCCTTCCAACCGATGGTGGCGTCCTCATCGGGCATCGTCTCCCAGTTGTCCGGAGAGGGAGCATCCTGGTGCTTTTCGCCGGGCGGGGGCTCGGGCTTCCAAGCGGAGGTAATGTCCTTCCCCAGTATATCTTCTTGAAACGAAAGTGTACCCCAGTCGGTATTGGATTCCACCTGGCCGGTATCTGTCAGCTCAAACAGTTGGTAGCCCCACATCCCATTGGATCGGACACAAGGGACTGCCATCCACCATGTCGAGCCCTCCCCAGACATCCCATGCGTGTCTCCCAAAAAGGCATACACCTTCCCCAGCGAGAGCGCAGGAACAGTACCTTGGCCGCTCTTATCATTCCCATGCGCCGCGACGAAATCCTTGACGGCCTGCGGCAGCAGCTCGGGCTTGGTGACCAAGCCGTGCGCGCCGATCTCCTGTGAAAGCAGCGTGCCCAGCGACACCGTTTCAGCGCCGGGCGGGACCACACCCTGGTCCTCCAGGACCGAGGGGGGTGCCGACGCCGCGCCTGGTGCCCCGATGCCCAGCTCCTCGGGGGTGAACTTGTTGATCCCCAGCGTGACCTTGGCCGAGGCGCCCATCTTCTTGGCCTTTTTCTCGGTCGCGGTCATGTCGAGGTCGAGCTTGTTGTGCCAGAGGTACAGGCTGTCGCCGGCCGCGTTGGGGCTGCTGAATGACTTGGTGGTCTTGTCGGGGTAGGTGACGAAAACGACCGGCCCCTTGCCGCCCTGCTCAAACGTGACCTTGTAGAACTTCCCCTTGTAGGTGACCCCCAGCTCGAAACCCGGGCCGGGGTAGCCCTTGGGCCAGCTGATACCCGCCGCCGGGGCCGTGCCCTTGGCGAATACCGTGAAATTGCCCTTGATGAGGGGCTTGGCCAGGTACTTCCCAGCCTCGGTGGGGGCCTTTTCCTTCGCAGGAGCGGCCTGCGCCGGCCCAGGCTTGGCGATCGGGGCGGGGGGTGCTTTGGGGGTAGGGGCCGGCGCCTTCGCGGGCTCCTGGGGGGCTTTCTTGCTGGGTGGGCTGTCGAGCTTGACCGCGTGCCCGGTCAGGTCGGTCAGGAACTGCTCGAAATCGGTGCGCAGGTTGGCCAGGCGGCCCTGCATTTGCTTGATCAAGGCGGCCGCGTCGATGCCCTCTTTTGCCGCCCGGGCCAAAGCGTAGGGTCCTACGATGGCCGCCATCTGGTCGGCGGTCAGCTTGTGCTGGGTGTACCCCACAGCGTTTGACAGGAGCGAAACGACCTCCTCCTCGGTGATGCCCGGGATTGACCCGTCCGCCCACGCCTTCCAGACCTTGTTGTAGATCGGGACGCTGTGGTTCGGGGAGTAGTTGACCGAGAGCTTGTCCTTCCCAAAAAACCGCCAGCTCTGCCCCTTGTCGATCCCGCAGATGTCCTTCATCGGGTCGCCGGGCGAGTCCGGGTCGTCGCGGTACAGCCAGTTGCCGGCATGGCCATCGTGGTTGGAGATCAGCCAGTCGATGACGTGGTGCTGGACGAACTGCGCAAAATTGGCCTTGTCCTTGAAAAGGTCGAGCCCGGGGTGGGAATGGTCGCTCTGCGGGATTAGCTTGCCCTTGAGCCAGGACAGGAGCACACCTTCCTGCCCCTTGATCTCGACCATCTTGCCGGCCTGGATGCGCTCGCCTGGCAGGAGGAACCGGCCGATCTGCGTCGCCGCGACCTCAGCCCTCGCGATGATCGGGTCAGTCGGCTTGAAAAGCCACTTCTCGCCCTTGGGATCGACGAACAGCTTGTTGCCGTGCGAGCCCGCCGCCTTGCCCGCCTCGATTTCCTTGAGCTTGGACAGGTCCGGAAAGGGGTCTTTCTCAACCTGGCCCGATGCCGTTTCAGCGGCGACCACCGCCTGCTCCTGGGGTGGCGGGGCAGGAGCCGGCGACGCCTTCATCGCCGCCAAGAGATCCTCCAGCACGAACTGGTAGTCGTAGACAGTCTGATTGGGCACCAGGGCCATCGTGAAGCCAAGTGATGCGACCAACTGCCCGGACACGTTCCCCAGGCTGATCCTGTGCTTGCCCCCAGGCAGGTCCGGACTCTGGCTGATATAGATGGTGGGGGTGTTGCCGTGGGGGAGTTTCAGCCCCTGGACATCGACCAGCCAGTCGGTAACCAGCGTCTTGTACTCGTTGACCTCCCCCTCAGAGATTTGATCCGGAACGTGCTTTTTCGAGACGCGCTCTACCGCGGCCGCGTTGTGCGCGAGCGCCTGAGCCCGGCGGCTGCCGGCGTAGATCGGGAGGTGCCCGCGGCGGTAGCCGACGATCTTGCCCCCGCGGGGGCCAACGGCGATGATGGGCAACTCGCGCCAAGCGCCGAACGTGAGCGGCCGCCCGGGCGTGACCCGGACCGCCTTGATCAAATCGTCCCCGGCGCTCCGGTCCAGCGGCACAACGTACAGCATGGCCAGACTCACTTGGTTTCAGGTAGGTAATGGATGTGCGCCACCGAACGGTCCGCCCGGATGTCATAGAACGTGTCAGCCATCTCCGGGTGGGCACGCTCCAACGACAGATTCCGGACAGTCCGGTCAACCCAGTCCACTGCGTAATCGTGGGCGATCCGCATCCCCTGGCGCGTGAGCATCCCATCGGCGTCGATCAGCGCTAACAGCTTGTCCTGAAAGATGACGTGCTTCATCGCGCGTCCTCATTTTTTCCGGAATCTTGGTCCTTTTTTCGGAATTTCTCGCCGTCCTCGCCCTCGGGCTCGGGGACATTGCGCGGCCGCCCCAGGTCCCGGTCGATCTGCTGGTTGGCGCGTTCCCGGTTGCGGTAGACCTGGTGCGCGTCCACGACCTCGGGCACCTCCCGGAACTCGACCACCGGAGGCAGGTGGTGAACCTGGTGCAGCTGCTCGGGGAACTCATAGATTTCCTTGTCCCTGATCAGCCCGCCGTTCTCGCCTGCGCCCGGATGGTAGATCATCTCGATCACAGGCATGTCCGCGATCTTGCCCTTGGCGCGGCGGTCGCGGTCCGGAACCGGGATGAAATAGTTGACGCCCAGGTTGGGGCCGGGCGCGCGGTTGCCGGCGGGGTCAAGCTGGGTGGCGAACGCCGCATCGAGCTGCCCGCTGCCCTCGCCCCCGGTCGCTTTTTCCATCGTGATGATGAAAATCGGCGCTGCGCCAGCGCCCATCTCACCGGGCTGCGCCTCGGTCCCGCGGAGCCAGCGCTTGAACTGCCCCACGTCCATGCTGGTCGCCGTGAGCAGGAACCGCGCCGGGTCGTCATAGTGCTCGGAGTAGAGCCGCTGAGCTTGCTCGCCGTTCTGGCAGCCCAGCATGATCTTGTCCTCGTCATATTCGCCGGTGAGCGGGTCCTGCTGGTGAATGATGAAAACGCGCTCGGCCCCTAGGTCCGGGCCGATGAACACGTCAACCTCATCCTCGTCAACGCCGTTAGTCTTGGCGACGTACCCGTAGGGCACGCGCATCACGGTGTCGCCGCTCGTGCCGTCCGGCGCCTTCCAGTGCCGGACCGAGCCGGGCGCGTTTTCGATGTGCACCGGGATGCCCTGGTAGTCCAGGATTCCGGAATCGAACGCCTTGCGGAGGTCATCCTGGTAGCGCGCCGACAGCTCCAGCTCCTCCTCACTTTCGTACCGCTCGCCTAGCTTCCCGCCCGGGACCAACTCACCGGCCTCGTTGAAGCCCCAGCCGGCCGGGACGCGGTGCAGGGTGCAACCGCAGTTATGGACGCAAATTCTGTTAGCAAAGAAGCTGCTATCGCCCAAAACTGTGAGATTGTAGACAAATCCGTCAAAGTCAGATATATGGGCAGCCACAGTGGGAGTTTGCCTAAAATCGAGGGAGCAACTATGAGCAGGATAAGGCACCCCGAATTGGACCCAGCCGCGATCTCCGATCTGCACTTCAACCAGCTGCTGAGTGTGAAAACGATAGCCGAGCAGCTCCATGTCTCCCGGAACGCCATCGTGCGGCGTATCCGGCAAACCGGCCGCACTCCCCGCAATGCTTCCGAGGCTGGCAAACTTTGGTGGGCAAGAGCTGCTCTGAAATGCCGGCAGGAAATGACCAAGGCAGCGCATGACGCTATCCGCGGGAAACACCGTTCTCCGGAGAATCTCCGTCATAGAGCACAAGCCAACGTCGGTAAGTTGCAATCTCCCTACGAACGGTTGGTCTATTCCTGGTTCCAAGATGCCGGTTACCAACCCCTGCCCAACCACCCAATCGAGTCGGTCAACATTGATCTCGCCTTCCCCCAGATAAAATTGGCCATCGAGGTAGATGGCGGTAATTGGCACGCCAGCCCGAGAAAGGCCCTGCAAGACAAGCGCAAAGCGAACATCTTGGCGAGAGCCGGCTGGCTGCTGTACCGGATTCAAATCCGGAAAACTCGTATTGAGCGAGCCCGGCTCCAATTCGACAATCTGCTGCCCCGGCTGTACCAACTCGGCCTGGAGCCAGCCAGATGGGATGCCAAACGGATGCCCCGCAGTCGCTGAAAGCTCTGCACTCGCTGTCCGGACAGTCACCAATTTTCCGGAGTATCGAGACTTCCAGCAATGGGTGATCGGCTGCCAGCGCCCCTCTCGTGTTGCGATCAAATCCCCCGGTAGCAGACTCTCGATAGGCACTTCCCCCTTGCTCGACAACACCTGCGTTCCCGCCGGGAAGCAATGCGGATGGACCGGCCCGACCACCGGCTGCCAATCGTGGGCCTTGCGGCCGACGTTGGTGCCGTTGGCCTCCAGCTGCGACAGCGTGAAGATGCGGGGCTGGCCATCCGCCCCCAGGTGCAGCCGCTTGCAGTGCTCGCACGCATCGGGCGCCGGCAGCCGGTAGACCTCGACCTCGGTGCCGTACTTCTCGGCGTAGTTGTCCGCCGTGCCCCGGTTGAGCGCATACTGGATTTCGGTCACCGCGATGCGATCCAGGTCGCGCGTCCAGTCCCCGGTCGCCCAGCCCAGCCGCGACTTGAGCTGCTTTGCGGTTTCCCGGCGCGCGATGGCCTCACCGGTTTCAGTCCGGATGGTGCTCCGGAGCTGGTCGCGGAGCTGCGCATCGGCCTCGATCAGCAGCTGCCCCGTGGCAGTGTCCACCCGGTTGCCCAGCCCGACGACGTACTGCGCGGCGCTATGCGATGCCCACTCAGCCGCGCGGCGCTCGATCGGCCCCAGCGGGATGCCCACCTTCCGGACATAATCCTTGAACTGGTCGTAGGTCATCCCCTGGACCAGCGGATCGTCCTTCATGGCGAGCAGCTGCCCGTAGAGGTAGGATTCCTCAGCGTAGTTGTCGAGCTGCGGGTCCACCAACCCCAGGTCTTTCAGCTTTTTCAGCGTGTCCGGATCGACCGCATCCGACCCTAGGTTGTTGACGATGAAAGCGTTGTGGTACGTCCGGATGATCTCGCGGATCTCGTGCAGCTGGGCGTCGGTCAGGAACATTGGTCAATCCTGCTCGCGGGGTTTCAGCCCCGGTTCGATCTGCGGGTCACCTGGCTGGTAGGTCAGGCCCTGGTCGCCCTGGTACGGCTCCGCGTGATCGTGCTCGCCCGACAGTATGGCCTCCGGGATTCCGTTTGGGAAGGCGTCACAGTCGAGCTGTCCCCGGTAGCGCGTGCACCGCCAGCAGCGCGTCGTGATCACCACGGCTCACCCCACGGATTTGGCTTGCCAGCCCTGCTCCTCGATCGCATCCAGCAACGCCGCCCCGAACTCCAGGGGGTCGTCCTCGCGCTTGATCACCGCCGGCCGCTCGACGATGCTGCGCACCCGCTGCTCTGCGACGATGGTGGGGCAACCGTTTTCGAGCCAGTACGCGATCAGCCCGTCCGGGGGGTCGAGCTTCCAATCGTCGCTGATCGTGGTGATGTGGTTCCCGTTCTCGTCCTCAATCCGGAGTGCCATGCCTACCAGGCTCCCTTGGCCGCGAGCTGGCCCAGCAGCGCCGCGGTGTAGCGCGCATCCATGACCGCTGCCATTTCCGGATGCCGGTTTCGATACTCGGCCAGGCTGGCCGAGCCCTTTTTCTTCGCGTGCAGCACGTTCTCCTGATACCAGGCGCGGTGGTAGCACCGGTAGTGCTCGGCCCAGTCCTCATGCGCGTTGTCGAGCCCACGCTTACCAGTGACGCCGATCTTTTCTTCGTACCAGTCGCTGGACTGCGGCCCCTTCATGGGCGCCTTGCCGTGCTCCTCGACCGCGGCCTTGACCGACTTGTAGTGCTGGCGGATCACTTCGTCGATCGCACTGCCCATGCAGCCGGCGTGGATGGCGTGACCCAACTCGTGCCGGAAATCGCCAGTTGCCCAGGTGCCCGTGTCCGGACGGATGCCGATGGCCAGGCTGCGGGTATTCATGTAGCAGACCGCATAGCCCTGGATCGACTTATCGGACACCTTCACTTCGGACAGCACCTGGAGGTCGTAGAGCGGGACCTGCTTGTACTGGTCGAGCGCTGCGGCCATGCCCTTTTCGCTGGCCTTCACGATCTCCTGGACGTGCTTGGCCACCGCGGCCTTGTCGTGTTGCTCGGCCAGCAGCTTGCCCAGCGCATTCTCGTGTGCCAGGCCGGTTTTCAGCAGCGCGGACTCAATCGCCACGCGCCGCTTCATCTGGGCGCCCTTGCCCGGCGGGACCGGCCCCTGGAGCGCTTCCCGGACCTGCTCGCGGGTCAGGCCGGTGTCGGCTGTGACCGCATCCAGCGCTTTGTCGTGCGTCCACTCGGCGGCCGCGGTCACCTTGAAACCACTGACCTTCGCCTTGTGATCGATCGACGGCTCGGGGGCGGGTGTCAGGGTCGCCTTTTCCGGGGCAGGGGCTGCCATCTCTTGCGCCGCCACCTTAGCCACTTCCGCGATCGGGGCTTGCTTAGCCAGGTCGAGAATCTTCTGGGCGTCCGCCGACGAAATGACCAGCCGGGCCTTGTTGGGGCCGTGCTCGATCGTGCCGCTCAGGCCGGCCTCTTTTTGCAGCGCTTCCAGCCGATGCTTTTTCTCCATCGGGATCTTCAGCACGGCCTTGCCCGGCTCGGTTTCGTGCTTTCGGACCTTCCCGCCGGAGCCCAGGAACTTCGCGAACGTCTCCGGAACGGGAGGCTTGGGGCCGCCGGACCCGGGCTGGTCTGGCTCCCAGTGCTGGGTGTGCTTGGCGTCCGCCCACTTCCCGCCCTTGGGGCCGATGTAGAGCTGCTTGGCTTTCTGGATGTACGCGCCGCGCTTGGCCTCATACTCGCCGAACTGCTCGGGCAACTTGACCGAGTAGGCCGTGAGCTTCTTTCCGCCCGGCGACTCCTCCCCGCTCATCAAGTGATCGAGCACACCTTCCAGGCTGCCGGCATTCCGGTTGTGCAGCGCGCCCTCGGATGTCCCGATCCGATAGACCAGCTGGTGCCCGGGCTCGGGCTTCGCATCCTTGAACTGCTCGCGCAGCATTTCGCGCGCTTTGTACGCGCCCACTTCGTTGACCTTCCAGTTGAACTCCGGAGAAAGGTCGATCGAGTGCTTTGCGGAATGCTCTGGGGCCTGCTCGCCAAAGCTGTACCACGTCGAGCGCCACGGCTCTGTGAATCCCTGCTTTTGCGCCCACTCCGGAGTCGGGTATTCGGACACGACGCGGCCCACGGGCTGGGGCGTTGCCGGCTGGGGCGAGGGCTTCTCCGCGGGTGGGGTAGCGGCCGACGACGGCAGCCAGTTGCCGCCCACCCCCGGCTCCTGCCAGGGGATGGTGTGCTGGGGATCGGCCCACTTGCCACCGCGGGGGCCGATGTAGGGGCCGGCGTCGGCCTTCCGGAGCGACTCCGGCGCCTTGTACCCGCGGACTTGCCCATGCGCTTGCAGCAGCTCGACCAGGTGGCCCCGGTCGAACTCGCGGAGCGTCTCCCGCAGCTCGGGCTCGCGCCGCTTCTGGTCGTCAACGAACGCTTCCAACCGATCAGCCAGCTGCTGCCAATCGATCTCGTGCTCATGCCGGCCAGCCCCCAGGTGCGCGGCCGCAACCAACCGGTCGGCTTCCCAGTTGAGCCCATGCAGCGCCCGCTGCCGGGTTTGCTCGGGGGTCGTCTGCGCCTTGACCAGATCGGCCACCTGGCGCCAGCTGGCCGCGAGCTTCGTTTCCGGAGCCGGACCGCTCTTGAGCTTGAACGCCTGGAGCAACGCCTGGTCCTGGCTGACCTTGGGCCGGGCGAACATCGAGCCCTGCGAGCCGTAGTCATGGGCCTGCGCATCAGCCTCGATCGCGAAACTCTTGAATCCGGACTGCAACTTTTTCGGCCCGTTGTGGTCCTGGATGATCTCCAGCAGCGCCCGGGCTGCGCCCTCTTGCACCTTTTTCCGGACCGAGTCCTTGTCCCCGAACAGCGACGGCTGCCGGATGTAGGAGTCGCGGCCGTGTGCGTCCCGCGGGTAATTCTTGGTGGACATCTCGTGATCGGCCTTCACCGCCAGCAGCAAGGGCTCGCGCAGATCCCAGCCCTTTTCCTCGGCCGCCAGCATGAAAGGCACCGCCAGCGCGAGGTTGTTGCGCAGGCTCTGGTCCATGCGGTCCAGCATGGCCGGGTCCGGAATCATCCGGGCCGCGAGCACGCGGCTCACGCGCAACCGCCCCTGCTCATTCAGCAGGCCGGTATCCTGATTGACGTACTGCGCGCGGTTGGTGGCGTCGATGATGCCGGCGTGCTCCAGATCCTTGATGAAGGGCAGGCTCTGCCCCTTTTGGAGGAAATCCGCCAGCGTCTGGTCAGCTTCCATGTGCGCGGACAGGCTCTGGACCACATCCTTGGTGACGAACTTGCTGACTGCGACCTCCTCAGCCCGGGGGTCGAGCCCTTGGGTCAGGCTCTCATTCATGCGCCGGCCCAGCCGGGTCAGCTTCTCGGTGTCCTTCCCGGCCTGGACGCGCCGCACCAGGATGGGCTTCTGCATCCCCATGATCTGCGACCCGCGCAGGCCGAACTGCGACGCTTGGTTGGCCAGGTATTCTTTCAGGTGCTGCGCGTTTTCCGGATACATCTGATAGGCGCGCTGCATCCCCATAGTACGGCCGTTGCCACCCAGCACGACGCCATCTTCGGTGACGACGGGGGCGCCGTTGATCGAATCGGGGTTGGTGTTGGCGACCAGCGTGGGCGTCGCCTTGTTGCGGGCGATGCGGTCGATCTTGAGCTGCTCATCCTTCACTTCATGGTAGCGGCGTTCCTGGACACCTTCCGGATAATCCTGGCGCTTGTCGAACGTCATCGGGTTGTGGCTGGCGACAATATCGTCGGCCTCCATCACCACCCATTCAGCGGGCAGCTCCTGGAGTCCAGAGCCCGTCTCGTTTTTCAGCAACACCGTGGTCTTGGCGCCCTTGGCCTCTTTTCCAGCCGGGGTTTTCGACCGGCTGACCAGCGCGAAGCCCTTAGCTTGCGGGATCACGGCGTACTCGCGGTCAGCGGGCATCGCCGCGGCCTGCTGTTCCAAGTCCTCCGCGGTCAGGCCCACGGCCTCGATCGCATCGTAGCCGCCACCGCCCAACTCGTGCATCCCCGCCCGCGGCAGCTTGGCCGCGGGTTTGGCGGGCTCAGGCGCTGGCGCAGGGGCCGCCGGATTGGCCTCAGCCAGTTGCAGGGGCGCGACTGGTTGCAGCTTCCCCCAGTTGATGTCGAGGGAAAACTTGGTGACCGACCCGTCCGGATGGTGGTAGGCCGTGTAGTTGTCCGGAGCGCTGTCCGGGAGCGTGTGCCACGCCGCGCCGGTCGCTTCCTTGCCCTGGTTGGCACCCGTCGTGTAGATCGCGTGGTACTTGCCGCTGTCGGCATAGATGATCGAGTCCTGATTGTACTTGGCGCCGATCTTGACCAGCTCGTCCCGGTCCGCGTCGTGGACCATCACCAGGAATGAATCTTCGGTGCTGCCCTCATACTTCCCCGCGACTCCGGAATAAGCGTAGCCGCCGCCGACCAGGTCGTTTTTCAGGTCGCTGTAGCGCTTCTGGATCTGGTCATCGGTGAGCGCGACATCCTGCGGGTTGTTGGGGTTGCGGCCAGCGCTCACCAGCGCGAACTTGCCGCTGGCCAGGACGGTGGACAGCTCGGCCGGCGAAAGCTGGACCTCTTTTCCCTGGCCAGGCGCCTGGCGCTTGAGCTTCTGGAAAATCTCAGTCGCCGATGGCGCCGCGGGCTCAGCCGGCTTGGCCGGGGCCGCGTGGTGCTCGGGGAACATCTCCCGCAAACGCTGCTCGCGCTTGGTGGACGCATCGGTCATCTTCTGCCGGCGCTCGGCCACCTTCCCGATCGCGTCCCGGATCTTCTCGACGTGGTGGTCGCGGAGCATCTTGGTGAAGTCGTTGCGGTGCATGGTGGACTGGTGCCCGCTGACGCTGTGCTCGACGCTGACTTGCTCGTTTTCGACTTTCTTGACGTGGTAGTGGCCGGCCTGGCCCTCGTGCTCGAAAGCGAACGCGGAGCCCTCGACGACCTCGCTTGCGTGGCCCAGTCCGGAACCGCCCGTCACGTTGTAAAAGTATCTGTATTTCGGGGGCGGCGTCGGGTTGAAAATGCGGCGGATGTACTTGGGCACGCCGCGGCTCTTTTCCAGCTCGACCAGGAAAATGGCCGCCACGTCCTCGGGCAGCTCGACCCAGTCCCCGCCGGGCTCGGGCATGTCCCCATCGCAGAGCATTTCAAGCGACTTCCCCAGCACCGTGCTGTCCGCGGCCGCATCCAGCACCTTGCCGATGGCCTGCTGCATCAGGACGATGTGCCGGGCGTACCCATCGTGCCAGCGGCGCGCGATCTCCAATGCCACGGGGTAGCGCAGCTGCTCCTGGCTGCTCAGCTCATTTGCAGCCTTGTGCAGCACGTCGGCGGTGTCCGGAAAGGCCCACAAGCGGTGGGCGAGGTTGTCGAGCAGCGGCCCGACCTTCCCGGGCAGCTCCGCGGGGTCAGCTTCCAGTCGGAATTTCACGGCAGCCCCCGGCTAGGCGGTGGGATCGCCCCACACGACGCAGACGACGTTGACCGCGGTGGCGCCGGCCGTGATGGTTGCTCCGGTCAGGGACATCTCCGCGAAGAACTTGGCCCGGTCATTCGTGCCCGCGCCCGCCCGCGTGAGACTGATCGACTCGATCCCGCCATTCAGCTTGAGCACGCAGTCCTGATCGGCCTTGAGGTACAGGCCGCGCAGCGTGGCCACGTCGCCCAGTGGAACCGACTCGGTCGCACCAGCCGCCACTGCGATGGTGGCGACGTTGATCTTGGTGAAGTTGTCGATCACGACCTGGGCCAGCGTCTCGTCGGTCTGGAAAACCAGATCCTTCATGTCGGCGTCCAGCCCGATGTCCAGGAGAATGGAGTGCTTGATCCGCATCGCGTGCTCCTACAGGTCCAAGTCCACGACGATGCGCCGCGGCCCGTAGGCTTTGGTCATCGGCTGGCCCGGCTGCTGGGGTTGCTGCTGCTCTTGTGCGCCCTGATCGAGCTGCTGTGCCATCTGCTGCTCGTCGAATACCTGCTCGGGGGGCTGCTCTTGCCCTTGTGGCGCCCCTTCGTCCACACCGGGAGCGCCCGGGGGGCCGGCCATGCCGCCCAGCATCCCCATCGCGCCCTGCTGCGCCGCCTGGTCTTTCTGGCTGGCCCACTGGACCCAGGTCGGATTCAGGATGCACTCGCCCTTGCCCTCGGGCAGCGGCGGGTAATCGTCCTCAGCGCGGATCTCGTCAATCGTCCGGAAGTTGGACACGCGCTTGACGTTCACGTCGGTCCACTGCTCGCGGGTCATGCTGTCGAGGCCAACGAACTCAAACTCGAAAGCCTCGTTGGTCGGCCAGATGATGTGGCGGTTGATCACTCCGGACAGGAACCGGATCAACGGCCGCAAGCCACGTTCCTTGGATTCGGTGATCTTCTCGCGATTGCTCGGCGTATTCATGGCGCTGCGCTGGCCGGTATTGCCGTACTGAAAGTTGACCTCGATTGGATCAATGGAAAAAATACTGCACAGGATCTTAATGATGAAATCCATGTAGGCCGAAAATTCCATTTCGCGGTTGCTGTTCTGCATGTTCAGCCACTGGACATCTTCGGCATTCAGGATCGGGGTCCGCCAAGCGTTCTCGACTCCCGAAATCATCGTGTACCAGTGGCGACGGAAAGCCTTGAGCTGCTTTTCCGGAAGGGCGCCCTTGATGTTGATCAGGCCCTTGGCGCTGCTGCCCTGGCTGAAAAACCGCCGATTGTACTCCCAGGCGTACAGGAAACTGGTCACGGCATCGACCATCATTTCCAGCTCGCTGGTGCCGTAGCCGAACAGCCTGATGTCGGTGCTGGGATTCCGGACGCAGAACGCCATTTCATCCTGCGTGTACTCGGTAATGATCATGCCGTCGTAGATTTGGACGTAGCGCACCGCCTTGTCGAGGTTGGTGTGCAGGTACACGCTGGCGCTGTCGGCCAGGCGCACCGTTGCCGCATCCACCGCGTACCACTCGCACGGCCGGCCCCTTTTGTCCGGGACCACCTCGAAACACATCTGATCGTAAACCAGACTGTCGAGCATGACTTTCCGGATGAAGGACTCGAAACTGTCGCGGCCGCGCGGGTTTTCGGTAACGCCGGTGCGTTGCAGCACCGACTCCATCTGCTTGATCCACCTCTTGTCGGCCGGCGTGGGCTCGTGCTCACTGTCGCGCGTCCGGATGCGGTAACCCAGGTGGTAGCGGTCGCGCTGCGGTTGGCAGAATGCCCCGATCTGGTTCAACCGGGTCTGGATGATGGCCCGGACCACCGGCACGCGCCACGCCATCGCCTTGAGCGTGGCGTAGGTGATCAGGCTCGGCCGGTCGCGGTAACCCAGCTGCTCGACGATCGCGAACGGGTCCCAAAACAGGGTCTGGGGGCTTTTCCCGCTCGGCTCGTCTGGGGGTGGCTCGCCCTCCGGAGTGTCCACCCGGTCACCGCCGGGTGCCGTGTCCGGGCCTTCATCCGCCTGGTTGTCGGCGTACCGCTCGCTTTCGAGCGGCGAGTCCACCTCCCGATCCTTGTTAGGCGGGGTTGCGGCCTTGAAAAAGCCGCGCGGACCGTAGGCGTAGCTGGCGATAGCGGACATGGGTGGCGCCTCCGGGTGCGCTACTCGTCGATCTTGATGCCGTCCGGGGCGTACACGCATATCTCGACATCCCGCAGGTGCAGCTGGCCGCGCTCGCTCTTTTCGAGCATCTCGCCGCCCAGCTCAGCCGGCACCACGCGATTCATGGTGGTGCCGTCGCCGCAGTGCGGGCACGCCGTCAAGTAGGACGGCTTCGCCTCGTGGCACGCCTTGCACAGATCGACCTGGTCGAGCTGCGACTTCCGGAGCTGGCCCACCGGACCGCCGTCCTGGTAGAAGCCGTCGCCTTTGAGCAGCTCGAAACACTCCCGGTCGGCCTGGTCGCTGTAGACCGCCACCGATTCCCTGCCCTGCTGCCAAGTGCGGCCCTTGATGATCGGGTCCGGGGGTGGCTGCGGCCGCTCGATCGGGCCGGTGTGCACCACGTTCTCGGCCGCGAAGCGCTCGCGCTCAGCCTTTTGGAGCCGCTCCTGCCGGCCCTCGTTGTAGATGTGCATCCCCTCCTGCTGCGTCCAGCCGATGTCGGACTTGTGCACCGACTCCTCCAGGGGCTTCTTGTGCAGCTTCATGGCCTCGGCGGCCGCGGCGTCATCCGCGGACAGCTTGTGCTCTGGCTGGCGCGGCGGATCGCCGATGGTCGTCTCGGCGCTGGTGTGGCCGGTGTCGGCGCCAGTGTGCCCGACGCCCTCCAGCTGCCCGCCATCCTTGGGCTTCGCCACCTCGACACCTTGCGAGAATCCCGGCTCGCCCGTGGGCAGCCCTTCGCTCTTGCGCATGTAATCCTCCAGTCCGGCCAGTCCGGACATGCTCTTTTTCCAGCTTTTCACCGGATCGCCCCCCATCGCTGTGACCAAAGCGTTGATGGCCTCGCCGTGGGCGTTGTCGTGGAGCAGGTGTGACCGGCCATGCTGCCCCTCAAAGTCCTTACCGCTTCCCCGGTCGAATTGGACAACCCCCTTCGGCGTCTCGACCTCAAACTCGCCAAACCCCAGGTGCCGGACGTTGAATCCAGCGCCCAGCTGGCCGACGTTTTGGAGCATTCCGGAGTCTCCATAGATGTCCTCGTTGGTCGTGGACAGGCCATGCAGGTGGGCCGGCACCCGATGCAGATTGCCGCCCTTTGGGAGCGCATGGACCGCGCCCTTCCCGGCCTTGGGCACCTCGGGCTCGGCCGGCTTGGCCTCCGGAGCCTTTTCGCCGCCGGTCTTGAACTCGCCCACCTTGCCGTGGATCAGCGCGCCTTTCGGGCCAGCAAACGTCTCGTTGCCCTCCGGACTGGTCGCGACCTGGTCAAACTTGTGCTCGCCCCCCTGCTCGTCCGGATAGGTGTACTGGTAGTGCCCCGGTCCGCCTGTCCGTTTGATGTACTTGTGGCCCGCTACCTCGCCACCGAACAGGCTCAGCTGCTGCGCCTTGAGCCAGTCGTTGATCGACTGCGCCGAGAATGACTTGGTGACGCCGCACTTGTCCAGCTCCGGATCGGCCGGCTTCTCCACCTTGGCGCGCTTCTTTAGCTCGTCATCCTTGTCATCGGCCGCATCCTGCGACATGGCCATCGGGGTCTGAATGATGCCCTTCCGGACCGACTTGTCCGGACCGGCTTCCAGAACCTCGTCGCCCTCGATCGTGGTGGCGGGGTTTTCGATGCCATCGGTGGCCACGTCCCCGATCAGATCCTCCTCGCTGGGGCCGGCCGGCTCCTGCGCGGGCTGCTCGGGCTCGTCTTGCGACTTCGCCGGCTTGCGGGGCTGCGCCGGGTGCGGCCAGGTGGTGACATCGCTCTTTTGCACCGCCGAACCGCTGGCCACCGCCCCGAAATACTTGCGCTGCTGCTCGGTGATGGGCTGGCCGTGCGCCGTGCCATCGTGCAGGATCTTGCGCGCCTTTTCCGGAGTCAGATCACCCTTGTTGAGGTCGGTGGACTCTTGCTTCCCCTGCGCCTTCGCCAGCCAGTCCTGGAGCATGTTCGTACCCTCGTGTTTGCCTATGGGTAGCACGGCCGGCCCGCCCTGGCTATCCACAAGCGATTTTTTGGCCTCGCCCCGCTTCGCCGTGTTCTCCATCGCGGTCAGCCTCGTGTAATAGTCCGGAATTTCTGCCAGGTGATCCTTGGCGATCTCGCGCGCCTGGTCCGGGCTGTCGGTGTGCTCCCGCTCGACCTTCGTGCCCGTGCGCAACTCAGCCTGGTCGAACTTGCTTGCTGGCTGGTGCCGATGCTTACCAGGCTGCTCGCGCTGCGCATCGGCCAGCATAGCGTAGGCCGTTTCCTCGATCTTGTCGGGCGCGACGCCCGTCTTCTCGCCCAGCGCGTGCGCTTGCTCGTCATCCGGAGTCGCGTCGGTGCGGAGTAGCCCGCTCAGAGCGGCTTGCATGGCTTCCTGATCGGCTTTGGACTCGGGCTTAGGTAGCTTTTCCATGTGCGCTCTCACCACACCGGCGGATACTTGGTCCGCAGGCAAAAGATGGTATGCGGTGCTGTGGCCCTCGACTTCATGGGCTTGCCGTCAATGCCGGCGCCCTCTTGTGCAGACCAAGCTGGCGGGATGCTCGGCCTGGCCGTGTGCAGTCCGGAATGCCAGGGCCAGCCGATAACGTGCGTATGGCCAGCCACCTGCGCGCCGAGTAGCGTGGTCAGCGCCTCAGCGAAATCCTTGCCCGGCTGCCCGAAAAACACCGAACAGCAGCGAAACCAGATCAGCGCCGGCTTGGCCAACCACTTGGAGAACTCGACCAGCAGCGCCAGGTGCCCGTGCGGGGTAGGGACCAGCAGCTCCCGGTTGCAGACCGGAGCGCCCGGGGTGCCGTGCCCCCAGTAGTGCACCGCCTCGATCTGCTGCCCGTTGTCCTGGACCGCCTTCGCACAGCCCTGAAAAAAGTCATTCCAGTTGCGGCATGGCAGCACCACGTCGAACCACAACCCGTAGAACCATGCCCCGATCATCCAGGACCATCCAACCGGCGATTGCTCGGCGCGGTCGTAGGCCAGAACACGCAGACCTGCCATGTGCTACTCCCGACCGCGATCCTTGATGGTGAACCGCGGCTTGCCCTTGGGCTGCTCGGCCTCGTCTGGCTGTGCGCCACCGTTGGCCTGTTGCTTCCGGACACTCTGCGGCACCTTGGAATCGAGGTCATAGTCAACGTCCTCGACCGGCCAGACCGCGCCTTCGCCGGGCGCGTGCTCGGCCGGCTTGCCCTCCCACTCCTCTTTCCAGTCCTCGGGCTTGGCCTTGGCCGTGTTGGCCATGCCCTCCGCAATGAAAGTTTGCATGTACGATGCCGCGCCCGCCATCTGGGCTCCAGGCTGCGGAGCTGGCTGCCCTTGGGGCGCCTGTTGCGGATTAGCTTGCGGCACCGGCTGCCCCGTCGCGCTTTTCATCATCGCTGGCTGCCCTCCCTGCTGCGGCTGCTGCGGTTGGCCGTGCTGTTGCTTGAACCACGACACGAATTGCGGGTCGTGGACTTGGTCTTGCTGGCCCTTCCCCCCGGACCACACCGGCCGTGGATCACCCTGGCGCGTATCGTACAAGGTGAAGCCGTCCGCATGGCGGGCAATCGACTCGAAATTCTTGGGTATCACTTGGTACATCGGGCGGACAATGTCCGGATGGCCCGGTGGTGGCTCGCCGGTCGGCACATAACGGCCCGTGACCTCAGCTCGCGCATTGCTGCGCCGCACGGCCTCCTCCGGATCGACATCGGGCATCAACAGGTGCACCTGGTAGCCCTTCGCTTGCAGGTCTTGCACTCGCGCGATGTGCTTGTGCGCGGTCTTGCCCGTACCGTCCACCAGCAGGTTGAGCCCTTGCGCGATGCCCTGTTGCAGCACCTGCTCTGAAACGTCCGCCGACTCCTCGTGCGTGCTGAATGCCGCATCCTTGGCGCTGGCTGCGATTCCTTTCTGATACTCAGGCAAGTGCTCTTTCACGTCGTCCGGATTGACGTTGGTGAACTGCTCAAATTTTTCTCTCAGAAAATTCTTGGCCAGCGTCGTTTTTCCGGACGCTGTCCCGCCCATCATCACCACAGCGATCTTTGGCTGCCCCGGCGGCGGTGGCCTCTTGCCTTCCAGGAACTTGGCCACGATCTGCTCGTGCAGCTTCTTGCGCTCCGGCTTGTAGTCGTTGGTCGCCGGGTCCATCCAGTGCTTTTGCGTGTCCTTCGGCATCCCTTCCAAATGGTCGATCCACTTGCGCTTGCCCGTGCCTTGCACCTGGGTCGGCTGCTGGTGGACCGGCGCTTGGACCAGGGCTGGCGCAGCCGCTGCCGACGCCTGGGCTGCGGCCGCGGGCATGGCCGGCTGCTGGGGTGGGGCTGCTGCCGGCGCTGCCCCTGGGGCACCCTGCTGTGCGTACTGCGCTTGCAGCTGGTAGGTCATCTGGCGCCGGTCAAACGAAGTCGGGCGTTGCGGTTGCTGCTGCGCCCACTGCTCGGCCTGGGTGTGGGCGCGCTCGGCCGGGCTCGGCTGCTGCGCCTGGGGCTGCTGCGGTTGGCCGGGCTGCTCGGGCTGGCCCGGTTGCCGCGCTTCCTGGCCCACTGGGACGTACACGTCGGCTGCCACGCGCTTGTATCCCCCGGGGGTAATACCCCCGATCGGCGTAACTTGGCGCGGGGTGTGGGCCGGCTGCTGCATCGTGAACCGGGGGGCGGCTGGCGCGGCCATCGGCGCACCTTCGGCCTTTTCGAGCAGGTAGAGACGCGGCCCATCGGACAGCGCCTTTTTGTACTCGACGCCTTGGAACTGGTGCGCCTGGTGCAACAGGTCGCGCATCGGCATATCGACCTTGACCGCCTGGATCTTGTGGGCCGGATTCATGGCGCGCAGCGCTGCCCACCTGTGGTGCCCGTCCAGGATGAAACCGTCCCGGCTGACCAGCACCGGCTTTTGCAGGTGCTCCATCAACTCCGGTTTCATCAAGTCCAGCACCTTGGACGCATGGACTCCGGATTGGGTCGCGCGCAGCTTGCCGACCTCAGCCTCACCGTGCTCGACCTTGACGCCTTTCTTGGCCAAGCCGTCCACAAATTCCCGCAGCTTGGCGCTCTTGATCTGCGGCATCTCCTGCCGCGGGATGCCCATGTTGCCCGTCATCACGGCGCTCAGGTCAATGCGGCCTTCCAGCTTCCGCTTGGCCTCGCCCTCGCCGCTCGGTTCCGGAGCCTTGCCGGCCGATTCGCCCTCACGCCACGCGATCGTGTGCTGCGCATCGGCCCACTTGCCGCCCCTTGGCCCGATGAATGGGCCGGCCTGCTGTGCCTTCCGGATTGGCTCCTCCGGCTCCTGCTGCGCCTCAGTCTCGCCCCCGTACAGCTTGTGCACCAGGTCATGGCTCGCATCGCGGCGGTGCAGGCGCCCGTTGTTCCAAACGTAGTGCCCGCCCTCGTGCAAGCCATGCTTGACCGCAGCTGCCGTGGCCTCGCCGCCGTGTTCCTTGGCCACCTCGACCAGGTGTTCCTGGCCTACGCCTTCCGGACCGGACCGCTCGACCAGGCCCTGGACCGCACGCTTGGCGTGCTCGGTCGCAACCTCGTGCCCGCTCAAGTGAGCGCCCGGCCACGCCTTGTATTCGGCCTCGGTGTAGAAATACTTGACCTTGCCGTTGGGCAGCACCACGCGCCGATAGTAGTCGCCGCCCTTCGCGCGCTTGGCCTTTTGCAGCATGTCCGGACTGTAGACCAGCACCTGCTGCGCCTTGGACATGTGCTCATTCCAGTAAGTCGTGCTGCGCTCCTGGATCACGCGCCGGACCTCCGCTGGTAGCCGGCACTCCCGCCCATGTTCCGCCACACGTTGTCGCATAACGAGCGGGTTTCCGGATGTCCGGAAAACCTCGTCCAGAAATCGGCCCCAGCTCGCTTCTTGGTCCGGACGCAGCCCCAAGTTGGCCACGACGGCTTCCGGACGCATCATGGGCGTGTCGAACAGCTGCGCCAGCCGCGCTGGCTTGGGTGTATCGGTCAGCAGCTTGTGCGTTTCGCGAAGCTCAGCTTGGTCCGGATAGTCAGCCGCTCGACCGGGGTGCTTGCGGCTCTCGCCGGTCTGCCGGCCCGGGATCTGGCCATTGATGCGCTCGGTTCTCCATGCGGGCGGAATAACGTAGGCTTTGGACAGGGTCCGACGTTTGGACATGCGGGCATCTCCTGCCAGTCAGATGCCCCCGGTTGTACGATGTTTTCGCCGGCCTGGCCAGGCCCATTGGCCCCCTACTCTTTTTCAGCGGGAGCCAATACCTCCATCCGCAACCGAGGAACTTTTCCCTTCGCAATAGCATCGAGGCATTTTTTGCAATTTACAGGACCCCCGCAAGTATCCAAGTAGTGCGCCGATCCCTGGGCACCACACATCGCTGTAACAAATCTATACGCAGAGGTCCCTTCCGGCCATGATTGCCAAATCGCGTGCCTCTTTTTACCAAAGTCGCCGATCACTGCGGAGCGCATAGAATGGCTAGCCATCAGCACCTTTCCGCGCCAAATAAACTGGCGTCCGCGTGCGCTCGCTGACCTGCGCCAGCGGCCGCAGCTGTTCCTGTATCGACCTGGCCGCCTGCTCAGCCTTCGCGAGCAGCCCCACCAGCTGATCCAAGTCCTCCCCATACCGCTCACCCAGCAGAGCCTGGCCCAACCGGTAGCAGCGCGCCACTCGCGCTACATCCACACGCCAACCTTCGCTCACCAAGTCGATACCCGTACCCGCGTGCCATTCCTCGACCCGGCGCTTCCATTCCGCAACAGCTTTCTGGGCTGCCTTCATGTCGGTTGGCGCATCGGCCTTGCCGCGCTCATAGGCGCGATCGATCTCGGCTTGGATGTCCTGGCGCTTGATCCAACCCCGGTTGCTGTTGGCCAGCGACTCCTGTGCTCGCCGCAGCATGGACGCCAGGAAACCTCGGTTGAGCGGCTTGGCCTCGGTCTGCTTGGCTGCCTTGACCGTCCGGAGCCCCCGGTCCCCGGCTACCATGAGCCCCCAGGCCGGTGGTAGGTCCAGGTTCACATCCCGTACCAAGTCCGGTGGCGTGACGATCCACCATTCGTCGCAGTACCCCGCCACAGCCTCAGCCTTTTCCGGATCGGCCGCCTCGCGCTTGAAATCGGTGCGGGAAACCTTGACCTCGAAACCCCTGATGGTCAGCCCGCGCGATGGCCACAGGCTCATTGCGACTGCATCCGCGTGCCGCCGGCACCCATAGCCAGGCGCATTGCCTACCTCGAAAAAGCACGCCCATTCCGGTGGCGCGTGGGCCGCTTCTACTAGCGAGCATAGATCCCCTGCTGTCCAGCGCTTGCCCGCCACATCAATCCCCGTTTTCAACGTGGGCAACCAAAGGGATCAGCAAAATCAACTTGGTCATGCCCTCGATAACCTCGACCAGCTCTTTTGCGCCCGCATCCCTGATCATGTTGGTCAGGGCGATGTTGTAGGACAGCCACGCCTGCCCTAGCCCTGTCCGGAGTCGCTGATCGCTCAGCCCATACTTTTCCAGCGCTCGGGCCATTTCGCCGGCCTTCCGGAGAATGATGTCGAACAGCTCTTGGCGGGAATCGGTCATGCTCTCCCCGATACGGCCGGACGGGTGGGGGGAGTCGAACCCCCCGGCAGAGCATCCCTGTACGCTAGGTCGCCGGCTACACCGCTTATGCTGGCGAAGTCCATGCGCCTCGGGAAATGGTGCCTGTCACCAGACCCCCGTCACAATTCATGTATGCCCACCCGTCTCGCCCCGGATCGGGGCCGGCTCTTGCGTGATCGTTTGGCATTCCGGACAGAGCAGGCAACCGTCATCGTCCGGTTCGCAGTCCCCGACCACGCCAGTCCAGCCGCAGTTGGGGCAGGTCAACGGCGCGCTCGTAATCGGCCGCAGCTTCTGGGGTTGTCCGGATAGCAGCGCCATCAGAGCGTCTCCATCGCCCGCTCAAACGCGATCAGCGCCTGGCCTGGGTTGCCGCCCTTGCCCTCGATCTGGCCCCAGCGGATGACCCAACCGCCGTTCTCGCGCACCGGCACCAGGCCCAGCGTCACCGCCCACACGCCCTTGTCGATTGCCCGCGTGGTTGCGAGCGCCATTCCGGAGTCCAGTGTCGCCGTTTCGGTGTAAGCGTCCCGGACCGGAGCTGAGGGCAGCTGTTGGGCGAACAGCGGCAGCTGCGGACTGTCGGCCACCTTCCGGATGGTTTGCCGACGTTTGGCCTTCCGCCCATTGCGATGCGCCCGCTTGTTGTAGAGCCGCTGGCCATGCAACCGGGCTTCACCGCAAGTGGGCAACGCCTTGTTGCCGTCCGCCCAGCTTTCGGGCAGGTCCAGCACCAGCGTCAACCCCTCGACCACGCTGTCCGGAAGCCGTGATTTCCGCTTCCCCAGCTCAATCAGTCCGATGTAGCTCGGTGAGCAGGGGGTTCCTGCCTCGGTCGTCATCTTGACCGCAACCTGGCCCATCGTGAGCCCCTTGGCTTCACGACCTTTCCGGACCGCCTCCCCCATGTTTGCCAGCACTTCCAGAACCTTCGATTTTCCCCGCATTGCTCTCCTCCTGTGAGCCCAGCCGTCCACCGGTCAACCGGTTGATCTCCCGGACAGCTGCGGTCAGCAACAACACCCGCTCCCCATCGTCGGGTAGCTGGGTGCAGGCCAGCAACGTGTTGTTGGCAATTTCTGCGATACGGTCCGCCATCCGGAGGCCATCCTGCCAGTTGGCGGGGGTCTTGTTCTCTGTGGTCATCCGCAACGCTCTCCAGAAAAAGCAACTCGTCTGGTTGCCGTGTACTGCCGCGTTCCCACCTCCCCTTGTGCAAGTCCCGTAGCCCTTGGGGCCATGGGTCCACCGCCGGGAGTAGTACCGGCAATCCCTGCACGGGTATCTTGGTGACCCCACAGCAACCTCCTAACCGATCTTGTGGATCAGCTCATTCCACGCTGTCAGGTCCCGCAGCTGGCCGCGAGTCGTGAACTCGAAACTCAGGGCTGGTATGCGGTTGAGCGTCATAAACGATGTCCCACCGAGCTTCTCAGGCGCGAACTCGACCACCACGGACAGCCCGCACTTCCCCGTTGTCGCGTTATAGATACGGCTGGCTTTCGCCGGTATCCCCGCGCGGGAAAGCATCCGGAGCACCCTTCGATAATCGGATATTGAGCGCGCCATAGGGCAGCCTCCTACCCTACATATTGCGCGACTCCGGAATGTGTCCCTGTCAAAACCCTCGGGCGCTCCAGAACTTGGAACCGGGCTCGACCTCGTCATCATCGACCAAGCTGCTCTCGTGTCGCTGCGTGTCGTCTGGTTTGGGCTGGAGTGGCTTCGCAGCCTTGCGCTGCCGGCCGTTCCCCCCGTTGTTGCCCTCCACGGCTGCTGTTTCGTCCTCGCTCTCCTCCTCGTCACCGCCCAGCCACGCCTCCTCCAGTGCGCGCTCCTCCTCCTCGGTCAGTCCGGACTCAGCATCGCCAAAGTCCGCCGAGAACGCGCCCATTGCGATGCCCTGCTCGCACAGCCAGCACGCCATCACCAGGTCATCGTGGGCCGCGACCGATACCACCTTGCCCTTGTCGAATGCGAATGCCCGCATCTCGCTGATCCAGGTGTCGGTCATCTCGATCGAGCGCTCGTCTCCCCGCGGTATCCGGAACTTCCGGTTTTCCAGCAGCAGGCGCAGGCTCGGGATGCCCTTGTCGAGCGCGTGCTTCTCGACACCCGTTTCATATTTCTTGATTGGCAAGTCGGTTTCGCGGATCAGCTCGTCACCGAAAATGCGCTGGGCCTGGTTGGACTCCAGGATGATCAAGTCGGCTTTGTACTTCACCGCCTGCTCGGTGATCATGCTTTTCTGGATGTGATAATCGAGCCCCTTGCCCCGGACGATCTCCATCAACCAACGGTTGCGGTGGTCGTCGAGCCCCACCACCCAGATCACGGTGTAATCGGCACCCGCCGAGCTGGACAACGCAAAGTCGCAGGCCATGAACACCTGGTTGATGCCCCGCTCGCGCCAGAACGCCAGCGGCATCCCCAGCGTGATCTGCGGCTGCTCGGTCGGCTGCCCCCGGAACAGGTGCGAGGGGAACAAGCTCATTTCGTCGCTGACCGGAATGCACTGGAACTCGCGGGCAAACCGGATGCCGCCGATCTCCATTTTCTTTTCGTGCAGCGCCTTGACGGAGTAGCGCTCGGGCCACAGCGCCGCACCGGTCTGCTCGTTGACCGACTGGTAGCGGGCGAAGTGATAACGCGGGTTGCGCTGCAAATCGGCGTACAGGTCTTGCTCGTGAAATGGCGTGCCCACAACGATCAGCTGGCCATTGGGCGTGATCAGGTTGGAGATGGCCGTGTAGAAATACTCGACCTGCTTTTTCCGGACCGTCTCGCTGAAAACCGTTTCGTCATTCAGCCCGTCATCCACCACAATCCAGTAGGGGTGGGCGCCGCGGACTCGCGTGCCAAACCCGCGCGCCACGATCTGGGAACCATTCCGGAGTCGGATGCGCGTGCTGCTCCACCGGCCGGCCGTGGTCGGCGGGCGGTAGCTGGCGAACACGGGGTTGTTCTCGATCTCCCGCTTGATGTCCTCCAGGATGCGGCTGGCCTGGACTTGCGTGCTTGAAAAGATGTACCCCAGGTTGTTGTCCTGGCGCACGCTCTGCCACAGCGGATAGGCGAAGTCGAAAAAGAACGTCTTGCCGTGGTCGCGGGGCGCCATGACGCACAGGCGCTGGTAGAGCTGGATCAGCTCGTCCCATTCCTTGTGGTGGCCGCCGATGAAGAACCGGCCGTTATAGGGTGGCGATGGGTCCCCGGTCAGCACAGTTGCCGCGAAGTAAGCGCAGCTGCCGCCGAACAGGCGCCGGGTGGGCACCGTTGCGGCGGTCTGCACTGACATCTGGGGTGTGATGATCTGGGGTTCAGCTCGGGTGAAAACGGGCGTGCGAAGTAGAGGCTTGTGGATCTCGGCTTTGGCCATGCCCGCACTGTACTCGATCAAGGCTCGGCCAGGCTAGACCCTACTGCTTGCCCTTCTCGCCATCTCCGCGATCAGGTCGTCGATGGCCTCTTGCAATCGATCAGCGTCATCGCCCTCCATGTCCTCACCCAGATCGTCACCTTCCCACGGCCAACCGGCAGCCAATTGCCCGCGCAGTAGCCCAGCACACAAGCGGCAGGCTTCCTTCTTGGCCTCACGCCGGTTCATCTTCGCCCTCGTACTCGCCGCCACTCGTGTCCGGTTCCCGGATACCAAGGGCGCCGTTGACCATGTCCACGATCCAATCAGGAGTCAACTGACTGGAGGCCAGGTCATCAAGATAAACCTTGGCACGCTCCCAAGCCACGCGGATACGCGCGTAGTCCTCGACTAGGCGTTTGACATCGTGGACCAATGACTTCTCGGGTGTCCTGCCGATGCTGTTGGCCACCAGCTCGTTGATCTCGCCCCACTGCTCGCGGAGACTGGCGACGTACTCGTCACCCGCGCCCCACGAGGGCTTGGCCATCTCGATCAACTGCTTGATCGAGTCCAAGCGCCCGCCGATCCAGACCCCGGCGTCTTGCAGGGTCTTGTCGATCTCAGCCAGCAGCTCGGCGCAACTGATCTCGACGGCCATAGGATCGGATGGCGGTAACTGCCCGACGATTGCTTTGTCGGCATCGAGCCCCCACGCCATCCCGACCAGCCGGCCGTCGACGATCTCGCACGCCGCCGGTCGCTCGCAGAGGATCACCTTGCCCGGAGCGATCCATAGTGCAAAGCACGACGCCTGGATCTCCTCGTACAGATGCAGCAACTCGGCGCTGCGCTTGTCGTGCTTCACACCAAGCACATTTCGCGAATAGGCGTAAAATGCGATCCATCCAGAGCCCCTGAGCGAGTCCCAGAGCGAGACCCTGAGCGAGACCCTGAGCGAGTTCCAGAGCGAGCCCCTGAGCGAGTCCCAGAGCGAG